GGGTGCAGTCAACCACCCTATGATGTTCCGTCAATTAAAGGTAGGAGAACGGTTACAGCCGTTCACTGGCACTACCGGACAGGGACAAGCCGCAATGCTCGTCATTGCGGTCGTTGACTATAGTTCCTGACTTAGGAAACCACCAACGCAAAAACAAAAAGGGCGGCAAAAAGCCGCCCCAAACCAAGAAACCGTCAGACGGACACAACCGCGAGAACCGCGACGAAAGTAAAAGGAAGTAGTAATACGGCAGTCTTCCAATCATAAAGCGTCAGCGTGTCGGCTTGGAACCATGGCGTAGGCATTGGCGTGTTTCTCCCGTTGAGTGGTTCATTCCGTCTGTTCCAGTAGTCGTTCCAATAGTTCCCGTCCCGCAGGGAGCAGCGTCAGAGCGCCTGTTGCGATGTCGAGGTGAACCAGCTTGTCGTTCAGCAGTTCGACGGCGGCGTTTTCGAAACCGGCCTTGTATGCGTTGGCTGTTCCCTGTCCGGCTTGGCGGAGCAGTGTTTCGCTGTTGCGCTCGTATAGTCGGATTGGACGGTCTCCCTCGCCTTGGACGAGCGTGGACACGAGGCGCATGCCATCCTTGGTGAGGGATGGGGCTGATTGTCCGTTACGTCGGATGAGTCCGGCATCCAGCAGTCGTCTGCCGATGTTGCTTTTGAGGATGTCGGCGGTCAACCGTCCTTTTTCGACGCTGTACAGGATTCTGGTCTCGCCTTCGCTGATACCGGCCATGAGGACGCGGAAACGTTGGGTGGAGGATTGTTCGTCCAATGCTGTTCCTTTCGGAGGTTTGGTGTTTTTTCTAAGTTCAGAGGATGTTGACGGGAGTGTCGTTCAGACAGTCCCAGTATTCGATTCGCGCGACGGGCGATAGTTCCTTGAACGTTTTGACGATGCCTTCATGCATGGTTTTGGCTTGCCAGTATTCCTCACTGGACGATTCGGGATTGTCCATAACCTTGGCGGAATATTCTTCCATTTCCAACAGGTCGAGCCTACGGAGTCGGACGGAACCGTTCTCGTCCAGTCCGATGTTCTCCGCCAACCACTCGCGAAGCATCCAACAATCGTTGACGAACAGGAATATTCGTCCGCTTCTGCCGTCCCGTAGCATCTGATAGTTCACAGGACTCCGCCATCCTCATAGCCAACCGTGTATTTTCCGGCGGTGCCGTGCGACCCGCAGTTAATCTGCAATCCATCCAAAATGACCATGCGATGCGGGGAGAGCTGCACGTCCTCGCGCATATCCTCCAAACGCATGCCGTCGCCTAGTTTTCGCAAGGTCTGCCAGTAGGCTTCGTCCAACTGCCGCCAGTATTTCAAATGGGAGTCTTTCATTTGACGGAAGAGCAGGAACGCATGCACGTATTGTCCCGTCCAATCCACGTCGTGCATGAGCCGTTCGAGCCGGTTCAACTGCACGGTGACGTCCTCCGGCGCGAGCGATTGGAACAATGGGCCGTATTCAATCAACGCGTCCCGCAATTCCTGCTGCCGCATGGCACGAATGGGGGTTCCTCCGAACTGCGGACTGTTGGCAAGCCACACGGCCAAATCCCATGTTTCAGCCGCGTTCGCGTCGATGTTCGGATACGCGCAGTCGCGGAGGGTTGTCCAACTGTTGCACGCTTTGACGAATCCATGCATTCCCGTAACGGCGTTCAGGCAGGACAGGAGGAGGAACACGATTCTCCACACTCCGGCGAGCGTGTTCGAATACGCGAGGAGCCATCCCGCGACGAACATGCCTAAAACGTATACGACGCACTGCGGCAACACTCCCCTGCGGAAGATGGCCTTAAGCACTGCCCGACGGTTTCCGTTGGAAGCCAGAACGCTTCCTTCTGCCATATTGTTCTGGTCGTTCAAGAGGCTAAGGCTTTCGACTCTCTGAGATATTCTTCCGGCTCGAATCGGCTGTTGATTCTGATAACCCAACCGGTTTCGCTGGTTCCGGCTATCTGGTAGCGTTCGCGCTCGCGTATGAGAAGCGGACGCAGATAGTTGTTGAGTCGAAGCTGTCCCACGGTGGGTGGGTCTCCCAGAAGCGTGGGGACGCGTTGGATGCCTTCGGCGGTGTCGAAGTAGAGAAGGATTGGCGTCTCGTCCTTGCAGGAGTCGAGGAATCCTCCTATGGTGTCGAGGTCTCGGCGTGGGCGGGAGCGTTGTTGGGGTTGGCTGCCCGTATTGCCTGTTTCGATGGTCAAGAAGAAACCTTCCTTGTTTGCGGCTGGTTCCAGTATAACGCAGTATTTTGAGAACGATGAAGGTTCCTGAAAAAATATTCCTCAGCCGAGCGTGGATTCGGAGTTGTCCATGGGCTGGGTGAGCGGTCTGCCGTCCGCGACCATCTGCTCGATGTCCTCGTAGTCGTCGCACGCCTCCCACAGTCCGAGGTCGGGGCTGAGGTGGTACATGGTTCCCGTCTTCGCGCCTTCGGCGATGTAGAATCCATGGCTGCAAGTGTCGAGGATGTTGGTCGGCTGGGGGTCTTGCTCGTAATCGTCGAGTTTCCATGGGTCGCCTTCGGGGAGGAGCACGTAATCCCCGACGCCTTCGCGCACGTCCCGCAGTCGCCGGTCGTATTCGTCTTGGAGGTCTTGTTCGCGGTCGAGCATGAGGTTGATTTGGTAGTCGATGCTGTTGAAGTAGTCGCTCATTTTCGTCTCCTTGGTTTTGGCTTATCCTTTTTTGCGTGAACGTTTCCAGTATAACATCATCTTCTGTTTTGGAAAACCGGCAACAGAGACAGAAAAGGTTCCGCCGCCCCAAAATCCACACACGGGCGACGGAACCGCAAAGGCACTCCCGCTAAGGAGTCCCAGCCGAGACCGGGGAAGAAACCAAGATGGCGGAAAACGGCCAAAAACCCGGTCTCAATCAACACATTAAACGACCTCGAACATTCATCTGGCGAGGAACCGGAAAAACAGGAAAAATTTTCTTCACAGTTTTTTCTTGGCAAGAAAGCCACGTCAAGTCCGGCACCGGAGAATTGCCAAGCAAATCAGCTCCCGTCCGCAACGCACTGCGTAAGAAACGATTTCGTCTCCGCCTTCTCCCAACCGCTCATGGACAGCTTGTACTTGTCTTTGATGTACACGCGCTTCGCCATGTACGAGCATTGGTACGTCTTGTTAGATGGAAGCCACACGCTTGGAGTGCCGTCCTGCCATTTGGTCTTGGAGCCGTTCAACGCCTCGTCCCTCACGAGGTTCACGCCCTGCTGTTTGACGTTGTTGGCCTCGCCTTCGGACGCGACGAGCACTTCCGGGTCGTTCGCGTAGGCGATGCGGTCACCTTTGCGTGAATCCTTCCATAGGCCGCTGGCCCAAGCGTCGTTGACGGCGACCACGTGGTCGATTTGAACGGACATGCTGTCTCCGCCGGTCTTCCTCTGCTTGCCGCCGACGGTCTCGTAGGTGTCGCGTTGGAATCTGATGGTCTTGCCGGTGTACGGGTCTTGCAGGGTTCCGGTGAGGACTTTGCAGTTCTTGTCCATGGTCACGTCGGACATGTCGCGTTTGAGGATGTAGTCTCTCGTGGTGCCGTAGCCGCATAGTTGGCTGCTGTTCTGCCATGTGCCGAAGTCTTTTTTGCGGTCGTAGCCTTTGGTGTGGGGGACGGCGGTTTCGATGTTGGAGAGCCTGTCGAGCGCCTGTTGCGTGGTGATGGGGCTTAAAGCGCCTTCAGGGACGCTTGTAGAGGCCGTTTGTTCCTGACTTAAGGAATTGTCCCCGTTTGGCGTCTGCGTCGATTCTGAGGGCGTTTCCGTGGCTTCTGGAGTGTTTGTCCGCGTATTGGAGTCGGACGGTTTCAAGGAAGGCTCCTTCAACCCCAGTTTCACATCAGGTTTGACCTTGGAATCCTCCCCCGGCATCAACTGGGACAAGTCATTGATTTCCGGCAGTCCGAAAATCTGCGACATGGGCTTCCACAATCCCAAGTTCACGATGAGCACCATGGCCGTCAACACGACCAGAATGCCGCCAAGCAGGGAACCGGCGGACATCCCGCCTTTCTTCTTAGACATAGAAGACCTCCAAAAAAATGTTCCGCATCAAAGGTTCAGGATGGCGCTGATGACAAAGCACACGATGAACGCTATCACGATAATCGCGCCAACCAGCGGGCCGTTGCTGTTGATGAACTCGGCGAACTTGTCACCCTCACTGGGCTTGTTGCGTCCTGCCATTTTTTCTTCTTCCTTTCGGATTAGTCGTTCGACCCCTCATTGGGGTCTCCGGTGACGGAACCATCATCTGAATTCTGGGTTTGGCCGTCGCCACTATCGGATGTCTGAACGTCGGACGAACCGGAGCCGCCTACACCGTTGGCGGAATCCGACGAACCGGAATCGGACGCCGTATCCTCCTCGTCGTCACTGCCGGACGAGCCAATCAGAGAACGGTCGATGGCATTGTTGAACGCCTTCAACGTGGTCAGACTGCCCTCCGCACCCCAGTCAACGATTTTCGCGCTGCCACGGGTCGGATTGTGGATAAGAACCGTGACGCTCGTATCCACGTTGCTCACCGACTTGATGTCCGCGCTTGGATTGTTCGCGGCACTCGCGTCAACCTTCTTCTCATAGGGTTTGAACGAGATGCTGACGCTCGCCGCCGCCCATTCGGGATTGTCGGACTTGTTCTTCTTGTCAACGACCTTGCCGTCCTTGGTGCATTGCACCAGCCATTCGATGGACGAGTTCAGATACGAACCCAAGCTTGCTGGCTGGTACACGTGCTCGCTGTTCGGGTCTCCGACAAGTACGGTCAACGCGTTGGGGTCCTTGCCGACGTACGCTTTTGCCCACGCGCCGACCACGGTCGTCAGGCTCGTGTTCTGGTCAAGTTGAACGTACCCGTCGGGACGATACGTGTCGGTGCCGCTGGTCGAAGTGACGGTCTTGGGCAGCACGGTCGGCGTTCCCACCGCAGTAGCCACTCCGTCCGTGACGGCGACAAGCTGGGTGATGTCCCTCGTGCTTCCGTCCGACTTGTCGGTGAGGGACATCTGGTGGCTCCAATATTGGGTGGTCTCCCCATCGGAACCGTCCAAAGTGGAAGTGCCCACTTCAGTAGCACCGTTCCACCACAGGTTCGCATACCCGTATTGGAACGCGCCGTTGTCGTCATCCAACCAACCGTATACGGATTGCAACGCGACCTGCTTGCCGGGCTTGTCGCCGCTGATTTCCTTGTACTTCTCCGTCAGGTAGGAACCCATGTCGGTCAACGTGTTGATTGCACGGACGGAAATCATCGGCGCGACCAGACCGGTGCAGACGAACAGGACGATGAGAACCTTCCACTTCCGAGTGTTCTTCAACGCCTTCTTCCAAGCGGTAAGTTCTATCTCGTTCTTGCGTTCCTTCTCGTCGGCGAACAGGTCGGTCTCATTGTTCGGACTCTGCCACGCCTTCGGCTGACCCATCGGCTGATTGCCGTTCTTGTCTTTCTTGTTTCCGAACACAGTCCCGCTCCGAATCCGTTTTTCGTCTGACTTGCATCCTCCAGTCTACCGTTCATCGGAGGTTGTTTTCACCGTCTTCGAGGTTTTCAGAAAAGTGTCTGCCGCCGATGTCGGCTTCTCTGTTTTTCTTTTTCCGGAACTTTTCTTTTTCTCTCTTCCGTCGAAAGCATTCGGACATGTCTAACGTTCACGTGACTTGATTTTTTCTAAAAGCATTGAGGATACCCTTTAAGCGGGTTTAGACCTGACCAAACGTGGAATCCGAAAAATGGTTTTATTCTGTTTTTTGATTTTTTGCTTCTTTTTGGAAAAACCTGTTTTTTTAAAAAGAAGGGAATATAAGGGTTATTAATACCTTTTGTAACCTTTTGTAACCTTTTGCGGCGCTGAAACCCCTTGTGGCAGTAGGGCTGAGGGCACTTTTTGGTGGGAAAAGTCCACACTTTGGTGGGAAAAGTCCACACTTTGGTGGGAAAAGTCCACACTAGAAAATATGCAAAAATATATACCTTGATTAAAAAATCAAAATATTTGAAGTCTTTTTGAGATGGCATTTTCTCGAATTGGAATTTTTGACACAGAAAGTTGGAAGAAGTGGAACCATTTCTTCCATCCCTACTATCGTCCACGTTTTCGTCAAAAAGGATTAGCGGCATTCCTTATATCATCTGTCGATGAATCATTTTGTTCCGAATTGCATGAGACGTCCGCTTTAATTACAGGTTCGTTGCAGGAATCCGATTCTTCCTCCACAACAACAGCGTCCACAATCTTGCCGTTGGAATGAATGGACGAAATGCTTGGATAGATGGTTATGTCATATTCATCAAGACTTGCCTTCAATTCAGGCCATGATTCCTTGACTTTGTTCAGGGCTGTCGTGAATCGTCTTTTGAATTCTTTGACCGGATAGTCGTCGTCCTCGAACTGAACGGTTAGGTCTTTCCACGGGACTTTCATTCCGCACGAGCGTAGCTTATTGGCTCGGAAAGCCAACCACATGTAAATATCCAAAGCGAGTGCAGAATTGGATATGTTCCTGATGATGGACATTTGAGTAGGAACGGCTTCCTCCATTAGCAGAGACCACATTTGAGGGGAGAACGTAATATAGGATTCCTTATCCTCACCACCAAAATCAATACATACTTTCTGTGCTACCGGGAAACTCTCATACATGCCGTTATCATCCGACACCCAATGTTCCAATGTTATATGGGTGCAAGCAAGATTCTTGATTGATTCAAGGAGAAGACGTTTGCTTTTCCCACCGGTGGAAGCACCCATCGCTTCACACATGGCACGATAGCTTCCTCCAAGGTTCACAGTCATGCTTTCGAAATCGACCCGAGAGTCTTTGTTTTTAGTCAAAGTACGGATGTAAAGAAGAAACAATCGGGGCACAGAACCATACGCCCACTTACCTTCAGTCGGAGTGATGATGATTGCGGAACGCCCGTTGGTCTTCTTGATGTAATTCACGTCAGGTTTGCGTGCGGGAAAGAAACTGAGCTGGGACATCACGGAGGGAGCATACCGATAACTGTCACTGTCGATGGGTCTGATAGAATTACCCATGTAACCACTTTCCTTAAGTCTCTGGTTGCCCTGCCCCGGCTGTTCCACCAGCGCGGGGCTTTTGTTTTTCTATCGGCAAGCCTACACCATAACCACCTCAGCGTATATGTAAAGAACCTTTTTACTGCGGAATTAAAAAATTCTTCCCGCGTTAGAAAAACCAATGGGGCGTCCGCTCTGTTGTGAGCGCCGCCCCATCTGGAAGACTTCGATGAAGTCTTTTGTTCATCCGGATATTAGTATACCGGAGCCTAATCCTTCTGCTCGTACTTGTCGATGAGCGACTGGTCGAAATGTCCCTGCTGGAAGCAGTAGTCCATCGCGGCGTTCAACAGGACAGCCTGTTTCGTCCCGTATTCGATGCTTCTCATCTTCCATGCACGCCAGTTCTCGACGGTGACGTTGCTTCCGATTCGTTTCTCTTTCGGCGGCTGGTGCGTTTCCGGTTGAATGGCGGTGGCTGGTTGCGGTTGTTGTTGAACGGCTTGTGTCGGCTCCACGTTGTGAGGCATGGATTGTGCGACGACCGGCTGGACGGGCGTCTGCACGGCTGTCGGAATGTTCTGCGATTCCATCGGAGCCTGTGGTTGGACCATGGCCGTCGGCTCCTGCATCGACTGTCCGGCCTGTGGTTCCACGACCGGCGTCGATTGTTCAATCTCCGGCGACTCCAATGGGCGCATGTCACGCTTGTCCTGCAACCCCGTGGCGAAGGCGTTGCGTCTGATGTTCTTGACCATGATTGTCTACTGCTCCCCTGCTCCCGTTTTATTCTTCCACCAGATTGATTGCCGTCAGATAGTCGATGAGTTCATGCACGACGCTGGAATACTCCTTGTTGTCGATTTCGGTCGTGCCATACATGTTCTTGATGGCCTCACGTTCCGTGATGACGGTTTCGAATCGTGCGATGCCTTCCTCGTCGAGTTCGCTGATGCTGTTGCGGGCGAGTTTCGTTCGCGGTTTCACGCGGGTCAACAGGACGATGCCGTTTCGTGCCGCCGCATACGTGCGTCCGGCATGGGTCAAATCGGAAACGGACGGCTGGCATGGGATTATCACCACGTCTCCCGCGTTTATCGCAGCCTGTACGACACCGGCGTCGGATGGTGGAGTGTCGATGATGACCCAGCCGGAATATTTTTCACGGATGAGTTCGGGATTGTTGAGGATGGCTTCGTTGGTTTGTATGACGGGGAATCCGAGATGATAGTCTTCCGCGTCTGGGTTTTCTGTTTTACGTCGCCGGTTTTCCTGTTCGACGTACATTTCCCACATGGTCGCGCCGCCCGTGTTGTCGGAATCCAAGACCGTGACTTGTTCTCCGCGCTTGTGCAACAGTTCGGCCAATGCCATTGCCGTAGTGGTTTTGCCTGAACCGCCCTTGATGATGGCGACGGTGATGATGACCGTATCGTTTTTGATTCTCATGCCTGTGTTCCTTTTTTCGGCTTTCGGTGTGGACGAAACCATAGTGGGGGTATGGATTCGTAATCAAGGATAACAACGTGGAACAGTCGGCACGCCGAACCATAAAACCATTTCCATCAACGTTCCGACAAAACGGCGAACCGGCATACAGGCTGAACGGCGAAACAGGAAAACAAAATGCCGTGCCCGCAGAAAAACGGACACGGCATCCGAAAGTCCGGCGACGAAAACTATTCAGTCGCGGTGAACACCAGACGGCGCAGGAACTCCATGAACAGCGAGCCGATATCCGGCAATTGAGCCGCGACACCCTGCATCCACTGACGTACCGGCAATCCCATCACTTCCAGCACGCCGGTGATAATCCACACGAACAGCAGGAACGCGCAAATGGTCAACGCTGTCATCAACGCGCGAGTGCTTTTCTGCAAGATGGCGAACACGGCGCTGCCAGCGCAAATAATAATCATCAACAGTGTGAGGATTGCGCCAGTCGGCGTGAACACCCATGAGAAGAACACGGTGAGCACGTCGCCCAATGTTTGCCCGGCGGTATCGGCGGCTTGGTTTCCTACCTCTTCCATTTTCTAATCTCCTTGACGGTCGGAAGGTTTTGCGAAAGGGAAACCGGCGTCGAATGCTGCTGAAGATTTTCAAAACATTCGACGCCGGATGGTCAAACCGACGTCACTTCATGAACGGCGGCTTGGATGTCGGCTGTCCTCCGGTCGGCGGTTTCTTCATACGAAGATTGCCTACGACGGGGAAACCTGTCAGGTTTGACGGGTTGGCGTCCACCGGCGGTTTGACGGTCGGAGACGGTGTGGCTGGCGGTTGCATTCGAACCGACGGTTGTTGTCTTACCTGAGCTTGTGGCTGCGGTTGAGACTGCTGTTGCGTCTGACCGGAATCAACCGTGAATTCTCTACTCGGCTGAATTCCATTCGGATTCATGGCACGTTCCGCACTCGCAGGCATCATATCGCCCGGAAGACCAGTCGTCCTAGTCCACTCCTCCTGCGCCATCCGCAAATGCTCCTCCGGAGACTGCTGCACCGGATTCTCGCGCATGTACGCCTGTTGCAGCGCATTGTTCACCGATTCAGGAATCGGAGTCGTGTTTCCGGTCGCGTTCTGCCAAGTGGAGGCGGCGGCCACGGCGGCGTCCATTGTTCCGGACGGCAGAGTCTCGCCTACAACCTCGCCCGTCTCGGTGTTGTACACCGGCTGGTTGGCGTCCGCTTCAGGTTGGGCGGTCACGTTCTCGTTAGAGGCTTGATTGTTCTGGCGCATGTACGCTTGGACGGAATTATCGACCTCGCCGGAGGAGACGGCCTCTTGGAACGCTTGTTCCGCTTCTTCTTGGGACATGTGCTGGTTATTCGTGAAATCTGCCATCATTCCCTCACGAACCTGATTGAACGCGGACTGTTCGGTCAACACCGGAGACTGTTGTCCTTGAGTGTCGGCCGGAACCGATTCAGTTGGAGTGCCCACCGGAATCGTTTCCGTCTGTCCGTCAATCGGAATCGTCTCGGTCTGAGCGTCAGTCGGAATCGGCGACGCGCCACCGACACCACCGGTTTGGGTCGGGGTGTTCGGAGTCGGAGCTGTCGGAGAAGGCATAGGACTGTCACCATTGGCGGAACCACCGTCACCGGTGCCGGAGAACGGAGACGACAACGGAGCGTCACCATTAGCCATGCCCAACACGTTGCGACGCCACTGGTCGCGTTCCCTCACACTGCCGGGAGCGGCGTTCCTGATGTCGCGGATTTTGTCCATCGCGGCTCCCGCACCCACCGCTAGACCATGATGCAGGTTACGGTCGGCGGCCAGCTTTCCGGCTGCGACCAATCCCAACGGTGCGGTAATCGGATTGGAGAACAAAGCTCCGGTGACGGCGGCCTTAGCCGCTACCTTCGCACCGCGTGCGGCGACATTACGCAAAGGAGCGCTCTTCGCTGCGCGTACGGCGAACGCGAGACCGGCTCCGCCCATTGCGGCACCCGCCCCTGCGACTCTGGCCGCACCTTGAAGCGCACGTCCAGCATTGTTCAGATGATTCATCATCTCCGCCCTACGCTGAACCTTGTCGAGAGACATGCCCGGATGACGTTGCGCGATACGATGCGCGAACGCTTCAGTGTTGTCCGCTCCCTTGAACTTGGAGGCGGCGGTGTTCAACCGTTGCCGGAACTTGTCGTGGGACTCTTCCATGTGGAGTCGAGCACCGGCGAGACTTCCCCTCACCGTGTTGGCGTCCATTCTTGCCCACGTCCTGCTCTTGCGTCCGTGGGATTGGAGCGCTTCGAATTCGCTCTGACTACGGTTCAGCAGGTTCCTGTCGCCGTTGGACAACGCCTCCTGCTGTGCGCGGCTCATCTTGCTCAGGACGGTCGCGCTCTGACGTGCTCCGCTATGCGCCATGCCAGCGCCGGTACCGTTCGTGGACAAGCGTCCGGCACCATCGCCTCCGCGACGGAAGCCGCCACGCATGGCTTGCATCATACGGTGCTGTCCAATCATGCGCATGCCGGTGCGGATGCCGGAAGCCATGGCGGTTCCTCCGGCCATGCCCATGAGGGCGTTGATGCTGAACGGATTACCCCACTTCAGCACCTTTGAGCAGAACATGCTTATGGACGCGAAGGCCAGCAGCGGGCTCACCCCCGCAATCAGCTGGTAGGTGAACGAGCCGCTACTGGCGGACGTGAACTTCAACGTCAGACCGCAGATGAACGTGGCGAGAGCGCCCAACGCTCCATACAATGCGCCGACCATACTCAACTGGCATGTGTATGCGGTCCAATTCTTCAACGCCTTCTTCGGCTTCTCGCCTATAGGGAACGCTTGGATGAGGAACGTGACCACGAGGAACAAAGCCATCATTATCAGCATGAGCTTCGTCAGGATGAGGACAAGGCTCAACAATCCCCAGACCACAAGATTGACGATGCCGCCAAGGAGACTTCCGCAAGCCCCCAACGTGTCAACGTTGTTGTTCCCGTACATGTAGTCGAGGGTTTTCTTCGCGCCGCCTGTGACGGTGGAATCATCCTGAGCGTCACGAAGATTGGCTTCGCTCCAAGTTCCGGAAACGTTCGGCACGTCGAAACGCCAGCCGACCGTTGCGGAATCACCCCAATTGGTGTTGTTCTGCTGGTCTTTGTAACCGCCGTCATCATTCTTGTCGATGTCGGAGCTACGGGCGAAGATTGCGGAATCCTGTTTGAGAATCGTCTGGCAGACCGATGTGGTCTGTTGAATGGTCTCGGCTTCGGTTCCGCTCTGTTTGGCGTCCATCAACCCCGTGCCACCGTTAGTCGGTTTCACATTGTCCAAGTCGTTAATCTTGACACGTACCTTCGTGCTGCCGTTCTTTATGTCCTTGGTTCCCGCATCGCCAAGATTGTTGATGAGCGTGGCCCAGCCGGAACGTGCGTAGATTTCCTGATTGCGTTTCGTTCCGCATGTCTCCCAGAACACTCCCGCACGGCTGAGATACGTCGCATTCTCCCTTTCCAACGGCTTGTCGGTGAAGTAAGGGTGACGAGGGTCAACCCAACCGTCTACAGAGAACAGCCATTTAGCCCTCTGGTCGCTGATATGCAACGACATGGCCTTGTTGGTCAAATCCTTTTGGATGGTGGTGTTCGTATTGGCTTTCATTTCCAACACGTGGCAGTATCCCTGCCGCGCGTTCTCCGCGATTCGGAACGAGGATGTTCCGGTGGCCTGCGGGTTTCCATACTGCATGGTCACCCACGAGCGAAGAGACGTCTCCTCCCAAATACGGTTGATGGCCTTGGTGATGTTGCTCGTATCCTGATTGCCATAGGATGCGGCCTGTTCGTCATACGCCTGATGCATGTAGTACAGGTAGTCCTGACAGTTGGTTTTTGCTCCATCGCCGCTATGGTAATAGGACATCATATTCTTATCGCCGTCGGCCATGCCGTCAAGGTCAAGATTGACCGACAGTTTGTTGATGGTGTTGTTGATGGTCTGCACGACCCACCATGGGCTTCCGGTCGCAGGTTCCGTGGCGTTTCTCCCCGTTTTCGCGGCTCCCGTGCCAAGTATCGTGATTGAAGCGAAGCAGAGAACCATGATGATGATTCGTTTGCTTGCCTCTTTGACGGTGCCGATTTGGAATCCGGCCGCGCCAACCCAAGCGACGATGCCCAGCACTGCGATGGTGGCGGGAATCCCTCCGTTCATCAGACTCGTTACCAGAGTGGCCACTGCGGAGTCAATGTTCGCGCCAGCCTGTTTCATCGGTTCGAACGAAGCGGCGAACTGGCTGATGGACAATGCGGATGACCAGCAGACCTGAGTCAACTGCATCAGAACGTTGGGAAGAACGACATGCATCTGCGAATTGATGGTCTGCTTGACATTGGAGAACCAGCCCGCGACGTCACTGCCACTGTACGGTTCGGTACGCGAAATGATTTCGCCTACATAGTTTCCCCAACGTCCGGAAGGAAGACAGCTTGCGATGTCCGACGTCGCACCACCCGTCCCACCGTTGGCGCATGTCGCCGTCGTTATCGAACCGTCGGACGGCGCGGCGAACACGCTGTCAGGTAATACGAACAATGTCATGACCATGCACAACATCAGAATGACGAGCAGGTTCCTTCCGCCAGCCCGTCTCACTGGGTCTCGATATTTTGTATTCAACGGATTTCCATTTCCTGAAGGTCGATGATGTTTTCCGGCTGGGTGGAATTCGGATAGAAGACCTGTCCTTCAATCTTGCGGCTCTTCATGTCCTGCAAGGCCCTTTTCCACCGTGTCTGCTGGGTGCGGTCTCGAATGGTTCCAACTGCGAAGAACGGGGCCAACGCGCCGCCCAACAGTACGAAGAACGAGCTGAACATGTATCCAAGCAGCGGAGCGAACATGAGGCAGAGCGCCAAGCCCACCAATGCTCCGACGATGACGGAGAACACGGTTTTGGAACGCGCTTCGGTGTTCTTGGTTATCTGGAACGTGTTCTTCCGTTCGATTTCCTCCGGGCCGGACACTTCGGTGATGTCGTCCATCGTCAATCTTGGATGCAATGGGCCTTTATATCCTTCGTCTTCCTCGTCGCTCATGATTCAACCCTTTTCGTATGCAAAGCTTGTAAAAGAAAACCGGAGTGGGGACAGAATAGGAAAGGTTCTTTTCATGTATCCACTCCGGCATTACTTCTGCGGACGTCAGATTCCCAGATAAGACTTTCCACTGCCGCCGAACGCGTCAACGAACCAGTCGAGCAATTTCAGGATTGCCGGAATGGTGACGGTCGGGCCTGCAAGAATGAAGCCGACTGCGAGAATGACGAGAACACGACCGATGGTCGGGCAGAACATCTGCACGAGTTTGTTCTGACGTCCCAACGCCTTGCAGATACCACCGCCGATAAGACCGAGGGCGAGAATCACTGCCGCAGCAAGACCAATATTGGTCAGCACGGTTCCCGCGCTACTGCTCAAAATAGTGTCGAACATCCTATGATAGGTGTTCTCCATACTGCTTCCAGCCAAGGTGACGGTTCCACCCATTTTTGAGTTCCCTTTCGTTTTTCCAAACGGAACTCTCCTGCGTTCTTCATCCTATCAACCTACACGGCTGTTTCCATCTATAGCGGGGTTTTTAAGCTAAAAAAATCCGTCCGGAAACTGGATGTTCCGAACGGATTCACTTCAACTTGTCAAGCCGGAATCTGACAGCTAGTCGTCCTCCTCCACGTCGCCATCACGATAGCCGTCATCGAAATCGTTCACATGGACAAGGAACGTCGGCTGCAACTGCTCCTGAGTGCGCGTTCGCACAGCCGCAGCATAACGCGGAAGGTTCATGACCGCGCCGGAACGCCAGCCATCCTCGCCATCATTGTTCGTCAGACGTTTCGCCGTCATGTCGGCTATACGGGGAATCGTCGTATTGTATGTGATGAACGTCGAATAGCCGATGAACGAATCCAACATCGCATAGGACAACTGCGTCGGATACTGCGTGGCGAACACGAGAAGCAATCCGAACGAGCGACCTTGCTCGCGCAAGGCGGGCATGATGCCATCATTGCCGTTCGCCAGCAGACTTAGCTCGTCGCATACGAGCATCGTCCACTTTCCAGCCTTGTCCCAATCCTTGCAATGCGAGAACACCGTGTTCCAGAAACGGTACATGAGCCATCCGCCGAGAATCTTATCCATACGTTCCGGCAGCGAATAACCTTCATGCGGCGCGAGAACGATGTGGTAGTCTCCGGCATGGTCGAGAATGTTCGTCCACGTCACCTTGCCGCGACGTGCCGTGAACATGTGTTCGATGGGAAGGAACTGGTTGACCTTGTTCAACGAGGCGTTAGTCTTGGCGAGAATGTCACGGTCGGAACGAACCGTATGTCCGGCAGCATCCGGACGGCCATACAATTGTTCGGCGGCACGGGCAGCATACGTCATCTCGTCGAACATGTAGCCGCTTTTCAACTCCATGGTCAACGCGCGGCACACATGCCCCAACGCTTTGGCGGAACCCGCCTGACCGTCGGAGCCACACAATGCGACGACCGCCCATCCGATTGGACTCAACTGCATCCGCAACTGTTCCGCACCCGGATACGATTGTTCGAGCTGATGGCAGCGTTTCACAATCTCACTCTCCCAACCCGCGTCGTTGGAGTCGGGATTGCGTTTGCGTTCCTCCTGCACGTAACGGTCAACCGCCACGCCGATGGTCAACGCTTGGGTGATGATGTTCTGCGAATCATTGAGAATGTCGCCGTCGTCGAACGAGTAGCGCATGGTCTTGGCAACGCTCGCCGCAGTCTCCATGGCATTGTTTCCGTCCTTCATGCCGAGCATGTCCAAGCACACACTGTTCGGGTCGGCCAAATAGACGACGCGTTGCGGACTGGTGAAACCGTGGTGTCTGCGGTAACGTTCCAACACGTTCACTCCCGTATCATCCTTCATCCAGAAGTGGATGATACGGGAGTCGCGCCCCCAGATTTTCGGACTGGTGGTCTCGCGTGCGCTGATGGCCCACTGGCTGATGCCATGCGTGAGCACTGTCTTACCGGAACCGGCCTCGCCGTTGATTGCGATACCGCCGAACAGTTGCGACGGGTCGAGATAGCAGTCACGTCCGGTATCGTCCTTCCCAAGGAAGATACCGTCATGCGCCAACACTTCCGGAACGGGATGCAATTCCTGTTTCATCGCCACTCCCTGAGTGACCGGGGTGAACACGGAGCTTACGATAATCGGAGGAAGAATCAACGTGGTTCTCTGCGCACCGTAAGCGGATACGCGCGACTCCTTCGTTCTGACGCCAAGACGCGTATGGTTGTCGGAATCGTTCGCGCCACGGTCGTTCGCAATCGCATAATATCTGCGCGGAGTCTGGAAAATATCATCCCACAACGTCCAGTTCCTCCAACGGATGAACGCGAATACGAGAAGAGGGATGAGAAGAACCGGAACGAACGTGGGGAGAGGAAGCAGCCCCAACAGCAGGTAAAAGGCGAAGGCGACGGACACTCCCGCAATCTGAGGTCGCGGAAGATAGACGAACGGAATGCATGACAGCAGCATTAGGAGCAGGAACGCTACCAATGTCACAGCAAGCAGTGGAAGAGCCACGCCGAAACCCCAAGCGGAATGAAACAGCGGGAACACGCCATCCATCACGTATCCTCTTGCAAGACCGCACACGCTCCAAATCAAAGACAACGCTTCCAGCAACATGCCGACGAACAGCAGCCCGAACTTCGGACGGCTCGTATGACTTGACATGTTGGATATGAGCGGACAGATGATTTGGCCAATCTTCTGCGCAAGCTGCCGGTCGCGGGAAGCCTGTCTACAGCCGAAACTCACTCGGGCGCACATCGTGTTGGTCGAAGCGAGTTCGCTTGAATCCTCTACGGTATTGTATTCGTCGCTAATCCAATTGCGGACGCGTATCTGTTCGAAGTATCCCTGATTGCGGAGGGTGACGCTCACGTAACTGTCCGGCGGCATGACCTTCTCGATGCTTGTGCGAATGCCGGAATAGTTCGTCCGCATTTTCTCCATGTTGCTTTTCGAATTCAACCGGGCACGGAACGGGACGAGAGGATGCGCCGCACTGTCCACACCGTCCGGCAACACCGGCCCATCATCGTCTTCGACCAGTTTCGCGTCGAATCCAGCCAACTGTCCGGCGTTGATGATTCCCTCGCCGTCGCCGTAAATGTATTCCTTGACCGGCTCCTCGCCTTTCTTGATGAGGAGCAGTGTGCAACCGTCCAGTTCAGCGGGAATGCTCTCCACCTTCGAACGTTGCTCGTCCGCGTCAAGCTGTTGCAATGTTCTGGTTATCTGATACCAGTTCTGGCCACTCATGCGCTACCTTCTTTCTGTTGGTCGTCTGTGCTTTGCTGATATAACGGCGCATATGGGAAGCCTTCCGGCTTTTGGAAAGTGGAAAGCTTCTCGCGCAATGACAATTGAAGAAGCCACGTCGTCATACGGACGGTTTTCTCCTTCGACTCCAACGCCCAGCCCAAAGTCACGTACCCGTCGTTCACGCTCGAACCATCGTTGATGGTCTCACGCATGATACGGATGGTTTTGTTCGCAACCCGTCTGGAAGTGTTGAACATTATCGAATCCAATTGCCAGAGTCGTATTTTCCGTAACGAGGGAACACGTTGCATGTTCGCCATCAGAAACGGAATGACCAAATGCCTGCGTCCCGTCTCGCATAATGTCTGAACCTGTTGCAATGCTCGCGCCCGTTCCAGTCTCGCAGTATCCAACGCTTCTTGTGTCTGTTGAAATGATTCTTCAGTGGAGGCCATCACAATCCTTTCCGATGAAACCGTAGAAGCCGCCACGGTATGCTTCCGGCATCGTCCAACCGGAAACATCCCAACCCCAATCCTTTTTTATGATGTCACGCGTCACATCCCAACCCCATTCGCTGACTTTGCGAACGTCACGAACCTGCGGAGTGTATTGCGTCCACTCGTCGGAGAAAATGTTGCGGCGAATTCCACTCATGTCCGTGTAGTCTCCGAAACTGCCGGTCGGAACACCATGCTCGAACCATTCATCCCAGACCGCGACTCCCATTCTTTGCGAAACGGTCGGATTACCTACGACCATTTCCGTCATGCCCTGAGTACGCTGCACCACCGCGTTGAACGATTCATACCCTTCGTTCGCTTTGGGTATCTGCAACCATACGCAGATGAGACCGCGACGTTTCATCGGAGAGTAGGCGAGCATCTTCGCCCAGTTCTGCATCTTCCTGTCCAATTCGCTGTTCGACGTTTGGATTTCGATACCAGCAAGCACGTTGTTGCGGCACAATGTGACCACGTCGGTCGCGCACGCCTTGCCGACTTTCGACTCGGCAACCGCCTGTGGGTCAACGCTACGGAATTTTCCCCAACCGTCGCCGGAGGAAAACCTGACGCGGGAGTCGCGGGCCAGCATCAATCCCACGTGCGCCGCATAGGTGTTATGGCGTACATGGAAACGGTTCCCCGCATAATAGGAAGCTGCCATCGTCTCACGCATCCACTTCTCCATGCCATACGTTTTCATCGCACGGTTGATGAGTCGTGGACTGTTCGATGGGGACAGCCAAACATGGTTCACGGTTTTGCCGTAAAGGCGTTCCGCTTGACTGAAACCGACGTTGATGATTCCCAAACGGTTCATCGCCCCATACAGGTTCGGCTCTTCACGTTCGAAAGCGGGAGCGCCTTTGATGGAAAGTCCCGCACGCAACTGGTCAACCGTGCAGGTCTTCCATGTGAACAAAGCGCCAAGGATGCTTGACACGAGTTCACTGTTCGCTTTGACCATCGTCTCCGCGAACAGTTTATTGGCTACGAACCACGGGTGCGTTTGCGCGAACAGTCCGGGATGCTCCATTTCGTACATGTCGTTGCCTTTATACCAGTCGGCAATGCTTCCAGTCTTCCAAAGATTCTCGTCGTTCGGGTCAAACAGGTACCGGTCATCGAAAGTCATCTGCGTCCACGACCTTTCCTTCTGTCATCGTCGTTCGCGTTCGGATTGAACCTGTCAGGATTGAAGCCACGGTCGGGCAACGCCCAGTTGAGAATGTTCTCCCGTGCGAAGGCAAGCCCGGGGTCATCCCATCGGACATCACCGTTGGCGATATGGTTGCTCGCCTCCACCGTCTGGTATTCGGTTCCGAGGAACGTTCCGTACCGCGTGTAGTCGAGTCGCCGATAGTCTTGCAGTCCGACCGGAACCGTGTCTTTGATTCCGATGAGTTCCTTCGGAAGATGATGCTCCGCCATCGCAGTCAGCAGATTCAACGCGTCAATCTGCGTCTGTCTTCCGGCCTTGACGATGACCAGACAAGGGTCGCCAGACTGAATATACGGGAGAAGCAGACCGTTGGCTATGTTCTCCCTGTCGTCCAAGTCGTCCGCACTGATTCGGTCGAGGTCGAGCACCACGAAATCCCATAACCGCCTAGCCGCCTGAATGTACTGACGGTATATCTGCCAGTCCACTCCGATACCTGCCGGAGGTGCGAAGCAGATGTCGTATGGGACTCCGAGATTGCGTCCGCGATTGGCTCCGACCTGCGCCTGCATGCCCGGTCGCCAGTCCGCTATCGTATGCAACGGCTTGTCCTGTTTCGGGTCGAAGAAGCTACGTTGGCTGGACTGTCGAATGTTGCCGTCGATGAGCAGGACACGCAGTCCGGCCTGTGACGCACGGTCAGCCAGCTGTCTGCTGGAGGTGGTTTTCCCGACGCCTCCGGTATTGGATGTGATGGGCAGGAGAACCGCAGTCTCCTTCACTTTGTTTTGGAGAATATCGACCACAAGACGCTTGTCGGCAAGTTGGATTCCCCAATACGCGTGAGCGAAATCAGCCACACTCATCCGTAGCATCTGCTCGCTCATGCCCATGGCTCCCACGGGTATCTGCCCCGTGTCGCACCAGTAGACGATATAACCGGCGTTCGCTATCGGAAGCCAGTTTCCTGCTCTGTCGGTGAAGATGATTCCTTTGAACCCGGATGGCACCGGGTGTCTGACCAGATAGTCGGCCTGAGCTTGGATGTTGTCTGCGGCGGGCACCTGCCAGCGCATGTTTCCGACTCTTGTGAGGGCTTTTTTAATGGTCGTAAGTAGCCCTCCGGAGCCGATTATCAGGGAAATCGTCCGTTTTTCCAATAAGACCGCCTCCTGATGGGTCATGTTCCGTTGTTTTCATCGGAACGTTCACGGTTTTGTCCAAGTTCTGGCATTTATAGTTTTTGATATTTGGTTTTTTGGTTGGTTCTGCTGTTGCTTTTTCATTGCATTGGCTGTTCCTGTATTGATGTTACCTTGTTTTGTTTGTTGTTGACCTTGTTGGTGTGACTATTGACCTTTTTGTTGTCTGGTTGGCCGTGTGGGGCGTTGTTGTGATTGTGATGTGGTTGCTGGCGTGCCGGTTCTTTCTTCTCTGGGTTTGTTGCCGTCTTATGTGGCGTGGCTTCTGCTGTTTGCGTTTTTGCTGTCGAGTGTTTTTGCAGTCTGTTCTTCTGTGTGGGCTTTTGTCTGTTGCGTCCTGTTGCCTTGTGGTTCTTTTGTTTGTCGCTTTATGCTCTTCGAGTGTTTGGTGCTGTTGCTTTTCTTCTCTGCTGGGTCGTATGCGCTTGTCCTGTTGTCTTGTGGTGGCTGGTTGCTCTGCGTTTGGTTCTTTAGTTACGTCGTGTCCTGATTTACGGTATGGATTGTTCTTCTTGTTCTGCCGTTGTCCTCTGTTCTTTTTTCTCTTGTACCGGTGTTCTTTCTTGATTGTGTCGTTGCTGTCTTCTTTTCTTCTGATGTGGTCTCTTCTTCCTATCGGGTTTTATTCTTTTGGTTCTTCTTTTCTGTTTTTCTTGGTTCTTCTTTTTGATGGCATGGTGTTCTTGGATTTTTGTTTTCAGTGTGGTTTCTTCTCTCTTTTTTTGAAGTCCGCTGTTCATGCTGACCTACCGGCGCGGCGGACGGCTTGCCCTGTTCTTCTTCAGGCGATGCCCTAATCGTCGTTCCTGTTTTTTCGTTCCCGCCATCGGACTCTTTCTCTTGGTTCCGTTTTTCGGATGGAACCTACCGGCTTGGAAGGGAGGGTTGTTTCCCGTTTTCTCTGTTTTGGAATGGCGAAAGCCGTTACACTCGTAAATTGAAAATACAGAACACCTCGTTCCGACTGTTAACAACCTGTCTGACCGGAGTGTTCGCTGGATGACGAAAGAAGGTATGATGCCAGACTTCACCAATTGGGGTTTCAACAACAACCAACAGTCGGAGCAGAACAACGGTTATGGTTCCGGCAATTATTTCGAACCGGAGCAGTCTCCCGCCGAAGAGGAACAGCCTGTGTCCGGGCTTGTTCAGGACGGCGTGGATTCCGCAGCCGAGACTCCGACGCCAGCCGACGATGAGTCTGTTGGCGCGACTGACGAGCCGACCGAAACGGAAGACAAGCCGAAAGGCAAATCCAAGGTTCGTGCAAACCGTAAGCCTCGTGAAAAAACCATGCCGCATATCGAGGAACAGTTCGGAAAGAAGCTCATTCCCCTCATCAAATCGTTGGATGATGAGCGTGTGATTGCCCTCGCCAAGGCGTTGACCGACACGAAGAAGAGCACTCCGGAAGCCGTGCTGGACGCGTTGACCGAACCGAAGAACCAACGCCGAATCTCCGATTTCACGTCCGCCTTGGAGGGATTGACCACCGCCGAGCCGGGCATGATTGCAGCGGAGGTGACGCTTGTGTTCGCGCAGGGCAAGGATATGACGAACCTGCTGTTCGCCGTGTTGAACGCGGTCGCTCCGGAGAAGAATTTCGGACGTCCGGTTGACGACCAGTCCCCCATCGGAATGCGTAAGAACCTGAGCAAGATTGTCGATAACTGGGGTGACGGAGTTGACCTTTCCGTCATTGACGAGCTGAAAATCTAAGTTTCCAACTCCAATATCATTGAGGGGAGCCGACCGTGATGGCCGACTCCCCTCTCTTGCATTCAAGACCGGTTTTTACGACGTAAACGTATCGCATCTTCGGACGAGTACACGCCGAACGGGCTGATGGTCACACTGTGCTTCGTCATCCGGTACGTCCACTCGTTCTGACTGTTGTTCAACTCTTTGAACCTCTTCAACAGGCTTTGCGTGGAAAGGCTCTGACTGCTCGCCGGAAGCAATGACGAAAGGTCTTCACGCTCGATGATGAGACGATGGTTTTTCGGACAATACAATGCGGACAACACGAGCAGGTCGATGCCGATGGCGCTTCCCGCGTTCGGATACAGGCACTTCAGCGGAAGCTGGCGGACGTTTCTTGTCATCATACGGACGAACTGCTCCGTGAATGTGATTCTACGATGCTCGACTGTCAGGAAATCCGGGCTGATGTCCGTATGCGACACGGGAGTTACCTTGTTCCCATCCATGTCGGTGAACTGTATTTCGGTGAGCATGAGCAGTCGGTCATGTACCGTGGTTCGTCCGTCGCCGCCACTGTTCAACCCGCATTTGTTCGCCAGATAGAAGAAGTCCTCTCCGATGGTGAGGGTTCTGGTTTCCGCATTCCATTCGCGGCTGGGAGTGTTGACGAGCGTGGTGATGATGATGCTTAACAGACGTGGTACTCGTCCCGAGAATGTCTGCTTGTCTTTCGCACGGTATGGGGCGAACAGTGGGTATGATTCCGCCGTGACGTATCCGATGTCGTAGCCGAGTATCGTATGATAGTCGGCTTTTATGGTTTCCAACCCGTAGGTTCCTTCGTTCATGGTGTCTCCTTAATGATGTGGACGGAGTGTGGTTTCCGCCGATAAGACAATCATACCCCCACGTTAAGGTTGGAAGACGAAAAAAGCCGGTGGTCAATATCAACCACCGGACTGAAAATCCTAGAATTTCCTCCTATCCGCCTTTTATTCAGACGTGTCGTCCACGTCAGGTTTTTTATCCTCCGAAACAGGTCTGCACGAATTTCGTCCCGACTCGCCGGACGCCCTGCGTTCCAATCGAAGCTGGTAGCGGATACGCTCCAACGTCTTGGACGTGTCCGTTATATTACCCTTGCGGGCTTCACGAATCCACAACTGGCAGCCACGGTCAAGCATGGCAATGTCCGATAGTTTCGGTTGCCTGTCAGAACGTTTCAGCGACTTCGACGGTATTTGTTTTCGTTGTTGTCCATCGTCTTGCATTCCACCCGCCTTTCCTTTTCGTCGGCGTGGGCGTTTTGACGATTCACCCACTTTTTCACAGGTTTGGAATCTCCTTTTTCAAAGAGTCAAAAGCTTTGAGAAGCGTTTCCGTGGGAATGGTCTCCGACCCGGAAATCAAAGCGTTACGAGCCAAACCGTCTACGGTTTGGACAAGCAGGGATGGGCTGACGCCGGACATGTCGAAATCGGCTGGAACATCGGATTTGACGTTCAGTTCCTTAAGACGACGGACGACGATAATCCTTGAGGCGGGCTTGTCCGTCATGTTCAACCGGATTCTCACGTCAAACCGTCGCCATGCGGCACGGTCAATGAGACTGGTCATGTTGGTCGCGCAGACGAGCACGCAATCGTCGGGAAGCGAGTCGATTTTTTGCAACATGAAATTGGTTGCGCGGCGCATCTCCGCCACATCCTGAACGTTGTCTCGACGGGCGAGAAGCATGTCGCATTCGTCGATGAAAAGAAGCCGACGTTCCGCGTGGAGCCGGTCGAACACCAATGCGATGTTGTTCAAGGTCTTGCCGAGCTGACTGTTTATCACACGGTCAGCACGAAGAACGATGCCGGGCAATCCGAGACGTTCGGCGAGTATGGATGTGAACGTGGTCTTGCCCGTGCCGGGCGCTCCGGTAAGGATGATTTTGTTCCGTGGGGTGAGATTGTGCGAAACCAATACGTCGGAATGACGGTGCTCCTCCACGAGTCCATCCAGCGTCTCCTCTACGGTCTTGTCCCAGACCGGCTCGTGCGTTCCGTCCAATACCGGCAGCGGTTCGGTCAACCCGTCCACCGGGGTCAGGTTCGGATTGGATGACTGCCCTTTCGCCTGTTCCAGTTCGGCTAGCCGTCGCAGCCTGTCAACGGAGGCGGATGGCTTTTCCTGCTCGTAGGAGTCGGCCAATAATCTGATTTGCTGCGCGAATCTCAAATGGTCTTCGTCGCATGCGGCTTTGACCAGACGCAGAATCTCCGTTTTGTTCAATATGCTCCACCTTTCGGGAATTGGTTCACGTGTCCTCGTGGAAAACCGTGGGGTCACTGGTAAAAAGACTTGTTGTACGCGATGATGGCTACGACCGAGACGGTCAACACCAACAGTGAAATCACAGTCATCAGCCGATAGTTGAACAGGTCGGAACGGGACTCCTCATCAGGCATACGGCTCATGCGTCCAAGGGAAAGACGGGCGTAATGAACCATTGCGGACAAGCTCAGAATGGACAGCAGTATGAGAAGCAGTGACACTTGGGAACGCTCGTCAGGCAACACTATTCATCCTTGCGAATCCACCGGTCGGGATGGTCTAGATACGGGTAGAGTTCGGGAATTCTCTTTACCGCTTCGCTGACCCAACCGTTGCGGCAGATGCGTTCCAGATAGTCCAACGGCTTGCGTTGGAGGTATTTCGATTTTGCTTCTCGGGTCTTTCCGATGGCTTCCACGGCTTTCGCGTTGGCCTGTTCGGATGTGATTAGTCCACTGTCTTTGCTGGCGGAGATGGCGGTCAACTGTCTTCTGAGCCGATTGACTGCCTCCATGTCGTTGGCGTACGGTCGTGCCGGAGTGGAAGTCCTGCCCTTATTCTCTTTGTTGGACTCGTTCTCGCTCAACCCTTTTGCTTCCTTTCCTTCTTGCGATGGTCTCGACGATTGCTCCACTGTTCGAGAGAATCCAAGTCGGGGTATACGATTTTCATTTCATCCGCCGCTTCGCGAATCCAACCGTTGCGGCAGAGTTTGCAGAGACGAACCATTGGACCGCTTGTCGCTTTCGGCATTCCTCCGTTGGCTGTCACTACGGCTTCGACTGCCAGATTGTTGGCTTCGTCGTAGGGGATTGACCCTTCGTTTTTCCCGTCCGCTATCTCGCAAAGCCTTTCCCGCAGTTGGAAAAGCTTCCTTGTTTTTTCCAATGTTGGATGGTATGTCTGTATCGGCTCCGGCATTGTTCTCCCGTGGGGTTCCTTCTTGGTTGCGTTCACAGTCCGGCTTGCTGAATACGTCCCAGCCAGTACTTGCGGTCGGCGGACGCATACGTTTCGTTGATGGTGGAGGCGAGTTCCTGATAGCGGATGTTCAAATCCGGGCGGTAGCGTTCCGTCGCCGGTGGAACGACCGTGGTCATCGAACCATGGTTGAACAGCAGGACGTCACGGTCTGCGTATTCGTTTTTGAGCTTGCTGTCGATTCCTTCGAGCCACTGTCGGGTTTCGTCGTCGTTCGGCAGTCTGCCCTCGCCAATCATTCGGCTTATCGTGTCTTTGAGGTCGAGCAGCGCGTCCTGCATGCGCTCGTTTTTTTCTAGGAGTCGGTCGAGTTCGGTTTTCGGTTTCTGTTCCGTTTTGGGTTTGGTTTCCATGTGTGTTGCCTTTTTCTGTGTGGTGACATGCCTATGCCCCAGTCTTTTTCAGGCTGGGGCATTCTGTTCTTGTTAGGCGTCCAATCCGTTGAGGAAGTGAGCGAGCAGTGCGGCGGAGCTGAGTAGGAACGTGATGCTGGTGATTGCCATGACCACGTGGCCGTAATCCTGTCTCCACATGAGGAATGCGCTGACGATTGCGATGAGTGTCAATGTCAGGTTGATGTTGTTTTCCGTCTGCTTGCTCATGGTTTCTTCTTTTTTTCTGGCGTGGTTGGGAGTGTGTGGCTCCCTTTTTTTGTGGACGATTCCAGTATAACAAAGAGTATTGCCATACGCAACTTCGCGACCTCGCAACCTGCTGCCGTTTGCATACCCCCACATAGTGTGTTAAGCTGGACGCGCCCACATACAAACCAGCCAACAGGACAAGGAAAAAACGCAGACAATGAGCGCACGCGAATACTGCAACGGCAATACAAACACCCTGCAAGTCATCGACAACGAGTCCGACAACAAGCTCACCATCATCCAATCCACCGCCTTCGGCAAGGAACTCATGTTCACTACCATCGGAGACGGAATCGCATCCAGCGTCGTCGTCAACAATGCGGAAGACCTCCGGAAAATCAGAGACTACATGGACGAAAGCCTTCGCTGGATGGAAGCCTGAAACATTGGACGAAGACACCTGCACCATCCGCATCTACGACGACGAGCAACCCACGGTATTCGTCAACGGCCACCTCATACACGGGCGGATGCCCGACAAAGACGAACGTCCCCTATACGTTCTGACAGTCCCGAAGACAAGACTCGTCACCGGTCTCGCGCCAACGATTACGGACATGAATTGCACGACAGTCCTCCCCTTGGAATCCTTCTCGGAATGGCTCGCCAACGGAGACGTGGGACTCAGCTCCCTCGCCATCGTCCAACGACTCACCGGCATCACCATGACCGCGAACGGCGTACGGAAAGACGGATGCGAGGACACGCCGATAGACCCCGGCGACATACGCCGGATACTTGCAATGTTCGACATGGTGCCCGCCGCCCGAGCGTATCTGAGCCTCATGGGCGACGTGTCAGCCGACTGGGAAACCATCGTCAGACATTGGGATGAAATCGAAGAACAGTATCGGCAGGAGGAACACAATCCCTCCGGTTGCGCTCCGAAAACCTACCGTATGCTGAAACACTTGAAAGAAGTGAAATGTCCAGCAAAGACATGAAAACCGAGCCACGGTTCATGACCATGATTCAGCATGACCTGCAACCCGTATGCAAAGCGTTGACCCTCGACATCGACCTGTTCGCCAAAGCCGACACCGTGTTCATCGACCGTGCCAGCGTAGGACGAATCCTCAACTACATGGACGGCCACGACATCATGCCGGAATGGTACGACCTGATTCCAGACAACATTTTCATCGGCACCGGACTTCCCGTGCTCGTCAACATGGACGGCGAATACTTCGGTCGCATGACCGGACGCAACCTCACCAAACAGGTAACGGCGAAACCGTTCTCAGCCGACATGGAGGCATACTGGTTCAACAAGGGGAATCTGAAAAAAGCGGACGGTACGAAAGGCAACGGGACAACGCTCGGCTTCGGACGATGCCCCGGACTGCGAGACACCAGCCGATACAATGAGCGCCTGTTCAAAAGCAGCGGATACGATTATTCGGAAGCCGTGAACGGGAACGGTATCGACGCCGTATCCTCACTCCGTAAAATCAACGAAATCTACGATGAGGTCGGACAATGCTACCGTGGCATGGCTCAGGCCCGCACTCCCCTAGCGCCGTTCGTATTCTTCGGACAGAGGGAATACGAGACGGGATTGGATACGGTCGTCAACCATTGCCCGTACATCACCCCGTCGAACATCTCCCGCATCGTGGACGAGATGGGCATGTTCCCGCCGAAGCGGGCGGTGGACAGGTTCATGCTCGCGTTCACCATGACCGCGTACGCCTTCGCCGCGAATCAGGCGGACACGACGGAACAATACGAGACGGTCGAAGTGAAGCCTCCGAAAGCCGAAACCAGACGGCATTCCGGCAAGCCGAAAACCACTCTGCTTATCCACCTGAAACCGGAGGAACCGGTGGAGAAAGCCACTCCAAACCGTGCCGCCACGACCGGCGAAACCAATTGGGACACCATCACCGGACGAGTCGAGACCATCACGCCCGACATGGCGAAGGAAATGCTCGGCTCGAACACCAACAACCGCAACGTGAGCCGCAAACAGGTCGAACTGTTCGCCCGCACCATGGCGCAACAGGCATGGCAGATGAACGGAGAGGCAATCAAATTCAGCAGCACGGGACGTCTGTTGGACGGACAGCACAGGCTCCTCGCCTGCGTCGAATCCGGCGTGCCGTTCCGCACCCTCGTCATCCGTGGACTGCCGGAGGAAACACAGGAGACCATGGACGCGGGCAAGACACGAACCATGGCGAACGTGCTCGAACTACAAGGCCGTTCCAACACTAAACAGCTCGCCACCGTCGCCCGTTCCATCTATCTAAGCGAACAATTGGGCGTCGAAGCGGCATGCCTGAACAGCGCTTCCCCGACCCGCAACGAACTGTTGTCTTTCATCGAGAACACTCCACGATTGGAGGACACGCTACGACAGGCCAGCGCGTTCTACGCGAAAAGCAACCATCTCATGTCCGTCAGCATGGCCGCGCTCATCTACTGGACGTTCTCCGAAATCGACGGGGAGGCGTGCGAAAGGTTCTTCGACATGCTCGCCACCGGTGCGAACCTTGACGAAGGGAATCCCATCCTCGTGTTGCGAAACACACTGTTCGACATCAACAAGCGTGGAGCGCACAGCGACCGCACAAGCCGCCGACGCATCGTAGGAATCACCGTCAAGGCGTGGAACAAGTGGCGTGAAGGGGCGACGGTGAAGCTTCTGAAATTCTCCCCGACCGAACAATTCCCCGACGCAATCTAAAAGAAAGGAACCGTCAGAAATGGCTGAAAAGACTAAACCAAGCCTATCGAAAAAACTCTCCTCCAAGGAAGCCTTGGAGTTGGCGAAACGACCAGAAGTCGCGGACGTGCGCAACACCCGTCGCGGCTGGTGGATTATCTTCACCACTGAATTCCAAGACGAAGTGACCCTCCGATACCTGCGGGGAGAGAAGCCCGCCAGCATCTTCCGCAGCCACAATCTCGGACCGGAAATCCTCGGATACAAACGCATCGAACGTTGCATCTACCATTGGGCCAGCCACCCATGCGACGGTCGGGCAAGCCGATTGGAGGAAGAGCACCGATGCTACGCGGAGTTGAGAAAACATTGGAAGCATATCGCGGATAAGGGGAATTCCGACAAGTGAGCGACACCACTCCAATCCATAAGGACATGCCCGAACAGGTCGTGCTCGGAGCCATGCTCCAAGACCCTGAGACCTTGGACAAGGTCATCGGACAATTGTCCGAACATGATTTCTACCAGCCGAACCATCAGACCATCTTCCACAACATCAAGGAACTGGCGGCCGAAAACAACCGTGTGGACGCGCAAATGCTGTCCTCGCACATGATGGACAACGGCGAGTTGGAAAAGGTCGGCGGCATCGACTACATAGCCCAGCTCGTAAGCGCCGCACCATCCACAAGCAACAGCGGCTATTTCGTCAAACAGGTCAGGGACGCGGCAATCCTGCGTCGTATCGGCGAAACCGGCCAAAAATTGCAGCAGATGAGCGGCGTGACCGACGCTTCCGCCGAAGACGTGCTCCGCAAATCCTTGGAGGCCGCGTTCGAGTTGGAGGACGCAAGCCGGAACGAAGACGACGAACTGAAGACCGCATACCGGTTGTCCGACGAAATGCTTCAACAGTTGGACGACATGCAACAGCATCCGAACAACTTCGGAACGCCCACCGGCTTCCGTGACATCGACGCTTTGACGCATGGACTGCAAGCCGGACAGATGGTCATTGTCGCCGGACGTCCGGGCATGGGCAAAAGCACGCTCGGCATGGACTTCGCCCGCAACGCCGCACTGCACAACAACCTGCCCACCGTGATATTCAGTCTGGAGATGGGCGGACACGAACTCATGCAACGCATGTTCGCCGCGGAAACAGGCATCCGGCTCGCATCCTTCCAACACCCCGAATACTTGAACCGGAACGATTGGGACAAGCTCGACAACCTCTGCCGTCACGTCGAACACGCACCATTGTGGATTGACGATTCCGCCATCATCAACATGAGCACCATCCGAGCGAAATGCCGCGCCCTGAACCGCAAGGTCAACGGGCTGAAACTCGTCGTCATCGACTACCTGCAACTCATGACTTCAGGCAAGAACGTCGAGAACCGCCAGCAGGAAGTGTCGAACTTCTCCCGCCAATGCAAGATGCTCGCCAAGGAACTGCAATGCCCCGTGGTCGTGCTCTCCCAGTTGAACCGCAACTCGGAACAACGTGCCGACAAAAGACCGGAACTGTCCGACCTGCGTGAATCCGGCTCCATCGAACAGGACGCGGACATGGTGTTCCTCGTGCATCGTCCCGAATACTACGACCGTGAGGAACGTCCGGGCGAGGCCGACGTGATTCTCGCCAAGCATCGCAATGGTCCGACCGACACGTTCAACCTCGCGTTCATGGGCGAATGCTCCAAGTTCGCGGACATGGCCGCAGACTTCGGAACCGAAGTCTGAAAACGAGTTTTGTTATAGTGGGTTCGCCCACAAAAAAGAGAAAGGAAAAACATGCCGACAACACTCATTATCGGCGCGGTAGCGGTAGTACTTGTCGCACTTCTCGCAACCGCAAGCTACAAGGTCTGCCCCGCCAACAAGGTCATGGTCATCACCGGACCGGGCGGAAGACGCTTCGTCTCAGGCGGAAGCGCGTTCATCATCCCGTTCATCATGCGCGTGGACTGGCTGAGCTTGGGCGCGGTGCAATCCCTGCTGTCAACCGATACGGCGATTCCTACCAAGGACGCCATCCTCATCGACGTGAACGCCGTGGCGAACTTCCAGATAGCGTCGGAAACCACGACCGTGGACGAGAACGGCAAACAAGTCAAAGCGTTGGAGAACGCCGCCAAGAACTATCTCAACCAGTCCAAGGAGCGCATGGAGAAGGACGTCACTCAGGTGCTTCTAGGTAAGCTTCGCGAGGTCATCGGCAAGACCGAGTTGAAGGAACTAATGGAGAACAGGGACACATTTGCCGAAACTGTTGCCGAATCCGCGCGTGTGGACATGGAACGGCTCGGACTGCAATTGACCACGTTCAACATTCAGGACTTCACCGACCGGCAAAGCGTCATCGCCAACATGGGCGCGGAGATGGCGGCGGAAATCAGCCGAAACGCGAAACTCGCGTCCATCAACGCGGAACAGGATGTGGCCGTCCGCCAGAACCAGCTCGACCTGAAGCGTGCGGAACTCCAGTCCATCGCTGACAAGGCGCAAGCCGAGGCCGACGCGGTGAAGGGCATCACCAGCGCCGAACAGTCCAAGACCCTTAAGGTCAAGGAGCAGGAGGCTGAAATCGCCGCCGCCGAGAAGAGGGCAGTGCTCGAACAGAAGAACGCTGAAATCGAAGAGCAAAAACTGAACGCGACCATCTGCAAGAAGGCCGACGCCGACCGTTACGCCGCCGAACAGCAGGCCGACGCGCAAATGTACACAACCCAAAAACACGCCGACGCGGAACTGTACCTACGCCAGCAGGAGGCTCAGGCCATCCAATCCACAGCCGACGCGGACGCACACGCGACCGAGGTCAAAGGCAAGGCCGAGGGTTCCGCCGCACAGGCGAAGGGTGTCGGCGAAGCCGAGGCAATCCGCGCCCAAGGCCAAGCCTACAATGCGATGAACAACACGTACATCCTCGCCCAACAGTACATTCAGATTCTCCCCGACATGATTCGAGCCGCCGCCGAACCGCTCACCAAGGTTGACCACATCACCATGTACGGCGACGGAAACAACACGAAGCTCGTGGGCGACACGGTGAACAGTGTGAGCCAGTTGAGTGAGGGATTGTCTCAATCCTTAGGCATCGACCTGAAAGCGTTGCTGAACAGCATGGTCGCCGGACATGCCGCCGGAAAGTCCATGCAGGACGCCGAGTAGTCCAACCGTCTGACAGTCGGGCCGTCGGATGCGAGACGACCCGACTGTTTTCGTATCGGAAGGAGCAAACCATGGGCTTAGGGTTTCTGTCGGGCCGTCGTCTGGTCAAGGCTTATGACGGCAAGCTCACGTTCAGGCAGGCCGCCGACCAAACTTTGAGGCGCATCGCGGAACGTTCGAAGGCATTGAGCAAAGGCTTCAGCGCGTTCCGCGACGCATGACAGGCGGATGTGGGCGAACCGAACCTTGAGACCATAAGCGCCGCCCGTCTGAACGCGGGTCTGAGCCAACGCGCCGCCGCGCGCGCGTTAAATGTGTCCGCCTGTACGGGGAGGCTGTGGAACATGCGATTCCACGGCCTCCCCTCTTGTTAATTCTTGACAGTCTTCCAATTGAGATACGGCATTTTGAACGCGACCTCGCCGTAATAAATATAATAAATATAATAAATATAATGCTTTAAAATCGCGCTTGGCTGGAAGCTGATTTGATGTTCCCCTACATTCTCGTTATGCTGGAATTGTTCACACAAAACATGCTTGGAAAACAAAGGGAACCAAAATGATTAAGACCATCACCAGCCTCAAAATCACCACATCACACAACCTCTTCGACCGAAACGACACAATCGAATACCTCACCATCGACTACTTGGACGAAGACGGCAACCAGAAACAAATCAAAAACCTCCCCCACGAAGAAGACGCCGGAATCTACGACGTCAAAACCGACCCTTGGGAAGACATACTCGAAGACTGGCGTCTCACAAAACCCGCCTACATCTCATCCTCGGACAAAGGCTGGGAACTGCTCGAAAACTATCTCCAACACCTCACCAGCACCCAATCTCAAGAATTGGAGGACAGCCAGAACAAACTGTACGAAGCGGACAAGGTGGCGGATATTCTGCGCAACATCAGCCGTCTCAGCGACGTCGGCAAAGCCGCTTTCGAGGAAATGCTGAACGTTGATTCCGAAAACGTATGGGACGTGTACTCAAAACATTGGAACCGTATTACGTCGCATCGTTCAGGCAACGGGGAAGACTGAGAAAAAAGGAGGAAGCATGAGCGTCAAGTTCAACGGATTCGACTACATCAGCGACAACGACGGCATGGGCATTCACGTCGTCGCGGGAGCCGACGACATCTGGTTGCCGGTCGATGACCGTGAGCGTGTGAGGTTCGCACTCGCCGTGCTGGACGGGTTGGAGTCCAAAGAGCTGGATGAAGTCGCCCATCAGTTCGCCTCGGAGAGAAGACGCGGACATGGTTCGCTTTGACGCCATAATGCTTTAAAAAGCGCTTGGTGGGAAGCTGGTTTGACGTTCGCGTACATTCATATATACTGGAATTGTTCACACAAAAACAGAAAGCCATGAATAGGAGCGCAGACCATGGAACACAAGACCAATGCCGTCGAAGTCAGTTTTCTGAAGAAAACCAAGTGGACGGGCACTACCACGAGAATGCTGACTTTTCCGGTAGGCGAACTGGCCGACAGGTGCTTGAACGCTTGGCTCGACATTACGGACGAAAGCTTCTCCCATGCCACACTCCCATCCACGCAACTGGCGGAACGGTTCTCCACGCTCGTGGAATCGGACGCCGACCAAGCCGCTTGGGACGAATTCTATAAAGCTGTGGGCGAGGAGTTCTCCCGCTTGTCAGTGGACGAGCTTGCCGCGTTTTTCATCGACCTGAACGACCCTTCGACCATAGTGTCCGTGCTGTGGAGCGATGGCGAGCACGAGTTTGTGGATTCCGGTTGCGAATACCGGTATTAACGAAGGAAAGCACGACGATGAGAACCAAAGCCAAGGAACTGCCAGCCATCCTCACTATCGCCGACACGATGGCCTACCTCTCCTGCTCACGCCAGCACATATACGACCTGCTGAATGCCGGTCGCATACGCACCTACAAAATCGGACGACGCCGGTATATCGACGCTGACTCGCTCGCCCACCTGTTCTGGAGTTGACGTGATGCCTAACATGAACCGTGTGGTCATGTTGCCCGCCGAACTGTACCGGCTGACCATGCAGTATGCCGAGCGACATGAAGTCTCGTGGAACGATGCGGTCAGATTGTTGGTTGAACAGGCGCTCGGAGAAGATGGGGGCGAAGACTCGTAGCCAGTATGTTCCGTGCTTGTTGTGGAGTCAGAACTTTACGTATGCTATACTGGAAATGTCCACATAAAACAGGCGGAGCCAACCAAGGAGAACGAATGAACGACACCAAAACCTACTACCAGCCAATCTTCCACGACAACGGCACCATCAGCGTGGTCGCCGGAGACAACACCTACGACCACACCTACGCGGACAAGCCCATGAATGAAGCTATCGTGGAAACCTCCCACAGCAAGCCCAACCCAACCAACTGGAAACACGTCGTATCCAACTGCGACGAACGTTGGAACCTCATCAAAGGCGACGCATGCTTGGCAGTTCTGAGCGGCAACTGGGACGTTTTCGAGAGCCGTCACGAAAACAGAATCATGCTTGTCACCCGCAAGGGAACCCGAATCCTCTGACCTACACTAAAAAACTCGGGGAGAAGTGGCATCCAGACCACTTCTCCCCTCTCTCATATCCGACAAAAAGAAAGAAAATAAATATGAAGGAACGGAATATCTCACTGGAAAACGACCTCATGATGTTAGGTCAGAAACCAATGGATGAACCCGACTCGTCCACCACCATCGAACTGCAAGAAATCGTGAAGAAAACGGGACGAAAAATGCTGAACCCACCGGCGCCACCATTGAAATTCAAACCGAAAACAGCGGACAAGTCCATTGAAAACACCGACGAAATCGCCAGCAAGACGAGCAAGAAACCCGTTCCAACGGTAAACAAAACCGCTCCGAAACCCATTCCGAAAGCCTACAAGCCCGCCACACGAAAAACCAACAAAACCGCACCTCCAACACCAGTCCCCACCAACCCGTACGCGCCTGTCGAATACGACTGCAACGGCAAATGGCGTCAACTGTTGACGGGAATCGCCGTCATTGGAATTCTCGTGGCGGCAATCGCATTGTTGGTGGGAGCGAAAACATGTTGGCGGTTCATCGCCGTAGGCGCATTGTCCGCATTCGCCATGCTCCCGCTCTACGGCTGGTTCGACGAACTCGAACGGGATATGGCGGTCAAGGCAGTCGAAAAGGATTATGGGATTCGTGTTCTGCAAACAAGCGGGGGCAATGGACTCGCGGAAGTGCATTACATGTTCCAGCGGAATTCAACCGTTGAAGCCGGTATGGTCTCCTATGGTCATGGCTTGGCATGGTTGAGGAGCGTGGGCGGCAAGAAGATTGTCGGACGAAGAGAACAGGTGGAAAAGTGATGTCCAGCACGGTGACTGCCGCACGTTTTCCCTCGTTCTTTTTCAACGGCGTTTGGCAAGGGCTTAAAACCGCCCTCATGCCGCACGCTTGCATATCCGACCCGTTGCCTCCCATGCCGACCGTACGCGATTGGCTTCAAGCCCATGGAGGCACCGGCATGGATGCTGACGCATTCGACCGGTGCGAGAGCGAATGGTATGAGCTGCTGGAGCTGCGCGAACGGCAGATGAACGTGTTTTTGGCTGGCTTGTTCGTGGGCACGCTGGTGTATGCGATTGCGGTGCTTGCATTGCTGGCGCTTGTTGGCTGGTTGTTGTATTCGTTGGTTCCGTTTGATGGTTTCGGACGTTTTGTCGATTGGGTTCGTGGTTGAGCGTTTCTCTATTCTATGCTATGCTGGAATTGTTCACACAAACAGGAAATCAAAAGGAACGAAAATGAGCGACAACATCAACTGGAACGAAACCGCAATCTACGACTTCCTCCGCTTCGAACACAAACCAGAACGCCAAGCGGCGTACGATGACCGGAATCTCACCAAACTCGCCAACGCCGGACTGGTGCAACGCAACGAAGAAAAACACACGTGGAAGCTCACCCAAAAAGGCGAAAAGGAACTAGCCGACATCAGACAGCATTTCGACTCCGGCAAACTCTCCGAACTCCCGCTCACGCTCCGACACTACTACTTCGACTGGGGCGAATACGATATTCACAACCTGCCGGTCAACGCACTTTCCCAAGTGGCCCTGCGGGACAGGAGTGCGGAGATTCGCAGGAAAGCCGTGGAACTGCTCGACAAGTACGACAAGCTTGACAAGGAAACGTCGAACGCCCTGTCCCACGACAAGGATTGGGAGGTTCGTTATATCGCGGCGAAAAAAGCCGACGTCTGCAACTTCTTCACGGAGGAGAATGAGCGCGTGGTCAGCAACGTCATCCGTAACCATGACGTTAATAAAGAGTGCCTGTCCCACTGGCTGGAAAGCCCCTACACCGGAATTCGCGCCCAAGCGGCCCTCTTGTCCGATGACAGCGAAGTAGACGAAGTGCTCAAACGACTCAAACCGCAAGACGTGGCCAGTGTGCTGGCCGTTAAACCTCGGTGGGCAACCCGTGAAATCATCATGAAAGCGTGGGAGGAAGCTGACAGACTGGAGCGTTACGAGCTGGTTCAGAATATGAGAGACATGCCGGATTCGTTCATCAATCGGGCGTTCAAGGGCGAAGCTCGATGGGCTCTTCGTGTGCGTATGGAAGATTATCGCAAAGCGGTTCGTCAAGTATTGAAGTTGGGTGCGATGTTCTCCGAGGACAGTGAGATTCGCCGGAAGATTTGGGAGCGTGCCGAGCGCGAGATTTAACCAAGTGGAGTGTGTGCTATTTGGGGATGTCTCCATTCATGTGGTATACTGGAATTGTTCACACAAAAACACAAGAAAAGACAAAGCCGAAATGTTTACCGCACTTGACATCAACACCAACGAGACCGTCACTGTTCAGCCGATAGCCGTCTACGGGAGCGATGCATTCGACACGCTTCTTATCGTCGATGCCATCACCGGCAATGGCATCTGGATGGGGGCTGACTCCTCCCAATGGCTTATCAACTTGGGACGCGCCGACTCCTACTCCGATGCCGAGAGGGTCGAAGATGTATACGGCGATGACGAGGACGAATGGGAGGCCACGGCGGACAGGAGGCTTGCCGCATATGGTTTCCGATTAGGCGAATTCGACGAAGAGGCTGGAGACCGGTGGGAGCTGGTAGAAGCTTAAAAACATACGGTTTCCCACGGCGCAATATCCGTCAAAACGCAAAGGGGCGTGCCATGACAGACACGCCCCACCATTCACAAGAGGGGCAATAATGCGAAAAGCGACGTTCGTTAGAAAATACCACGGGCACGGATACGACGCCCATATGGTCTATCTTGTCTATAGCTATCGCGGGCATGAATATACGGTGTATGAGAACCTAGCCCAAGGCAACGAGCCTCTCGCGTGGCAACACCGCAATGAGCAAAGCCAAATAGACCAGTTGATAGAGCAGGAAGAGCGGGAAAAGAACGCACAGCCGAAGCCAAGCCGTTATGAGGATACCGTGCAATATGCCTTCGACCAGTTTTATAACTTTCTCGATGGTGAACCGTCGGACTTCGACTAACCGGCATCGCCCACTGCGGCGGAGGCAACCGCACAACCCTCCGTATAGTGGTGAAAAATATCGAGTCGTGTGGATGCTTTTGCGTTTGCGCGGCTTTTTGTTTTTGGCGCTTTTGCGCTTTCTCTCAAATATGCTATACTGGAATTGTTCACACACACAAGGTCGAAAAACCAAGGAGCACACAACATGTACGCAATCCACTACATCGGCGGCGCAATGAACGTCAAGAAAATGCCCAAAGCCCAAGCAGTCGAATACGCCAAACAAATCAACGGCAACCCCACAGGCGCATTCACTGAAAGCGTGAAACTCGCACAAAGCGCCGAAGCCCGCGACATCATGCAAAAAAGGCTCTTCACCAAAAGCATCTTCCACCGCCACAGCGACGTGTACGGCATGAGCATGAGCGAACTGGTCAACACAGTCAACGAATACTGCTGCTGACCGCGCTGGCACCTCCCGTATGCGACCGAAAGAAACAATGAAATGGCAGACAAGCAACACAGGGAACGAATCGAAGAACTGCGCAAGGACATCGAAACCGGCGTGAAGGAACTACGGGACTCCGGCACTTGGCAGCGCTACCTCGATTTCATGGGACGTTTCCACCAATACAGCTGGAACAACATCCTGCTAATGCTCATTCAATCGAACGGCAACTCGTCGCTGGTCGCCGGATTCCGCCAATGGCAGACGCGCGGGCGCGTCGTGCGCAAAGGCGAACACGGTATGAAAATCTTCGGCTTCAGCACTAGAACCGTCAAGGACGAAGACGGCAACCCACAGCTAGACGAGAACGGCGACCCTATCCAAAAAGTCTGGTATCCCATCTTGACGGTGTTCGACGTGCCCCAGACCGACCCCATCGAGCAGATGAAGCCGTCCGAGCTTGAAGGCGCAGACGCGCTCGGCCTCGTCGGACGTATGACCGCTTGGCTCGAATCCAAACATTGGCGGGTGGGCCATGAGTCGATGGGGAGGGACGTCAAAGGCTACACCACGATGGATGGAAGCAGACGAATCATGCTCAACGCGAAGAACAGTCCGAGGCAGGACGCCAAGACCATCCTGCACGAAACGGCCCACATGCTCCTCCATCAGGGGTTGCCGGAAGGTGAATACGGTCGGCATCGCGGCATCTACGAGACCGAGGCGGAAAGCGTCGCCTATGTGGTGGCTAGATACATGGGAATGGACACCGGCGAGTATTCCATCCGCTATGTGGCGGGGTGGAGCGATGCTGACCCCAAGCTTGTACGCTCCACTGCCGAGCATGTCCGTAAGGCCGCTGACGAAATCATCACCGCGTTGCACGGCTGAAACCATCCAGCACCTCACGGGTCAGTCAAAGGGAGCCGTCCTTCGACTGGCCCCGTCGCAAAGTATCTTCCAGCAAGAATTCTCGGCTGGGGTCAAGTAGGGTGTGTGCTGTTTTTAGTTTTGTCATTTGTATGATATACTGGAACTGTCCACACAAACAAGGGTTCGACCCATACAGAAAAAGGAAAAAGAATGTACTCGAAAATCAACGAAGACACCTACCGGAAACTCATTGACAAGCTCTCCGAAATCCCATACGTGACAGGAGCGCACGCCACCCACGCCCTCTTCGGGGATGGAATCGAAGTCGCATTCCAATGCCCATACATGGGCAAGATGTTCGAATACTACCTTGTGGCAGACTCGCAACATAACGGCAAACATTCCTACCGTTGGAGTGGAGGGGTATACACGGTTTCGTCCGCGCATTGGGTTTTCGACGACGGGGAATACACTCCCGTGGATTTGCCGTCGCACAAGCTGGAATCGTTGGACGTTGACGGACTGTATGACGCGATTGTCGAAGACTTGGACAAGGCGCGAAGAAAACTATAAGAGCTTGTAAGCTCTAAACACATGTCGGCGGACGTTCCCTATTGGAAAGTCCGCCAACCGAACCCTGAAAGCAGAACATTGCACATTCATACCGTCTCCGAACAGGAGATTGAAGAGAACCTGCCGGAACTGCCCCCTCATTTGGAGGATGGTTTCAGTCTAAAACAGTTGGAAATCCTGCACGACTATGCGGCGGAAGCATTCACAGCCGGAATCGCATACGCAAACAAGCATTCCAAAGGAGTCGATAGACGAATGGGAAAACCGTGGGTCATTTCCGTCCCACCGTTCAAATGTCCGGACAATTTGAACGGAATCCCCGACTATTACATTCACGCGTGGGAAAAATACGTCGGCAAAGTCCAACCGGAAGGAGGAGACCGAGAGGATTGGATTGAACTCTGCGCCCGTCTTTACTGGGGTACCCGCAATCTGGGAGATGACGCCATTGTCCGTATTTGCGACAGGGATGACGTCAACCCCCGCGACCTGATTGGCCTCCCTCACTTCGGACCGGTGTTGAGAGTGCCAAGCATCGACCAGATTGGCGACCCTTCCAAAGCGGACATGTACGCCATCAATCCGAACGTGCGTATGCTCATGCACCGTAAGACACGACTCAGTTCGGTTCACGAGGATGATGTCAGTCAAGCGTTCGATTCCCTTATCAGCGAAGGAGTATCCGACTTCTTCGTCAAATACATGCACCAGAGCAAACGACTGCCGAACTTGAAACTGTCCGGCACCGACATTGACCAGCTCGTCCAGCAGGTACATGACTGGGGCGAATGGGCGTTCATTATGGCGGATGACGACCCGAACGCACTGCTTATCCAACAGTATGCGGACATCCGATATGAATACCGCATGTTCATGGTAGGCGACCAGCCCGTATGCGGCGCTGGCAATATCGGGTTGAAAACCCCTCTCGACAACATGCATACAAGATTCGACCCTCAAGTACAGGAGCATCGTGACGACGGTACGACGGATAATGTCGCAGTCAAACCTGAATTGGTCGAACGGTATCGCGAGTTCGCGGTAAGAGCCGGACGCATGCTCTCACACTGCGGCTACGCCGCATATGTCCTCGACCTGTGTCTTATTAATGATGAGGTTTCCATTGTCGAATTGAACGGCATGATGAACGCCGGACTGTTCGCATTGAACATGAACGACTTGACTATCGCTTTAAGGCTTAACTGGAAGCAATGCGTTCCGCCCGTTCTGGCTTTCTCCACCGACTCCAGTAGGGAGAGAAAGCCAAAGGAAGAAAGGAGAGGATAGTTTGCTTGGCAGACGAATACGATTCGACGACCACCCGACCCGCGCCGTGTTCGACACCGTGGAACTTCCCACGAACGGCCACTACGCGCTCTACCGCGTGTACCTACGTTCTTGGCAACGACACTCCTGCCGGCCGGAAGCGGAAGACACTCCCATGTTCGACGCGATATGCCCAAAGGGATGGTGCCGGTGGATGGCACACATGAGCATCCTGAACTATCTGGATGGGATAGGCCGGTTGGGTTGGCCTAAAACAGGCGGAGTTGTTTGGCAACATAGGACAATCGACCCCTATGCTTGCCAACTTTCCGTTGGCTCCCGTATTCCGATGGTTGATTTTCGTGCGGACGCATCGAGTATTAGTTGAGTAAACTTGACAATTATACGCATAATGCGTATAATATGGGGTATGAGATTCAAACAGGTCGAGAAACGAATACTCGCAGACGGCTGGCAATACTACAGCCAAGCCGGAAGCCACTGCCAGTACATCCACCCGACCAAAAAAGGCAAAGTCACCATTCCCAAACACAATGGTGACATACCACCCATCGTCGTCAAATCCATCTGGAAACAAGCAGGAATCAACGAAAAGAGAACAAAATGAAACTCACATACCCCATCATCATCATCCCCGACCATGAAAACCTCGGCACTTACGCCGTCGAAATCCCCGACCTCCCCGGATGCGCTACCGGAGGCAACAGCCTAGCCGAAGCGTTATCCATGGCCGAAGACGCGGCCAGCGGATGGGTTCTCACCGAACTAGAGGCGGGCAATCCGGCACCCAAAGCCAGCGACATGCGTTCCATCAAACCTGATGAACCCGATGCAATGGTCAGTATCATCATGCTTGACATGGACTCCTACGCCGCCAAATATGGTAAAAAAGCCGTGCGTAAGAACGTCACCATCCCCGCATGGTTGGACACGTGGGGAGAACAGAATAACGTCAACTACTCCGGAGTTCTGCGCGACGCACTCGAAAGCCTACGTGACAGGACATTGGTTAACGCATAGAACAAAATAGGAAAAACGTATGTCCGGCAAACAGAATATTCCGCGATTCTCAATCGAAGGCGTCACCTATACGAAACACCACAACAATGCGGCATTATCCATGCGTCCATTGGATGATGCGACCATGCGAGAACTGGGGTTTACTGACCGTCGGAAAGGATACTGGTATCTCTGCCGACGCGTATCAACCGACTCCGATATAACCCTGAATGCGCACATCGCCAAGGATGGGCACGACTGGCGGATAGACGTGTTGGACGAATGCTTCTGCCAACCCTACGACTACCAGTATCTACTCAGCGTCAACCCGACCTTGGAGTATGCGAACAACGTAGCCGACGAATGTGAGAAATGGTATCGCAGACTGTCCGAATGGGGTCTGCTGTCCGGCTGGCATGAAGGCATGTACGTCTAAAGATATAGGAAAACAGAGAAAGGAATACAGGAAAATTGAGCATTCTCACCGAGGAATTGGAAGAACGCTATCCCATTGAGGAAGGCGAATGCATCACGCTCACACGCGAACAGTTGGCGTTGCAGTTGCGCCGAGCATACAAGGCTGGTGCAACCCGCGATTTCAGGCGTACAGCACATGGACATTCGGAACTGATGAAGGTGTGCGGCATGTTGTATAACTCCCGTCTGTTGCCGGAAGATACGGATTTTGAGGAAGTGGTAAAAACCGTGTTGGACGGTCGGCTCGAAACCATCACGGCTTAAGTGTTATAGTAGAAGCGTCCACACATTTTTCCTTACAAAGGAGACTAACGTTGAGTTGGGATAAACGCCAAAGCCGAGACCCCCGAAGAATCGACCCGCTGGAAACACCCCTCTACGATTACGCGGTCGTGGACACCGAAACCACCGGATTCAAACCATCGGACGGTGCCAAACTCATCGAAATCGGAGCCGTGAAAATCCACGAAGGGAAACTCGTGGACAGGTACGAACAATTAATCGACCCGCACCAGCATATCCCCGAACACATCACCTCCCTCACCGGAATCAACGACAGCATGGTCATCGGACAACCCAACGTAAGTCAGGCGATATGCGAATTCGACCGTTGGCTTGGCCCGAGAACCATCATCATGGCCCACAACGCGACCTTCGACCTGCGTTTCTTAGACGCGGCCATGCAAACCGTGGACGGCGGCATGTTCTTCTTCCCTCACCGGTTTTTGGACACGTTGGAAATGAGCCGGAAAATCCATCCTGAAAAACCGAGCCATAAGGTCGCCACGCTCATCCGCGATTACGGTATAGGCGACGTGGAGGAGCATCGCGCCTTGTCCGACGCGACTCAGGAGAACATGCTGTATGAGGCCATGCGGAAGGAAGTGACATTCTCCCCCGCCTGTGGAGGCGGGGCTTCCTGCTCAAGAACCCCAATGGGTTCAGTATCGACAGGCTATCCCCACATGCCCTGTGGTTCGCACGATTTATGAGTCGTGCTATTCGATGATTCTCATTGCCTCATCCCGAATATTCCGGGCGGCGTTCACGTCACGGTCATGCAACACTCCACATGATGGGCACGCCCATTCGCGGATACTTAAATCCTTGACCAGAGGATTCTTGTAACCGCAGTCGTAGCATAGTTGGCTGGACGGATACCATTTGCCCACATGAACCAACCGTTTGCCTTGACGGGCGAGCTTGTATTCCAACATGGTGCAGAACATGCCATACCCGTTGTCCGACGTGCTTTTAGCCAAACCTTTTCTGGCTTTGCGACCATTGGGAAGATAATGTCCCTGACGTTCGGGGTCTGGTTTCGGCTCGGGTTTCTTCATCATGCTTTTCATGCTCAGAGCCTCCACGCCGACCATATCGTATGATGCGACAATCCTGTTGGCTTTCTTATGCTGGTAGTCGCGTCTTTGATTGGCGGTCTTCTCATACAGTCGGGCGACCCGCTTGCACTGTTTACGCCAGTTGGCGGAACCTTTGACCATATGGGAAAGCTTGCGTTGCTCTCTGGCGAGCTTGTCCTGCATTTTTCGATAGTAGCCCGGATATTCGGCGTGCTCCCCGTCACTGGAAACATACAGGCCGTGAGACGCGTAGTCCAATCCGACAGTCTTCACTGGCCTCACTTTTTCGGGTATTTGGGTCTCGTACTCGAAAAGGATTGTCGCGGTGTATCTTCCGGAAGGACAATGCTCCACGGTGACGGATTTCAGTTTCCAATCGTCGGGGATACGCTTGTGTTGGCGGACCGCCAACCATCCGAGCTTGGGTAGTTTCAACCTCCTTGCCTTGTCATCCAATTCGATGTTGCCGTGGGACAGATTCGTCGTGTATGTCTTCCTGCCCCGACGTTTCGACTTGTACTTCGGAAAACCTGTTTTCCTGTCCTCGAAGAACCTCTTGTACGCCTTCTCCAATGCGAGTTGCGCGTTGCAAAGAGCGAAGCTATCCACTTCGCGTAGGAACGGGTACGTGTCCTTGTACAGGGCGGGCGTGGGACGGCATGATTCCCATGTGGTCTGATAGTGGGCGATGCGGGTTTCGAGCATGAGGTTGTATACGAAGCGTGCGCAGCCGATGGTGCGGTCTATCAGCCGTGCCTGTTCTTCGGTGGGATAGGCGCGGAACCTCACGGCGATATGTGTCTTCATGCTTGGGTTCGGCTCTTCTCGCCTTGGTTCTCGATGTATTTGCGTATCACCTCGACGGGTGCGCCGCCCGTGGTGAGCAGGCAGAAGCTACGGCTCCAGAAACACTCCTTCCAAAGCTTGCATCTGATTCCGGGGAACTCCTGTTTCAACAGGCGGCTGCTGGCGCTCTTGTACGCGTTGATGAACTTCGACAGTTCGGTCTTCGGCTGGGCGCGGAACAGGACATGCACGTGGTCCACGTCATGATTCCATTCCTCCAACGTGATGCCGTACTTGGGTGCGATGTACTCGAAAATCTCCCGTGCGCGATTGGAAATCGTGTCATCAAAGACTTTGCGACGGTATTTCACGACGAGCACGAGATGATAATGCATGAGGAACACCGAATGATGATTCGATTCAAGTTTCACAGCAATCACCTCGTTCCTGATGAGTACGACTGAATACCAGTATAGCATAAGATTATGTCAATTCACCACCCGCCTTAGAGGTGGGTGAACCCTTGACAAACCGGTGTTGGATAGGCTGTTGGTGAACGCATAGGGTGGTTTGTCTCTTCAGGTTTGTTATGTTATACTGGGAGCGTTCGCATAAAGCCCAGTTGAAAAAGGAGAACACCATGCAGAACATCAACCTCTACAGACTGATGTCCGAACTGTACGCCCGTCCCGAAGTCGAGGACGCTGACATCGTGAGCTGCATGCGCGAAGACGATACCCTTAAAACGGTCATGTGCGACGGCCCTGTCATCGCCATCGGCGTGCAGGACGAATATCCAACGGTCGCACTGTACACCATATACGCCTCCGACGAGGACTACCGAAACAAGGAGCCTCTGATTGAAGGCTTGTACTACGACTTCGAAGACGACCACGACTACAAGGACGGCGTGGAAGACATCATCAAGGAGGCGTGCCGACCCATGGACACCATCATCTTCGTCAAAGACCGCTGCTGGCCCGGCACGGACAGCAGCATCTATGAGATTTCCTCAGCTGATTTGGGCGCAATCTGCGTGGCCGATTGGTCGTGGCTGACGGACGGACAGTTATCTGGCAACGTGCTCCCCGACGAAAGGTTGCGCGAACGGTATTTCGCATTGTCCGAACGCGAGGACGCCAGTCAAGCCGATTGGAACGCGTTCATCGACGACCTCTGGCAGACCGCCGATGGCATGGGCTTGGAGGAGCTGGCCGACTGGTTCGCTGAAATGAACGACCCCGCCACCATCACTGCCCGCTACTGGGTTCACGGCGGCGTCGAATACTTGGACGCCGCGCACACCATGCCAAGATTCGAGGACTGAGGAATCATGAAAGACTTGGAGAATGCCTTAGCCAAGTACCGTGACGGATTAGCCGCATTGGCCGGCGCATTGCCGTACACGCGCTTCGACGGGAACACGCTGACTATCGGACTCGTGGAGCTCTGCGCCGAGAACATCAGCCTCTCATGGTCGGACGGCGACGATGAGATGACCTGCGAGAGCGATGACGGCATCCACTGGACCGCATGCTGCTTCAACTTCGAAAGCTCCTCCGAGTACGACTTCAGTCTGTCCGAAGACCAAATGCTCGACCGTCTGAACCATTACGACAATCCCGTCTCGTACGACATGAAGCTGGACCTGCTGCTCCATACGGCGGACTTCTGCGACATCGACGTCGAATGGGTCGAAAGGCTGGACTGATATGAGAGGAGACACCATCATCTTCGTCAAAAACCGCCCCCTATAAAAAAGGAGTAGACCCATGCGTTACGGTTATAGGCTGGCGGGCGGCGTCGCCCGCCACAACGTCGAACAGTCCGATTTGAGGGCGTCCATTCTGGATGATGTGGACGAGCGGCTGGAACTGTCCGACCATGTCTCCGAAGATAAGGGCTGGGAGCTGAAAACGTTCCTCTGCACCGCACTGTTGGAGAAGGCGTTCGCACAGCTTGCCCGATGCGACAATCTGCCAGTCGAACGTGACCCGCTCGTCATGGAGGATACGGGCATGTTCGTTCTGTGGGTCGAAGAGTAGGAGAAGACAGGACATGTACGACATTTGCGACAAATAAAACACGAACAAACACAAAAGGACCCACAACACCATGAAACTGCACGACATCACCGGACAGGAATCCGGCATCATCATCTACAAGGACGGCACCGCCATCGTCGCCAACTGGGGCACAGAAGAAGGACTCCCCAAAATCGCATACGACGGCGCTCTCGTCTACATGCCAACCGAAGCCAAGCAGACCAACTTCCGCGACACCATCAACATCTCCCAGTGGATGGACATGAGCACACTCGTCGTAATCCACGATGCCAACAACGACTTGCCATTAGACAAAGACACCTACGGCACCATCACCACCCTCACGGACGGCACTGTGGTGCTCGCACCCGACCAGTGGAACTAAGAGAGGACACTATGACCAAAATCAAACTCAAGTACAATCTGACCGAACTGCACAAGCCCGTCGAACAACGAGGCAGCTACCTGACCGTCAGCGCGACCGACGAAAACGGCAAAACCGTCAAAATCGTCAGCAATAGGAACGGATGGGGAGAATTCAAACGCACCAAGGGTGGATACTTACAGGTTCAGGGCACCACCCAGTTCTCACTCCCCGTGAGCGACTCCGGTGTCCGTTCACTATTGCGACGCCGATATTTCGAACAGTTGGACGCCGACGCACAGCTCGAACAGATGGACGACGCGCACACCCTGCCAAGAGACGAGGCGTCTCGATGATTGACATGACGAACTGGGGCGGAAGGCCATGGAACATTACGTTGTGTCAGCCTGACCGTCACGTCCATGGTCGGACAATCCGCGCGAATACGCGGCCTCCTGTTCGCTGAGAACATGTTCTCGTTCACATGGAGCGCGGGACGCATTCGATGGACGAAAAATACATCACCAAACAACAAGGAAAGGAAGCATACCATGCTGTTCAAGCTTGAAATAGGAGACTATTCCGAAGACGGTTACGGAGTCCACGAGCCGGTAATCTACGAGACGAACTACGATGTCGCCGCCATCGCGGAAGGATACAAGAAGAGTTGCAAAAAGTACGGCATCCAGTTCAACCGTGGTGACAACGACTTCACGGGACTGGGGCTGAAATGCTGGGACAAACGCGCCCTCTGGTCGAACCCCGACATGGGCGCGTGCTGGCTCGATGAAAAGATGCACGACCTGCTGACGCATACCGGCGTCGTGCCCGAGGAAGACATGATGCCGTCCTTGTTGTCCGAAGGCAAATACCTCGCCAATTACGATAGCGAGTCCGACGAGTACGCCAACGCCATCATGCGGTTCATCGCCCTCTCTATGCCCGATGACTTCACTTACAGGATTCAGGAGCCTGAGAACATTCCGTGCCTGAACGACACGCTGGGAGTCAACCTCGGCTACGGGCTGCTGGTGCCGTAACCGTCAAGGTCGGGCAGGACAGGCGGAAAGGAGAATACCGTCCCACGCTTCTACGACGCCGAGGATACGAGAAACACGGAAAAAGGACTGAAAATGAACCGACACCTCGAACTCAAATCCCCATGCCCGAATTGCGGCAATATAGGAAAAGAAAACAGCACGACAACCGACGGGGAACGCCACACTCCGCCACGGTGGGAAGATATTGTAGTCCTCTGCGACGAATCGTCCGACGAGGAGTGCCACACTCCGCCACGGTGGATGGCGTTGACCGCAGCCACGATGATTCCGGTCGGAGTCGCGTGCGTGTGTGTCGCGCTTGCGACCGACTGGTTCCAGCTCGCTTTCGGCTGGCTGGCGTCGAACTGGAGGGGTGTGATTCTCGGCGTCCTCATCTCTCTCGGTCTCTTTCTCTGCATCACTCTCGGCGTCATTCTCGGCGTCATTCTCGTCGTGGGTGTCTTGATAACGGCACTCGCCTTCATCGGAATGGCCACCGTCATGATGTTCGTCGCGTTCCGCGCACTGCGTGATAGTCCTCTCACCAACGCCGAGACCCGAAGGGCAGTTCTCGCGGGAGGCTTGTCCTCGACCGTTGTTCTGGCGCTTACGGTGGCGGTATTCGCGTTCACTGTGCCCCCATTATTGGAGGACCCGGAACGCGCCTTCGTCATAGCTCTCATTACGAGCTGCGTCTTCGTCGTGCTCTTTTGCGTGTCGGTGACGGTCGCGTCGGCGGTCGTAGACGGGGACATTTGGACGAAAACGCAGCGTTTTCTGTTCCCTGACCAACCGCTTGATATCAGCGAGTCCGACGAGTACGCCAACGCCATGGTCGGGCAGGACAAGCGGAAAGGAGAATAAAGAATGGCTGAAAGACCCCTCATCGTCATTGACTTGGACAACACGTTCGCGGACTATACGACCGCGTTCAAGGATTGTCTGACCCAAATGGGCTACGACGGTTACGCGGACGCGCCCGACCCGTCCGACTATTCATTCGCATGCGACGGCTGGTTCGAAGACGAGGACACGTTCTTCCCATTGCACCAGCGTGCCGTGGAACTCGGCCTGTATCTGCGCGAACGCCCCTACGCGGGCGCGTTGGACGCGGCATACGATATGGCGCGGCGACATTCCGTCCTGTTCGCCACCAGTCGCGAGCGGGATGAGACGGACAGTCTGCGGTGGCTGCACGCCTACGGTTTGGACGCGACCCCGAACTGGAATCTCGACCTTTGGCGCGACACGTATCCTGAAACGTTCGAGTGGACCATAAGGGACTCCTGCCGCCGTGATGGAAGCGGAATCCGCTTCTGCCACATCTGGGACAAGACGTTTCTGGACGCCGACCTGACCATTGAGGACAATCCGCATGCGCTCGACTGGCTTATGGACAAAGGGTTGCGTGTGCTCGTCAAACGGCACGCCTACAACCTGCCCCAGTGCGACCGCGCCGAACAATCCGGCTTGGGGCTGGCGTTCGACGATTGGACGCAGGTGCCCGCGTTGGTGAAACGACTGTTGAAGGAGAATGCGAATTGACGTCCTCCCGGTGTTGAAACACCGGGATTCCAACACGTTATCGTGTTGAGGTTTCGCACGTCATGGCGGAAGCGTCCTTCCCGCGATAGGCGGGTTGGGCGTCTGGCTCCGTTTCGGCGTGCCCGGCTTCGTCCAAGCCGAGGAGATGGTTCAATCCCCGTTCGAGGATGTTGTTGGCCGCGTTCAAGTCGGCGTTCATGCGCGCGTGGCATTGCCCGCATTCGAAGTCCGCTTGGCTTTTGCGGTTCTCCTTGGCGCAATGCCCGCACTTGCTGCATGTCTGCGACGTGTACGCGGGGTTGACGAGTATGAGACGGTTTCGTCCGGTCAGTCGGGTCTTGTATTCGAGTTTGCTGACGATTCCGGCGAGGCTTGCGGCGCGTAGGCTACGGTTGAGTCCACGTTTCGCCGACTGTCCGTTGGGTAGGAACGCGCCCGGCCTGTCCGGGTCGGGTTTCGCCTTGGCTTTGCGGCTCATGCCTTGCAGGTTGAGGTCTTCCAATACGATGACGTCGTATTCGCGGACGAGCATGCTGGTGGTCTTGTGCTGCCAGTCGTCTATGATGCGGTGCGCCTTCGCGTACAGTCGGCTGATTTCCCGACCGGTGCGCTCGTAGGTGCGGCTCGCGTGGCGACGGTATTGTTTGACGGTTTCGCCGGACATGGCGATTCGTCGCGCCTGAGCCTTCTGACGGCGGCGTATCTCCCTGTCGATATGGTTCAACCGGTCTTTGGGGAGGTCGATGAAACGATTGTCGGACGTGGCGAGCGTATGCACGCAACCCCTGTCCAATCCGACCATCGCGCCGGTGCGTTCTCGGTTTATCGGCAACGGGTCGTTGACGAACACGAGCGTTCGTTTCGTCCAGTTCACTCCGACGCTCGTATAGTCGCGGATGGGTTGGCTGACGCGGACGCGGATGTGGATGCTGTACCGGCACGGCTGGCCGTCCAGACGATATGCGCTGGGGTTCTGTCCGGTGATGACGACTTCGCCGTGATGCCGGTTCAACTGCCGGTAGTTCGCGTTCGCGCCCTTGTTGTGCCAGCAGACGAAATACAGGTCGTCACGCCGTTTTTTGAACCCGGGCGTCATGCCCGGGTTCCTATGCTTCTTCTTCAACGTTTTGCGACGTTTGTTCGCGCTCCACCAGTCCGTGTTCTCTATCCTGTTCGGGGATTGCAGCACCATTGCGGGGATGGCCGCGAGCCACGAGCATTCCAGTCTTACCTGACGGTCGGAGCGCATGTCCGGCTTCCCGCCCAACGGAATGCTTATGCCAAGGTTTTTATCCCATTTGGCTCTACGGGAACGCAACTGGTTGTATCGGCAACGCCACCCGTCGCACAGCCAACGCATCACTATGTCGGGGTTGGTCGAATACAAGGGGATTTGCCGTCCGTCCGAGGCCGCGCACATGCCCACATACGGGGCGGCTCCCCGTATCACAACACGTTCTATCACGACCTTCTGGGACATGATTAGATTATATCACTATGCGCGTATAATGAAAAAAGACTTAAAAGGAAAGGAGAGGGTGGTTCCTCCCGGCATTGAAATACCGGGCATCCCCACCCAAAAAATGGTGAATCTTGCATCATGCCCGTTCTGCGACGGCGCTGTGCATCTCGTGTTCGACCGCGATTTCCGGCGCGGCGTCCGCTATGGAATCGTCCACGAACAGCCTTGCTCGCTTTTGCCGACCTTATGGGCGGCATACGGTGTTGAAGCCGATACGCTCGTCCGCTGTTGGAACCAACGATACGGGGTGGCGAACCGGCTGCGAGCATTGGGTGAGGATGGGCTGGCTGACATGCTGGCTTACGAGGGGGTTGGTTTGTCTTCTTAACTAACTGTGTTATACTGGGGGCGTTCACATAAAAAAACAGTCGGAAAGAGACCGCCATCCCGATTCGGAGCAACAACAATGCATAGCCTATACAAGACCGCAGGTAAATGCACTCTCAACCGAAACAAAGTGCGTTACCCCAACCAAAAGGAAGCCCAACTCGCATTGGCCGTCATCAAAGGACGAGGCAATCCAAAACACACGGAGAAACGCGCATACCATTGCCCCATCTGCCACGGATGGCATCTGACCAGCGCCGAAACCGTGAACGACACCATCCTGTCCGGAAGCGTACTCCAGCATACAAATCCAAACGCGTTCAACACCGGCATGGAAGCGTTCAAAATCGGTTCCAGACAAGGCAGATACTCCGTCAGCAAAGCAAGCCTGACCCGACGTGTGCGACACCTGCTCCACCTGTTCGCAGCCAACGGCATTCCGGAAGATTCGTGGGACAACCCATGGTTGTGGGCCACCCTCCGATTCCAAATCATGTGGCATGGCGGCGATGAAAAAGCGGAACAACTGCTGTCCACTTCGAAAAAAACCGTCAAAATCGCGGGAGACATGCTCGCAGAAGACAAGACACCGTTCCTTCACGTGGCTGAAAACCGGAAGGAAGCAAGACAATTGCATGATACGCCACTGCCCGCATGGTTGGCCGTGGCATTATTGGCAGATAAAGGAAAGGAACAGGAAATTTGAATGAAGAAGAGCTGAAAGAGAGGGCCATACATTCCCTTCTCCAATCGAACATCGGCAAAGTCTCCCCGGCGGAAGCGTTTGTCCTCGGTTGGCGCAGCGGCTGGGACGAAGCGTTAGACGTGGCTTTGGAAATCGTTCGCAAGGAACTCGACTGCGAGGAAGAGTGTCAACCATCCAACGGCAACAGTTAGAAAGGAACTAAATCACATGGTTCGAAAAATGGTAAGCGTGCAAGCCGTTGAAGGCGTGTACCCAATCAAGGATGCAGACCGTATCGAGAAAGCGAAAATCGGAGGATGGATTGTCGTAGTCGGCAAGGACATGGGATTGAAACCCGGCGACCATGTGGCCTATTACGAAATCGACTCCATGCTGCCCGCCGACGACCCACGGTATGCGGAATTGCAGAAACGTGGGCAGCGCACCGTGCCAGTGTCCAACACGATTACCGGCGAAGAACGCGAAATCACCGGACACGTGTTGAAGACCGCAAGACTGCGAGGCGTATACAGTCAGGGTTTGGTCATGCCGCTCTCTGCTATTGGCGTGCCGGAGGATACTCCGGTCGGCACTGATATCACCTTACAGGCGGACGTGTGGAAATTCGAGGAACTACCGCCTTTGAAAGGCGGGGATATGGTTGGCGTGTTCAATGCGCCATGCTCCAAGTCGGATGCTACGCGAGTGCAGAATCTCACCGCGTATTGGGATGAAATCAAACGGATTGCGTGGACGCCAACCGTGAAAGTGGACGGTACCAGCACCACAATCTACCGTGACATGGATGATACGGTACACGTCTACTCTCGCAATTGGGAGCTGAAGTCGGACTGCACGAACATGCAAGTGGCGGTGAAAACCGGATTGGTTGACGCGTTGGAGAAAGGCATGGTCTGCCAGTTCGAGCTGTGCGGCCCAAGTGTCAACAGCAACAGGTTGAAGCTTGGCTCCTATCGTCCATTCGTGTTCGCCGTATGGCATGACAATGCGAAACTCGACCGCGAGGATTGGCCGAAAGCCATGCTCGACAATGCCGTCCCACTGTTGGACGAGGCCGAGTGGAAGCCGACCGGCGATGTGATGGACATGATTGCCAAAGTGGACGGTCTGCGCGGCAACGCGAACCGCGACATGTTGGATGAAGGAATCGTCTGGCATGCGAAAGCGGGTGAACGGTTGAGCGACGACCTGTATAACGAGCTTGGCGGCAACCGTTGCTTTAAAATTATCTCCAATAAGTATCTGACCAAGCACGGTCTTTGACGGGAACAGGGCTATGGGTTTTCCCTCAAGCCCTGTTCTGTTATACTGGGAGTATTCGCACCATCAGATGGATTAGAGGTCGGTCTTGCCAACACAACCAGAAAACACAGGAGAACTCACCACCGTCATCGACCCCGAGTCAATCACCCGCTTAGCCTCCAATCACGCCAACAATAGAGAAACCACCATGTACGGACGGCATGGCAAACCAAGCAGGAAGATTCTGAAAATCAGAAAACAGCGGGCGAAAAAATCCAAGCCGAAACAGCCGGTGGAGAAAACCATGCCATTCATAATGCTTATAGTAAGCGTCGCGTTCGCTGTTGGAGTCTCCGCGATTCTGTGGCTCGCTCCCATTTCCAATCCTGACGACGTGACGGTTCGTCCCATCCTGACAGGGATTATGGTCGCGTCCGCGATTCTAGCGGATATGCCGTCTTGGGAGTATTTCCGCGCTTGGCGGCGGGATTCCCAAAAATAGTAACATTCGTAGCACGCTCCTTGTTATACTGGAATTAGCCACATTCACGTAAAATCAAGGAAAACACATGCCTAGAACCACACTGGCCGATGTCGCGTCCGACTATGTGCGCAAACATCAGCACGAACGGCAATGCCGCCAACTCGACTCCAACAGCCGAGTCACGCTCACGGTAATCCAAAACCAGTGGGCGAAACTCACCGGACAGGAACCCATGACCATTTTCGACGCGCCGGAAGTCGTAATCAGAAGCATCGAAAACACACAACGCGGACACGAACTGTTCGACCGGACGAAAGAATCAAACGGCGTCGTCTACTACGGGCTGAAAAAATGAAAGGGAAAAATGTCGCACACCATTGAAACCTTCACGCAAGTCACGCTCACATTGAAGGACAATCCAGAGGATGAAGGATATTGGCGTACCTGTTGTTGGGACTTGTCCAACAACAGGTACGCCATAGACGAATTGCTGAAATCAGGAAAACTGAAATCAGGTGAAACCGTCCCTCTGTCCGCCGGACTATTGCGCAACATGCTCGCCAAAGCGCAAAAGGACGCTCGCGGATTCAAGAACACTCCCCTAGGCGAATGCTCGCACGGCAGTGAGGCGGAACGGAAAAGGCAGGTGTACAGGTTCGCGGAAATCCTGAACCATGCCCTCTGCGAAGGTTCCCCGGCTTATTGCTCGGCAGCCAAGCCGAACTTGGATTTGTCGTTCCCGGATTTCGAGGATTGAGCCGCATTGGGTAGACATTCGAAAAAGAAAACCCGTACAGCCCCCGCCTCCACCGAGGAACAGTCGTTCTACGGCATCATCGCCGCCGGAGTGCGGGATGGCGAACTCTGGGTCAGAAAACGCGTGAGACGGTTAGTCGCTACCGTATTGTCGCTGCTCGTATCCATCGCCCTCTGCTGTTGCGGAACATTCCTTTGGTGGGATACCCAAGGCAAGGCGAAACGCGCACGTATAGAAGCGGAGAACTCCTGTATCCAGCAGGTCGGCAGCATGACGGAATCATACAATAAAGCGTTCCGCCTGTACGGTCAGGTTGCTTCCAAGTTCAGCGAATTGGACGAATCGTATGATTTGGACGCTTTGTCCGCTTTGCAGGACAAGAAGCCGGAGGGATATAAGCTGCTGCATTGCGATACGGATTTGGATGGGGATGTGCGGGAAGCCAAGGCTTTGAAGCGTTCCTTCGACCGGTTGTCCGTCGAATATCGCAAGGCTTTGACTCCCATCGGAAAATAGTTGCCAAGGTGCTGGGGTTGATTCCCCGCCTACCTTTAAACACTCTCGCGTTATATTGGGTTTGTCCACATATGGTAATATGAGGTCATGACTGGCATAACACATGAAAAAGAAATCCTGATGATTAGAATCGGATACGCACCCCGACGAGGCCGCGTATACTTCCAACCGCGAACCGTAATGCAGGAATACCTCCGATTCAGCGAACAGCACGACGACCACATCCTATGGAAATGCGGCATCATCGGAGTCATGCGAAACGTGGAGCAGGTCATCCTGTACGCGCACGACGAAGACCTCATGCTCATAGGCGAAGTCGCCGGTTTCGGAAGCCCCTACAATCCACGGACATGGGACGAGGGAAGCTTCTACCAATGTCCTAAACCTTGGTCGATGGAACCCGCGAAATACTGGATAGCGTTGGACGATTTGAGACCGTTGGAAGACTTCGACCCCGACATGTACGAACTCGCAGCCGGTAAGGACGAAGGCAAGCCGCTGTCTCTCGTGTTCGAACGGAAGGTACCCATGCTCACCATGGCGGATTCCGAAGGCAATCGCAGGAAGGTGACGACTTCCCGCCGTTCCGTCCTTACGCGCATCCGCCCCCGAGAAGTGTGAACGATTCCAGTATTTGGACATATTTTACGCAAACCACTATACTGGAATTAGTCACATAAGAGTAAGGATATACCATGACGGAAACAACACTCATGGACAGACGAGCGGTATTCATGCGAATCAGCACGGAATCCGACCTCATCGGCAAAGCGAGCGTCAAACCCGACAAGAACACCATCATCCGCTACAACTGGCGCGAAGCGGACAGCATGCTGGACGAAATCGTCAAACATGCGGAACAGAACGACGGCAAGGTCATCATCCCGTTCGACAGCATCGTCTCAGTCCGTTCATTGGACATCTGCTCCCGATTCATCCTCTGGCGCACCGATGGAAAATATCTGGTCGGGAAACTGTTCGACGCCGGAGAGAACTACAAGCACGGGATGGACGATAGGGACGGCTATACGACCCCGAAAGCGTTGCGTGCCAAAGAGTCTTCCCGCTGGGTGAAGCTCAGCGAAGTCCAGAACGGAGAGGACTTCCCGTTCGAGGATTGGTATATCGAAGCGTACCGTCACCGCTCCCACAGCAAAACCCCTCTGGGAGAGGCTTTGCAGCACAGCCATATGAACGTCATGTTCGCATACGAGGAGGATTGAGATGCCGAAAATCATCATACCGGGCAAACGCCTCACAGCCGACATCACCCATAAGATTCAACCAATGATTAAAGTCACCGACTCGGAAGGGAAGGAATGGTTCGCACGGGCCATGTTCCTCAATCTGAACCGTGGTACGGGAGACAAGTGGGAGGTTGAAGACCTGAGCCTGTCCATTGCGGCGAAACCGAATTACGCGTTCTACAAGAACCCGAAGCTTGGCGTGGACATCAGTCCGGAACAGAATCCGGAACTCAAGGAACTGGTTGACGAATACATGCTCGTAGTCAAAAACGACACCGCTCAGGCAGGAGCCTAATTCCATTAACAGCAAGGACGGCACCTCCGTTTCGTGTAAGGTTGTTTACAGCGAAACGGAGGTTTTCTTTTATGGCATACAGTCCGTCAGAACCGCGCGACCCGCTGGGCAAGTGGATGAAAGCGCATGGTGGCAATCCGAAGGCAAGTCTTGCCGATAACGTCAAAAATCTCAACTATGTGGAAGAGCATGAGTCGGCTGTCGATACCAAAAACACGCCGACAGCGGTAATTGACCAGATAGCCAAGACCGGCAAAGACGAGGACAACCGGCTGGAGGCGCTGATGAACCCGAACATCAGCGACGAGACGCTTGACTCGTTCAAGTACAGCGACGACGTGAGGGAGCGCACGGCAGTCGCGTCCAATCCGAAACTGGACGGCAAGACGCTCGACATGATGGCGGACGATGACAACTTCTATGTGAAACGTGCCGTGGCCCTCAACCGCAACACCCCGACCAACACTCTGGAACGGCTCGAAGGCGACGCCGACAAGGACATTGCCGACTACGCTCTCATGGCATGGTGTCGGAACCGTTCGCTGGAATACTGCAAGGAAGGCGATTACGGTAATCCCAGCGTCCTGCTCGTGCAGAACAGATACCATCAAACACTGAGGCTCGAAGAGCTTATGGACTACGACGATGTGAGAGACCCCATGCCGTTACCGTGGCAGGACGGTTACAACGACTATATCGAGACCAACGAGAAACTGCATGTCTGCGACGCGTACGCGTCGGAGATAGCCACGGAGGCGGCTAGGAACGGCGACTACGACGCAGCCTTGCAAATCTTCGAGGCCGGTCACAGCAAATGGACGGACGGCAGGGCGGGAACCACCTTCCCCCTTAGCAAAGGCAGGATGAAATGCCCCGCCATGGCTATCGACGCGGAGACGAAATTGGCCGACCAGTTCCTCTACCACGCCTCGTCCGAGCAGTGCGAAAAACTCCATAAGCTAGGCTACGATTCGTCGGCGCAGGGCATACTGAACCGTTTCGACATGACCAACACCATCAGCACCCGCCCCATGGCGGAACACTGCACGGTGCCGGACAGGCTCGACAGGCTCTCCCAGTCGAAGGACTCAGAGACGAGACTTCATGTGGCGGGCAATCCGAACACCAGCTTTCACACGTTGGAGACGCTAAGCGAAGACAAGGACGAGAAAGTCAGCCGTAGGGCCGTCATGAATCTTGAACATTGCCGTGAGAATCAAAGGCTTTCGGACGAATACGCGGGAGTCGATTTCAACGACGATAGCGGATACGACGATATCCAATTCGAATACTAAAAGAAATTGGAGGAGGAATGTACAATCCTTTACAAGCAAGAGACCCGCTGGGCAAATGGTTTAAAGAACATGGCGGCGCTTCGATTGAGGATGTCGTCTCCAAAACCAGTACGGTCGATTTGGAGAACATGGCCTTGGATGATAGGACACCTACCGCCGTGCTGAACAATCTCGCCACTACCGAATACGGGTTCAACCATCCATTCGACGAGGACGAGACCTACCCGAATGCGAACGGCGAACCGCCAAAAGACAAGCGGGAGAACAGGTACAATTACGAGCAACAATCGGTCAGATACGACACCAAGGTTCGCTGCACGGCAATCGAACGCGGTGCCGACGATACCGCGTTGAACGTATGCCGGTTCGACGACAATCCACAAATCCGCAATGCGGTGGCCCGCAACACCGAGGACGCGCACACGCTGGACGTTCTCTCGTCCGACGAGTCGTGGAAGGTTCGCGGTGCCGTGGCGGGCAATCCCCATACTCCGAAAAACGTGACGGAAAGACTGTTGAACGATAATGAGGCCATCGTCCGTGCGGAAACGTTGAAACGTTCGGATTTGAGTTCCGAACAGATTCGAAAAGCCGTGAATGACGCTTTGGAACCAACCTCCCATAAGGCGGGTGCCGTGACTGATGACATGACGAAAATCATCCGTGCCGCGTCCGGCAATTGGCAGACCGACGCCGATACGCTTCACGAATGTCTTCGCGTGGACGATTACGAGACTCAACGAAACATCGCGGAGCATGAGCATACGTCCCAGAAGGATTTGCACCGGCTGGCCTCCAGCGAGGATAGCGCTATCCGCGAGCAGGTGGCGTTCAACCCCCATGCGTCATCGGCTACGTTGAGCTTTTTGGCCTACGACGATTGGACTCAGACCCGCGTCAACGTGGCGGGTAATCCCAACACGACTCCCGATACGTTGGAGTACATGTCGAACCAGTGGAGTCCGCATGTGAAGCGTGCCATCGCCGTGAACTCAAACGCCTCCGTGGATACGTTGAGAAAGCTGTCCCACGATTCAGACAAGACCGTGAGACGATTGGCTTATTCCGGACTGAAGCAAAAAGGTGAGAAGCCCATCGACAAGCCGTTCAAACCGGCCAAGCCGGTCGAAGACGACAATCCCGGCAAGTATATGAGCATGGACTTCGACCCGCTGGAATACTTCGGACTGGACGACTGAATTGACACTCCCGTGGTTGAAACCACGGGAGTGTCAATTCAGTCGCTCAACGTAATTTTTGCCGTGGCAAAAGTTACATCAATTGATGGAAAAACTGCTGATTGCCAAAATTTTAGACATTCATGTAAGTTTCAAGTGACGTCAGCATTATTCAGGTATCGGGTATGGGGCTACGGACGTTTTCGCGGAGATAATCACGCAGCCGTTCCCTAGTTTTGACCCCATCACGTTCCACAAATCCCTCCTCGAACATCCATCCCAGAGGAGGGATTTTTCCGTTTTTAGAAGGTTTATAACACTTGGAGCCGTTAGAGTCGAAACCAGCAATGTAGAAAAATTCCACAAAATCGAAAGCGATTGACCCGAAATGGCAAGAGACGGTTTCTATCGTCCGGAAAGCTTCATTAGTCCCGGCAGTGAATACGGTCTGCTTCGAGCGGCCACGCCGGACAGGACTGTATGGCTGTACGCGAAGATTCCTTGGACGAGCGCACTGTTGGACGGTGCCGGTGATTCGAAACGCAAGGAAGCCGAACAGGGTTTCATGGCGTTCTTCGACGGGTTGGCCGGTGAGGTCAGCGTGGCTGGCATGAGATACCGTGACATTCTGAAAAGCGAATACAGAGAATTCCACCTGCTGACCGGCTCCATGCCCATCCCCTACCGTCCGCCGGTCATGCAGCAGGATGATTTGAAAAGCTATCAGGCGTACTATTACCGTAATCTGAACGTGTGCAAGCAGTTCGCCGTAATCGGGGTTCCGTTGAAACTGGGCGGCGAGGACGGAAGGAAGGGACGCAAACAATCCCTCCTACGCAGAGCCACCACGAAATTCAACCAGCTCAGCTTCTCTATGGCGAACGGTTACGCCATGTTTGAGGAATACCTGCCTGACGCGCACCGTATCGAACGCATCATGCTGAACGCCGGTCTCATACCTTTCACCGTCATGGAGGAAAGCGAACGGGAACAGCTGGTCGCGATGATGGAGACATGGTGGGTGAGCCGAGCTTCCGCGTCTGCCCTTCCCATCATCGCCGAGAACGACCATCTGCATTTCTTCCCCAACAGCAAGGTCTGCCAGAACGCGAAACGCCTGTACGATGAGGGAATCGACTGCGACCAGTGGAACATCGACAGTGAGTATCCGGCGTCAATCTGCTTCGCCAGAACCACCCAATTCGCCCAATCGGACATCACCGACCCGTCCAATCTTTGGATTGCGAAATTGATGGAAGTCGCCACTGCCGGTGGGGCGAACGCTGTAGGAACGTCCATCCGGGGCAAGGTCGAACCCGGCAAGGTGACCGCCGACACGATTCGCCGTAACGCCCGCACGATTGACGAGAACATCAAGGAGCGTTACCAGCATGGGCGTGAGGCGTCCGCCGACATGACCGATTTGAAATATCGGTTGGACTATAAGAAAGCCATCTACAATTCGCCGGAAATGCCGCCGAGCATCATTGATTTGAGCGTGGCCGCCTGTGTGGCCGGTAACGCGCAGATGGCCGTTGACTCGTTGCAGAACATCCAGAACTTCGAGTTCACGAATCTGACCACCGCCAACGAGCAGTTGATGGCGTTCAAAAGCATGCAGGCGTGTTCGCCTGTCCGTATGACACCTTATGAGATTCACTGGTCGGCGACCTGCGTGGCCGGGGGCGGCGTGAGTAGTTTCGCCAAGGCCGGTGACGAGACGGGCGCGTTGGTCGGATTGACGGAAGCGAACCGGCAGCCCGTGTATGTGGGCACCACGACGGTGCAGGACAAGGACACGCGACCGGGCATTCTGGTCATTGGCGAGACCGGCTCCGGCAAGTCCATGCTGCTGGTGAGCCTGTTTTTGCAGTGGATGCTGATTGACTCGCGTAGCGGCAAAGGCAAGACGCCCTGCATCCTCGTCAATCCGAAGGAGGGCAACGATTTCGAGGATGCGGTGCTGTCCCGCAACGGTACCGTGCTCAGAATGGATTCCGACATCGCCGATGGCACTTTCGACCCGTACAACGTGCTCCGCAGTGAGGAGGAGGCCAAGGATATGGCCGCCATCATGATTTCCGACATCCTCAAACCGGACGGCGACACCTCCTACGAGTTGACCGTCAAGGCGATGCTGGATTACGGGTGCAAGAGAGGCGGTCGTTGCTGCGGAACGATGCTTTACAAGGCCGCGACGGACTTCCGCGCACTCCAACAGGCGGGCGATGACCCGTCCAAATACGATCTGTATCCGGACACGTTGAAAGTGTTCAAAATGGTTACGATGAGCGTCAACACCAACCAATCATTGAGGCTCATCTTCGGCACCAACGACAATGTGACCCCGTTGCGAGTCAGCCAGAACTTGACCCTCATCAACGCGGGCGACCGTTCCATGATTCCGGAACGAGGTGCCGAGAACACCGTCACCGGACGTATCCAACGTTGGGTTCTCCGCATGATTGTGTTCGGAGCCGGTGCTGCGGTGAGCGAACGAGACGGCATGGTCGGAATCGACGAGGCTTGGGCGATTCTGGGCGAGGACAAGGGTGCCGCCAAGGTGAACGAGTGGATGCGTACCGCACGTTCCCGCCGTTTCACTCCGGTGTTCGCCTCGCAGAAGGTCAAGGAGTTCATCAACGCGGGCATGACAGGCGGTATCGGTCGAGCGTTTCTGCTGGCATTGGACGACCCGATTCAGGATTCTCCGGCGCGAGACGCATTGCAGCTGTTGCAGATTGAGGATTCCGGCAATCGTATCCGCTCCCGTATGAGCATGGGCGACACGAAGGAGAATGACGACCCGAACTGGTCTGGTATGAGGCGTCTGCGCGTCAAAGACAAGGAGACCGGCAAAGACAAGACCATTCGCGGTGCCATCGCCTATTTCAAGGATTCCAGCAAACAGCCCGTACCCGTCGAGGTCATCATCCCACCGGACCTGTTGAAGGAAATCTCCACGACGGCGACCGACAAGATTCGTCGTGAAGAGGAGAAGAAGAAAGCAATGCAAGCGTTTGAAACGCAGGAAGGACAAGAACAGTGAGCTATAAGGATTTCTTCGGCGAGAACCGTCCGACCCCCAGCAAAAAGAGGGACGAGCCGAACATGACCCCGTTGTCCCCACCGAAGTTCGATACCACGCCAGTGGTGGAGAAATATGACGTCATGGCTTTCCAAGGTTTCTCCAGCGGCAGACCGTTGCTGTTGGAGAAACCCACCAAGTATGTGAACCGTATCGTCAATTCGATGAAGCAGATTATCGCCATTCCGGAGACCGACCAGCATGGCGGCGTCGAGGGAAGAGTATACCTGTCCCCTATTTTCACGCTTCCTGTGGCATTGCTCCATGAGGGAGACAAAATCGGCAACGAGACCGTGAACCGATACCCCTACCTGCATTTCCCGTCGAACCATGTTTGGGACGCCGACGAAATCAGTCTGGATGAATACCTGCTCGCCATCGAATACATGTTCGTCATTCACGACGTCGCGCAGGAGGACACCGCTGGAAACCTGCTCACCTATGGCGTGGACGGCGATTACACGATGGACGACGACGCGTGGAAGACAGCTTGCGAATGGTCTAGGGAAATCAGCAAACCATTGTCCGACCTCAACCGTGGCCGACTGTTGGGATTCGCAATCAACAGTCAAAGCGAACGGGAGGTGGATACGGTTGCCGACCTGTTCGACCTTTGGGGAGAGGAAAGGGAGCCGCAGCAGATTCTCTCCGACGCGCAAACCGCTGCGGGCGATGTGGAAGACCTTTACGATATGGTGTTCAGCATCCCATTCGAACCATTCCACTGATTTTCCTCCGCTTACGGTAAAAATTCTGTTAACTTGGAAGAGACGGCAAAAGTCTCTTCCAAGTTTTTTGTAAGGCGGACACAGTGCGAAGTTTCGGAAAAATGGCGGCTATGGGAATGGCCGGACTGCTGCTCTTCGACCTGACGTTGGCTGTCGGCGTGACCAGCATGAGCACGGTTTCCAATACGGCCATGATGTCGATACGTTCAAACGGATGCACTCCGACATCCGCCAAAGACGATTCGGACTCCGAGGGTGCCGGTTCCTCTTCCGATTTCAAATCCAACGATGTCGCCACCAAAATAGCCGAAGCGTTCGCTTCGGCGGGATTCTCCAAGGCGGCAACGGCTGGCGTACTGGGCAACGTGTATGCCGAGTCCGGTTTCGTGGCAGACAGAGGCAGCGGCGATAATGGCTACGGTCTTGGACAATGGACTCCCCGAAGCAAAATCCGCGCTTGGATGGACGCCAACGGACTGGAGGGCACGCCTGATTCCGATGAGGATGGGCAGATAAAAATGCTCGTCGCAACAGCCAAAAGTTCCTTCAACAACCATTACCTGTCAAATGCGAAATCGGAAATAACCGTCAAAAACGACAGCCTGTATGATACGTGGCATGATGCCAGCGACCCGGAAGTGGCCGCAGTCGCGTGGATGGCTGGATGGGAAAGGCCGAATTGGGCGTCTCGGAACGAGGACGTTCGCAAACAGGTTGCCAAGGATTACTACAGCAAAGGGTTGAACGGCGTCTCCTTCAACGGTGGGGGCGGCGGTTCCGACGACGACGGCGGTTCCCAATGTTGCTTCCAGACCGATGATTCCGACGGAGCCGCGAGCACGGCGTCAGACAATGTGACGGTGACCAACTCCGTTCAGGCGTACACGGACAAATACGGTCAGGCCGCATTCGACGTTGGTAAGAAATACGGCATCCCTTATGAGGCGATTCTTGGACAGTCGGCGGTGGAAAGCGCTTGGGGCGCATCCACATTGACCACAAAATACCATAACTTCTTCGGAATCAAAGCCGTCAACGGCCAGAAGTCCGTCAGCATGGGCACCAAGGAATGCAATCAGGGCGGATGTTATGACACGACCGGTGACTTCGCGGTCTACGATTCCGACGAGGATGGCTTCGCAGGTTATGGCAAGTTCATCATCGGAAACTCCCGTTATGCGGCGGCATTGCAGAAGCGCACCGACCCGCACGCGTACATTCAGGAGTTGAAGAACGCGGGATATGCCACGGACGGCAATTATGTTTCGACCGTTTGGGGTGTTACCCAACAGTTCATCGCATACATCAAACAGAACAACAAGTTCCCGCCGTCGTCCGAAGTGGAGTTCGACACCGCCCCGCCAGCCGATGCAGACGGCTCTTCCGGCGACTCTGATTCGAACACCACCTGTCCCGTGCGCAACGGTGACGGCGGCGACGCCTCCTATGGTTCCGTAGGAGGCGCACCCTCCAAGGATGGCGACTTCTCTTGGATGTGCTCCGGCAATCAGAGGATTTGCGGCGCGAACGATGCGGGAGTGTTCTATCCGCATCTGGAGTTCGGACACCAGTGTGTCTGGTATGCGTGGAACCGTCTCGCCATGATTCACGGCAATGAGGGCTGGTCTTGGGTTTTGGGCAATGGCGGCGACATCGCCAATAATCTGAAGGGGAAGCCGGGTTGGACGGTTGACTCGAATCCCAAGCCCGGTGACGGAATATCGGGCAGCGGCAGTCCGTTCTCCGGCGGTGGCGGCTGCGGTCACGTGGCCGTGGTGGAGGAGGTGTCCTCCGACCCGTCCGGTTGGAAAATACGCATCAGCGAGGGCAATAGGGACGGTTCCGCCTCGTTCAGCTCCTATGGTTCCCGCTGGTTGACGAAGGCTCAGCTTTCCGGCACCGACTGCCAGTTCTTCCGCAACTCCAACTGGAAGAACTGACCGAATTGGCGGCGCAAGCACGGTTTCTACCGACGGCTACTCACGTTCGTGGATTGTGGCCGCATCCTTCTCGGGGTCAAGGTCTGGAGCTTGCTGTTGGCTTTCGGTGGTGTTTCCGGCCTGAATCAAATCGTCCCACATGCTCCAATCGACCTTCCCATCCATGTCGCCCATGCTGGTCGGAGAGTTCAATACGCGGGTGATTCCGGTCGGGTTCATGCCGTTCCAATTCAATCCGCCGGAAACCGGAATGGCGATTCTGCTTCCGTAGCCGAGATTGTCCGCCACATTGTCCGGCGTCCACTGCGACAGGAATGGGTTAATCCACCAATACTGGTTGCTCCTATATTCAATGTCGGAGACCTTACCGTTGTCGATGGTGAGGACGTCGTCAATCTGATAGTCCCGCCATGCCGGGGTGAGGGCATTATATCCGCCCATCGAATAGGTGTCGCCGCTGGTGACGAGGATGGAACGCACCGTGCCTTTGACTCGCACTTTGCCATTATCAAGCACGGTAACGGTCGGGTCTTTCACCCATCTGCTTCCAGTGCCCCATACTTCGTTACGCCACCACGCTTGGGCTGTGGGCATCGTATCGCACAACGACTGGTAGTCCGACATGTTGCACACGTAGGATGGGGCGTCGCTCCCCCACGCCTGATTGGTTTTCATGGAGACAGGCATGTCGGATGGGGTTTCGATATTGTCCGGCGTTCTCAATGCGGCCAATACTTGGTCGGCTGGCTGTTTGGCCCACTGGTGTGGGTCTGCGAGCGAGTCCACTCCCCAATTACGCATGTCCTTTTCCATTTGCAGGGCGATGGCCTTGTTCTGTTCCTTCTGCTCGTCGGTCAGGACAGGCTTCTGGGCTTTCTTCTCGGTTTTGCTTTTCTGCGAGTGGACGCTGGCGCTTGTCTGGGCTTCTTTGACGGAGGTGACATGCTTGCGCCATGAGCACCATCCTATGACGAGCGCCAACACTAGGACGACTGCTGTGATTATGGTGATGGTTTTTTTGTTGTGGGACATGAGTTCAGCCTTTTGCTAGGAAGTTCGGACGGGTGTTCGAACATCTAGAAGAATCTTAGCGAGAAACCCTGCTGTCAGCCTTCTTGTACTGGGATTCCCTTCCATCCAACCCGTTCTTTCCGAGGCGAAGCAGGATGGTGTTCAACCACAGGACGCCCGTGGGGATGAGGTATCCGATGAGGGCGAGCAGGACGCAGAACTTGTCTCCGGGGTTCCAGTGGACGTAGAGCATAGGGAAGATTGCCATGAGGATGCAGTCGATGGGGATGTCGTACAGTTTGCCTTCGTGGAAGGAACGGCGGAATGCCCAGATGACGCATTGGGGTATTCCGATGACGACCAGTGCGGTGAGGATGTCGAACGCTCCGACCGCGATTGAGGGGATGACTGTTCCGAAGAAGTTGTTAAACATCGTTTCGAACGTCTGTCCCGTGTCAGTCATGGACAGTCCTCCTATCGCTAGGAAGAAGACGCAAATCGCATAGACGACGAACGTGCCGATTGATACTAGTAGTGTTGCCATTTTGTTTTCTCCTTTTTGTTAGGTCATAATTTGGTTCCTTATGGCGACTCTTTTTTTGTGGACAATCTCAGTATAGCACGAACTTAAACTTTCTACGATAACCCACTCCCCAAGACGACGACACGCCCAAAAACACCCCAAGCAGTCCCAGACTCCCCAAACGATTTTCCCGTTTTCCAAAGGTCAACAACAAACAATCCATTAGGGTCGTTAATAGATTTTCACCACTCGAAAACACAAGACGAATGGAGTCCCCGATGGCACAGAATCGCGGTGGGCGAAGCCGCAGCAGAAGCAAGGAGCCGACCCATATCTGGAGCGGATTCTGGTGCGGACTCGTAATAGCCATCGGAGTCATCCTCTGGAATTTCCTCAGACTGCCCCTCATGCCGTTCATATGGCTCGGCATCCTAGTGGGAGGAACCACGGCGACCTATCCGACCCCCGCACGCAAGACCGACCCCATCGACCCGAAGAAGCTCAACGTCTACTACCGATGGAAGGACATGTTCTCCGGACTGAAACCCTACTCCCGTCCCGAAAAGGACGACGAGTTCGACGAGAACCCGGAAACGTTCTCCGACCTCATATCCAAATCCGACTGGCTCGCCATACACCGCGTCTCATGGTGGGTCGGCTGGTTCGTCGGACTGTATGCGAGTCGCGGATGCGGATTGTGGACGATACCGTTCAACATGGCGTTCGGCTTCATGTCGGCCATGGGCGTCATCCATTGGCGTGACAGGCTGGTTGACCGCCGTCACATCTATCAGGGCGTGAGCCTGTTCGCGTTCCTGCAAAAAGGGAAGGCGTCGCAGAAGGCCATCGCCATAACCTCTTCAACGGTTCTTCTTGTTATACTGGGAGCGTGCGCATACTTGGGGTTCGTGGATATCCCCACCATGGTCAGCCTTCCCCCACTCCTGTTCCTGCTGCTTGCGACGAAATTCGACAAGCGGAAGCAGACGGCATACTGGCGTGAACTTGTCAAAGCCCAACGCATGCTGGACGGTTGGGTCAAGAGCGACGACTTGGCGAAGACGTGGGGCGGGGCATACGTGACCCAAGTCAAAAAGGTCGGACACCGCAACAATCCGATGCACGTCATGCGCGTCCGTCTGCAAGACCAGTACGATGCTCCGCGAAGCAACGAGAAAGTCCTGAAGGCCGGTGTGGAACCGTTGCGTTCCTCCGCCACATCCAGCGGCTACAACTTCATCGCCCTGCTCGCCGCCAAAACCATCAAGGAGAACGGCTGGCAGTTCGACCCGAGCCTCGTGCGCATCGTGTACGGCAAGGACGAGTCCTGCATCCCCGACATCACCAAGAAGAACGTTGGAACGAACATCGCACAGCTCGTGGCGGACATCGCATACGACTACTGCGCCCAGAACGAATGGCACAAGCGGCCTCCGCTCGTTCAGGTCATCGACGCCGCCGCAGACGGCGAGGAGAACGCGGCATGGCTGATGCTGCTGCACAATCCCCCAAACGGTGGGGCGCTCATCACCCAACTGGGATTGGAATGGCTGGCGAACCCGTTCAGCCCCGCCGACATCATCAAAATGCCGATATTCTCCGACTTGGAGAACTCGTTCATGCTCGCCGCCCAACCCGAGACGAAGCTGAACGACAAGGGCAACAAATACCGTCCGGTTGGATTGACGCAAAGCAGGTCGTTCGACCGGTACATCGAACTGTCCCGCCGGTTCAAACGTGACCAGAAGGCTTGGCAGGACATCGTCGGGTCGAAGCTGAATCTTCCCGTCTGCAACTACGACGAGGAGAGGATTGTAGAGACGAGCGAAGGCTGGACGCTTTCGTTCATGCCGGAAATGCTGACGGCACCCGACCGCACGTCCGACTTCATGCGCTACGACCTATCGAGTCTCGACCCGTCCAAGGATTTCGTCGGACTCATCGAGGAGAACGGCATCACCTCGCTGGTCATGGCGGACAATGCCCCTTTGAGAATCGACCGTCTGACCGGCTCCCGTCCCGAATACCGCCGCTACGCGCAGGCGCTCATCTACAAGGCTCTCATGGACGTGATGCCATCGCGGGCGGAAGTGGTCATCGACTCCTGCCAGCAGATGGGCAAGGACACGGCCATCTGGCGTATCGGCTTCCATTTGGGTCGTGGCGGAACCGTCGCCGACGTGCGCAGGAAAAGCGCGAACATCAGCGCCGCCGTCGGTTCTGAACGAGTGTACTGGGATTGGCAGTCCGCAGACCGTGCGACCGTCTGGCTGTGTTCCAACCCGTACTTGGGCACCGACCCGGACAGCGTGGCCCATTGGAAGATTCGAGCCGCCCAGAAGGAACTCATTCAACTGGCCCTGTCCGACGCTTGGGGCGTCGCCGGAGTGCAGGACGGTTCCGGCAAGACGCCGACCGTCGAATCGTTGGGCGTGCTTCCGAACAACAAGGAGGTTCTGCTTGCCAAATTCCAGATTCCGGGCGGATTGGATTTGGACAAACCCCAATACAATATCGGCAAGTTCCTCACCGAGGCGAACTATCCGTATGGTCGAATCATCCAAGCCTACGGCACCGACTTCTCCATGGTGCTGGCGAAGCGGAGTCCTTTCCCGACAAGCGTCATGGCCGATTGGAACGCGGCCAAGAAATGCGACCGTCGCAAGTTCCCGATTGGCGTGGACGATTTAGGCAATCCCGTGTACTGGGACACGAAGACCACGCCACACCTGCTCATCACCGGCAAGAGCGGAAGCGGCAAGTCGTCCGCGTCGCAGATTGTCATAGCGGAAGCCCTGTTGAAAGGCGAGGACATCATCCTCATCGACCCGTCCAAGGGCTGCATCGACTTCACCCAGTGGGCGAAACCGAAGGCGTTGGCGTTCGTCGGCCTCTACCAGCTACGTGAGACGGAGGCCGTGATTTCTTGGGCGCGTGAGGAGATGGCCGAACGCGTGCGCATCAACAACAAGTACGGTGTGGGCAACATCTTCGAACTGAACCCGGACGATGTCGAAGAGGCCGACCGCAGCCATCTGAAACCGTTGAACATCCTGTTCGACGAGTTCAACTCGTATTTGCAGGAGACAGGCAAGACCACGCAGAACCCGCAGAAGGACATGCAGATTGCCAACGACAACGCCGCAGTGTCCGCGACGAACGCATCCATCGCAAGGACGATGAGCGCGTTGAGCAAGATTATCGTGCAGGGTCGTACCGCTGGCATCCGATGCATTTTCGGCGCTCAACGTCTGACGATGGACGATATGAAGAAATACAACGGCAACGCGTTCTTCCGTTCGTTGGGACGTGTCCTGTTGGGCATGGACTCCCCCGCAGGTGTGGTCAGCGCCCAGAATCTCTCCGAAGCGAACCGCACCCAGAAGTCGTTGAAGAACGAGGACGGTCTGATTCCCGTCGGTCGTGGAATCTACGAGAGCATGCAGGGCACTTTGATGGCGGTGCAGACATGGTATTCGGGCGGTCAGGACGAACTGGCGAGGCTTGTGGCGAACATTCCGAATCCGGAACCCATCGACTACCAGCAGTACATGCCGCGAGCGGCGGAACAGTTCACCAAACTCGACGTGGAGGACATCAAGGAAATCTTCACTTCCAACAACGGTTCCGAAAACGTCGAAGACGAGGACGTGGAGGAAGAGGAATGGTAATCATCCCACTCTTCCGGCTCGTCTTTTCCAACAATCCCAAAGGAGGGGAATTCCAGAAAAATGTCGTTCATTCTAGGTGATGATATTCACGGCCTTCCGGTCGAATGGCGTACTGAAGAAGGCAATCACAACATGCTGACCATCAGCGGCAACCATGGCTCAGGCAAGACCATGCTTGCGGATTCCATCATGTTGCAGGCTTTGTCCGCACAGTATGCGGTCATCCGTTTCGACTTCGAAGGCAAGCCGCTCCCCTCCCCCATCGTCAGTCCGGTTGACTATGAGGAAAAGACCGAAACGTTGGAGGTGCTTGACCGGACGGTGGCTGAAATCAGACGACGTGGAACATGCCTCGAAAAGCATGGAGCGGAAGGAGACCCGACCCCACGTCCGCTTCTGCTTGTCTTCGAGGACTTGGATACGCTCATGGAGACCGAAGACCGATATTATCTACGTGCCGTCGAGGAACGCCTACGGGAAATCGAAACCGGAATCGCCGGACTGCGCGTGTATCTGGTGCTTGTATCATCCACGTTCCCCATGGAGGAGCATTCCCTTTTGAAGAACGTCATCTCCCATAGCGGTCACATCCACTTGGGGTACTCCCCCATCGAGGAATATGTCCTCCCATCCAACAGGGAACAGGCGAGCCATCTCATCACCCATCTCGCCGACCACAGCTTCCAACTGCTACCCGGACAAGGATTCTACGAAAACCGGTTCGGAGCGTTGAAACCAATCCGCCAACCCCACGCATGCGAAGGAGAAAACCACAATGCCTGAGACACGACCGAAAATCAAAATCGGATTGTCCAAAATGTTCCCCGGAGGGTTCGACGCGCACAATCCCGACGATATGATGCGTCTGACCCGAAAGATACAGGAAAAAGCCGCACGGCAACCAGAAAAATACGAAGGCTATCTCATCGACAGCATCAGCCCCGACGGCCAATACGCCTACATCGCGCCGATGGCAATGTCCACCGACGACAAGGAGATGCAGAAGCTCCTCACCGAAGGAATGGCCCACGGTGACGAAATCGACGCCGCCGACTGCATGGGAGAGGCCCGTCAGAAGGAAACCGTCGCGCGTATCGAACTGAACTACGCCAACAGCACCGACCCGACCGTCAAACACATGCCGGGCATGACATGGAAGGTCATCGACTTCATTCCCCGCACCAGTTCCAAAAGCGTCGTGCTGTTGCAGTTGATGGACGACAAGACCATTTCGATTCGTCAACAGTTCGCCGAGGCGTTGGGATTGCAAAAGTATCCGTGGCTCATCCGGTTGACTCCGACCGCCGAGGGTGGCTGGAAAATCCGCATCAAAGGCAACGCGGCGACATACCGTCCTTCAAAGCATGACATGAAGATTCAGGAGACGGTGGAGATTATCGGCGGTGAGGGCTGGTTCTTCAAGGCCGACGCGGAGAACGGTGTCATCACCGTATATCCGGGAGTGCCGCCCACGTTCCCTGCGGTCATCAACCCGCCGAAGGAGTTCTGGAAGAAAAGCGATTTGCGCCACGCCTACTTTGGCATGAAGCTTCCCGACCGTGGACGTGAGACGGGAGACCTGCTGTACAACGATTGGAAGGACGCTTCCGGCGTGCTGGTCGCGGGCGCTTCCAATGGCGGCAAGAGCGTGGTCATCAACTGTCTTGTATATGCCGCAGTATCAGCCGGATGCCAACTCGCGGTATGCGACGACAAGTACAAGAGCGTCGATTTCAAATGGTGCCGTCCGTGGGTCATCGACCATGGTTGGGGTTGCGACAGCATGGAATCCTGCGCGGCCACCTTGCAACACATTCTGGACTTGAGCGCGGTTCGTGCGAATGTCATCAACCAGTATGGCAAGGAGAATTGGTGGGGTCTGCCGGAGGATGTCCGTAAACAGTATCCGCCGATTCTGCTGGTGTGCGATGAGATTGCGCAATGGGCGGCACCGTTGACAGTTCCGCCGGGATTGTCGAAGGATAATCCGACCCGTATCAAAGCCGAATACGAGAAGGGTATCCGTGCGATGAACTATATGGCGTTGCTGAAAATCTGCCAGACAGTTCGTTTCAGCGGTATCTTCTTCATGTATGCGGCCCAGTCCGCGACCAGCCAGAATGGTCTCGACCCGAGCGTGCGCACCAATCTTCCGTCGAAGATTCTGTTGGGCGACAAGGTCAACGATACCGTTCGTGGCACCGTGCTGAATGATGCGAAGAACGCTCCGACTGTGCCGAGTTATCTTATCGAGGCTGGAGTGTCCCGTGGTTGCGGAATCGCGGAACTCGTCGGACAGGAGGCATGCGTCTACAAGGGCTTCTACGAGGATGACCACAAGCATGGGAAAAGCTGGAGCGACATCCTCCGCGAACACATGATGGACAACAATCCTCCGAAAGGCAACGACGAGGCCGGACACTGGTCTTGGAACGACATCATCGTAGCAGTTCCCGCCGCAGCGGAGAAACCGGACGACGGTGCCATGTACGAGGATGACGACCACTCCCCCAGCCGGTTGGAGACCGAGGGCGGTTTCGGTGAGGACGGTCGTGACGTGGCAGACAGGGACGAACCGTTGAAGGGTGCCGCCGCAGCAGCCCATGCGAGCAAACTGTATGCGGCTGGGGTTGACGTGCCCCACGTGAGCGCGGTGGCCGCAGCCCGCAGTCTGGCCAAGGAATCCGCACAGCAGGGCTTGTGAGATTCCGTTTACGTAGTTTGGAGGCGTTTCGCGTATGTCTAAGCAGGATGATTTTCTGATTGGCAACAACCGGTTGGACGAGTCCCTTCTGATGGACATGTCCGACATGCCAGTGGAACAGTCCGCCGCTAAACCGGCGAACAGGAGAAGAAAATCCACGGCGAAGCGGAACGCCTCTTCGACTGCGAGGAAGCGAAACGGTGAGACGGCGAAACAGTCAAACGGCGAAACATCTTCACAAGACGGTATTAAAACGGCGAAACGGCGAAACGGCGTACAGGCCGAGCGGGAGAATGCCGTACCGTCAGATGATGCGAAACAGTTCGACGCCACGCCGCATCCACGTTTTAACAGTCAACCAGTGGAACCGGTTGATGTAAAACCGGTAAGCCAGCAGAATGGTGAAACGGTTGACGAGGATTCCATTGACATTGACAGTCTGCTGGAAGACCCGTGGGGTTCCCCGACCGACACTGGCGAAACGGTCAGGCAGAACGCCGTTTCGCCAGTGGAACAGTCCACTATCGTAAATAGTGCGCAGGTGGAGCGTTTTGACGGCGAAGCATCTAACCAGTCTACCGGCAAGCAAGATAGCCAATCCGTCCAAACACAGGAACGACAGTCTTACGAAGAGACGGCAAAACAGCAAAACGCCACGCCGGAAAAACGGGAAAACAATACGGCGGCGCAACAGGATGACGGTGACATGGACCCGTTCACCATGTGGGACATGCAGGAGCAGTCCGACGCTTCCGCAGTGGTACAGCGGAACAGTGAAAAGGCGAACCAGCAGACAGGCGGACAGTCTGAACAGGATTCCATCTGGCAGATGGATGATGAGCCGCTACAGGCGGAATCGCCAAAGCCCACGACTTCAAACGGGCGGCAGGAAAGTCAGGCGGATATTTGGAATATCGGTTCGCCGGAACAACAGTACGCCGACAATCAGTCCCACCAGCCGAACGGCGCGACGGCGAACAGGCAAGATGATGATTTATGGAATACTGGCGGACAGGCGGAACGGCGAAACGGCATATCTGAACAGCAGTTGGATGGCGGTCAGCCGTTCCGTCAGAACAGCGAACAGGATATTTGGGACGATAATCCGGTAGGCGAACCGTCGCAACAGTCGAGTGGTGAAACGGCGGACAGGCAGGACGGCGAACAGGATATTTGGGGAGACATGTCCGATGTTCAACCTGTTCGGCAGTGCGACGGAGGACAGGAGCGCCAGTCAGACGGCGAACAGGATATTTGGGGCGATAATCAGACCAGCGAAACGGCGAACCAGTCAGGCGTCATGCCGGAGAATCAACAATCCAATGAACCGGATATTTGGGGGAGTGGCGACGACAATTCGCCGTATGGGCAGAGCGCCGCGCCGGTAGCCTACGATGACATTTGGGGCGACGAGATTCCCATTCAACAGGACGAACAGTCCGGCATGGAACCGGCGAGCCAGTCAAACGGCGAAATGTCGGAACAGTCGGACGAGAACAGTGAAACCTATCCGGACGACGACTTCCACCGAAGGAACAGTATCTTCAATGACAAGCGTGGAGAACCGTGGCGGGAGGAAGATTCCAGCAATCAGCAGACTCCGCAACAGCTACATACGGCGGCATCTTCGGATGATGATGGTCTTTGGGACAACAGCGAAACGGCAAACCAGTCGGACGGTATGCCGTCAGACCAGTATTCCGGTTTTCCATCACAACAATTCGACGGCGAACTGCCTGAATATGCGAACGATGCGGACGACGACAACGCTTCGGGCGATGACGGAAACGGTGGAGGAATCCGCCGAATCATCATCATGGTCGTCGTGATTCTAGCAGGAGTCGCACTCTTGTGCGGTGGCGGATATTACGCGTATTCGACGTATACGCACGCACAGGCGGAGAAGTCCCGTCAAATCGAAGTCCAGAAGAAGCAGGATTCGCTTACCAAGGCTCAGAACGATTGGGACAGGCGCGTATCCGACTCCAAAAACCTAATCAAGGAAATCAAGGACAGTCTTGTGAAGGATGACAAGACCACGTTGGGGGAGTGCGACAAACTCGACAAGGCCGCCGAAGGCAATCCAATGACCGAAGCGGCCATCAAGAAGAAGCTGAAGGAGCTGAACGTGCAGTACAAGTCAACCGAAGGCGCGTACTGGAAGGCCATGAAGACCAAAAGCGTGGAGGTGTCGGACAGGCTGAAAAGCCTCGTGGAGCGGGCTGGGGAACTGGGTGATGCGCCAGACTCGTCCGACAAGGACACGATGAACAGTCTCGTCAAACAGTGGAGGGACAAGACCGTGAACGTCAGGAACGTGGCGGATGCGGACAAGGCGGCGTCCAGTCTGCAATCCGCGGTGGATAAGGTCAATAAGTCCAAGACCGACGCGGACAATGCGAAGAGGGCGGAGGAGGAGGCCAAGAGGAAGGCCGAGGAGGAAGCTCAGGCTCAGGCTCAACAACAGCAGCAATCCCAGCAGACGTATACGCCGCAACGCCAATACACATACACTTATACGCCGCAACGGCAGTATACGGCTCCGAGGCAACAGCAGTCCACGCCATCCGCTCCGGCTGCTCCGTCCACACCATCCCAACCGTCTACGGGTGGCGATGGCAACAGTGGCGTGATGTTCTAACGCGATTAGAGTAGAGGGAAGTGTGACATTCTCCCCCGCCTCCACAGGCGGGGGAGAATGTCACAGCGGACACGACAGCCCAACGTTCGGGTTTGAGCGAAAGGCATACGACATACATTCAAACCGTTGCGAGGTAACGGTCAAGCGCCTCTCGATATATTACTGCTGGCTTGACACCTTTGCTGCGGGCTATGGAAGCGACACGTTGCGTGTCGGCGGCATTGTAGACGACCGTCACACGTCGTTTTCCTACAGAATCGATATGCGACCCCGTGTAGACTTTGCCATCTTCGCTCGTGTAGTCGCCGGACTCGTAAGGTGCTGCCATGGCGTCCAGTTTCTCGTCGGTGAGGCCGTGCTTTTTCATGTATTCGGAAACCTTCATGTTTTCACCTCTCCAATCCAAGTTCGCGCAGTGCCTTGCCGCTGGGCGGGGTCATGCCGTGGAATACGAAGAAAAAATCGTCGTCCTCGTCGTATTGGTAGACCAGTTCCACGAGGCGTCCACGGCCATCAAGTCCAACGGCAAGCCATTCGCCCGACGAACGTTGCTTGTATCTGAGCATCCCGCGCATGGCTGTAGCCACATCGTCGGGTGTGACATCAGGATGACGCTTCGTGATTCTCGGGTGTACGCCGATGGAACTCATATGCCTCCTTCCGGCATGATATGCAATCATATCATACCGGAAGGTTTGTTAGGCGAGGATTTCACCATTCGGTGTCCGCGCCGTCATCGAAGTCGGAATCGTAGTCGGCTTCCGGTTCCGGTTCTACCGGCTTGCGGGATTTGCGCGGTCGGGGAGCGGGAGCCGTCTCTTCTTCGTCTTCCTCAACCTCGTAATCCTCTTCCGGTTCGACGGGCTTCGTCTTGCGGGTGGTCTTGGTCTTGCGACGTGGCTTCGGAGCCTCCTCCTCGTCTTCGTAGTTTCCATCGTCTTCCGGTTCCGGTTCCACCGGCTTGCGGGGCTTGCGACGTGGCTTCGGAGCCTCTTCTTCTTCCTCACCGTCGTAGTCGTCAACATTGGAGCCGGAACGAAGCTTGACACGCTTGTTCCACGGGTCGTCGCCGGACTCGTAATCCGGCACCATGCGGTCACGCCAAGCGACCATTTCGGCAATCTGCTCCTCGGTGAACGCATCCTCAAGGGACATGATTCCAGCCGGAGTGCCACCACCGATAATCACGACGCTTTTGACTCGTCCGGTGACGCCCTGACCAATCTTGGCCTGATGCCAGCCGGAGAGACGCAGTACGGCGCTTGCGTACTGTCCCGCATACACCTTGTCCTTCCAGAAGTCGAGTCGGCGTTCGTACTCTTCCACGGAGTCGGGGTCTTCCTCGTTCACGATGAAATGCTTCGGCATGGGGTGGAGGATGTTCTTGTCATCAACCCAGCCGACGCTTGGCGGTTCGGTGGCTCGGGACTTGGCGGAGAGCATGTATTTGCCCTTCAAGGAGGAGTCACGTTCGGACATGACGACCAGTTCGCCGGTGTCCTTGTCCTCGACTTCCTCCGTGTCGCAATCGACCAGTGCGAAGTGGATTGCCGCACGCTTGTCGAACATGCGCTTCGCCTTTAGTTCCTCGATGTACGCGGACTGATAGTCGGAAATCTTCTTGATGGTCTCACGGTCGCGACGCTTGTCGAGAATCGCTCGGAACATGTAGGACGGTTTGCTTGGGGTCTTGTCCTTGTTCTTGTCGTCGTCGCTCTGCTTGAACACGTAGGGTTCGAACAGGGAGCAGCGTCCCAGAGTGATGTGCGGGAGGAACACGTCGAGCGTGGACGGTACGGAATTCGATGGTTCTGCCATTTTTGGCTTTCTCCTTTTCGTTTACCCCCATGTCACGGTCGGATTCCACCCTTTTCCATCGCGGGAATGGTTGGAGATTGCTGTGGCACGTGTGGGGAGGTTCAGTTCTTTTATGTGGACGCACTCAAGTATAGGTCATATTTGAACTATTACAAAATCAAGCGTGTTCCCTTATATTCCAATACTTCTCGACATTAACTACCATACAATTTGGTTCACATATGAACCAATGCTATAGTTGTGTTGAAACTTGTAGGAAAGGAGTTGTTTTTGAATTTGAATACATGCCGTTGTCCCTCTAGTTCAAACTGCATCTCACTGCGCAACCTCCGAATACAAGCAGGAAAAACACAGGCCGAAACGGCCGAAATACTGGACGTGTCAACAAGCACATACAAACGGTGGGAGAAAAACCCACTCGACATGCCGCACGGCATGTGGCTGGAAACCGTCCAATATTTGGAAATGTCCGCACAAATCAGAAAGAAGACCAGAATGGCGACCGAATACCCCAAGCAGAAAGCCGAATACGTTCCCCCGGCAACCGAGGAGGAACTGGCCGAGGAACGAAAATCCTACACCGTGCCGATTCCCGACGACCTGCCCGACATCTTCACCCCATCCAAGCCCGTCACCAACGAGCAGACAATCGCATGGGAATGCCGCAACATCGAACCATATCCGGGCTATGCGGAAGAGTACGCCGCATGGGAGGACGCATGGGAGAACATCAACCGCGCTCAGGCGGAGGCCGACGGCAACCACTACAACTACGTGGACAACATGAACCTCCAGCCGGAGTTCGACCCGCAGACCGACGAACCCGTCAACTATGAGGAGCCGACCATCTTCCAGAACGCCGAAACCAACAAGGTCGAAGTGCATCTGCCCTACGAAGACGAGGTCAAGGCCGACGCGGAAGCCCGTGGAGAGGACACGTCCATCACCGGAGACGAAGAGGAGTGACCCTCCTATGAGCCAAGCGGAAATCATCGACGCGACCGACGAGGAGTACTTCGCCATGGACGCGCTCGACCAAAGCCAGTTGAAAGCGTTCCTGAAGAACCCGAAGGAATGGGCCTACGACCGGCTGTTGGGAGACCATACGCAGACGGATGCGATGCGGTTCGGAACCGCATTCCACGCCTACCTGTTGGACACCAGCGAGGTCGTATGCCTTGACGAAGGGCAGACGTTCCAAAGCAAGGCCAACAAGGAATGGCGGGACGAGCAGGAAGCGATGGGCAACATCGTCGTGTCCTACAAGGACATGCAGCTGTTGAAGCGTATGAAGCAGAACATCATCGACTCCCGCCCGGACATGTACGACCTCATCGGCAAAGGCACCTGCGAACAGTGCATCGTGTGGACGGATGACAACACCGGTTTGGAGTTGAAAGCCAAACCGGATTTGATTCCGACCGGCGTGGACTATCTCGTGGATTTGAAGACCGCGAGCAGTGCAAGCGCCCAAGACTTCCACAAGCATGTCATCGACTACGGTTATCACATTCAGGCGTCGTTCTACCGTCAGGCGGTTGCGAACTGTCCGAGAGCAGCGTTCAAACGCACCAAACGCAAACCGGTGGCCATGCAGTTCTGGGTGTTCGAGAAGACCGGCGCATGCGACTGGCAGCCGTTCAGCATCAGCGCCGACAATCCGATTACCAGAATCGCTGGAATGTCCATCAACGCGGCCCTGCACGGCATAGCCGAGCTGAGGGACAAGGCCGAGGCTGACGGCGGTTACGGTACGGGCATCGACGCGGCGGCGAAGTATGCGCTCAGTAACGGCGGCTATGACAAGACCATGAAGGAAGTCGAATTCACCGCATGGGACATGACCGACGCGCAGAACTTCGCCATGATTGACTAGTTTTTCCCGACTTCCAACATCAAAAAAGGGAGGGGCACTGAATTTCCAGCGCCCCTCCCTTTTGTCAGAATGGGTTTTGTTTGCTTGCATCCACTTCGACGGTATCGTTCGCGTCGAAGTCGTTCTCACGTGTTGAGTCCAGCGAACTTCCGCAGGGGAACACGGTTAATCCTTGACGTCCGCAAACGACCTTGATTTCAGGCCATGCCGCGCATACTTTGCGCATAGCCTCACGGAATTTTTGTTTAAAGGAACGCATCGGCGTGGACGCCATATCGAATTGCGGTTTGAGGAAACGCCACGGAATAAACAACGGCTTCTTTAAGCCATAAGTCCTGTAGGCAAGCCACTGGTAAATATCCAAAGCCCTTGCCGACTTCCCTAGTTCCAAGATGATTCTCTTGTTCAACGGCACCGGATTGTCCGTGAACATGCTCCACATCTCTTCCGAAAACTGGATGTAGGAGGAAGGGTCTCCATCGTCCTTGAACCCCGGATAGTCGAAATTGGAATTGTTGAAACGCAGATGAAAGTGGCTGACGAGCCGCAGATTGCGACCTTCCATGAAACGTTTCCCGTTGGGGCTTGCACCGGTCAGGGAGACCGTGAAAGTCGTTCCAGACAGGCATAGAAGCGACTGTTCGACATCTTTTAGGTCTGTTCCGTTGCCTAGTCCGACTTCCTTGCAGAAAGCATGGAAGGATTTGTCTAGTTTGACGATATGGTTTTCCATGTCCACTTTGTCTGACTTTGTTTGCACCAGAGAACGGACGTAAATCAGGAACAGACGTGGCGTCTTTCCGTATGTCCAACCCCATATCGACTGCATCACAGCCACGGATACTTGCCCGTTGGTCCTCTCCACGAATCGTTCATCACCGGGGTTTTTAATGGGGAACATGGCTATCTGGGACATGAAGCTGGGGGAGTAGCTGATGTCTTTGTTGTTAACGGTTGGTGTATTATCGGTCATGAAACCACCTCTTGACGGTTTTATCGCCTCTCTGTTTTGCTGAATCTCGCAGAGAGGCTTTTTGTTTGCTCTAGGTCTTGGCTTGTATTTTACAGGTTGTTAGTAACAATTTTGGCGTTTGGGATTCTCGTGCAAAAGTTTAGGATTCTCATGCAAAAGCTCATTTTTGGTTTAGGATTCTCGTGCAAAAGTTTAGGATTCTCGTGCAAAAGTTTAGGATTCTCGTGCAAAAGTTTAGGATTCTCGTGCAGAGGCACCTTCTCAGCCTTACTGCCACAAGGGCTTTCGGGTGCCCTCATAAGTACATAAATAACATAAGTAACATAATATATATAGTGCCCAAATTTTTTTAAAATTTGAAAAAGCAAAAATCATGAAAAATGTTTTTTGTCGGGAAACCGTTAGACAACACGTCTCTCTCTTTGCTGGGTGGACAGGCAATCCTTGGCTCGGGTAATCGTATGGTGCCTTCCCTCTTTGCTAAAAGCTGGACAATCCTCACTGCGTGTGAACCATTGTTGAGCGTAACCGTTTTTCCCGGGTATTCATCGATTTGGGAATGCCTGTCGCTTTTTCCTTGCTTTTTCGGAATCTTCCAACGTTTGTTGCGTTAGACTGGATTAGTCCACATTGGTTACATAGAAAAGAGAATAATGCTTCTGCCTATCGCTCTTCCAACTGGTTCCCCCATTCGGAATCCGCTTGACGACGAAACCGTTCGCGGCAGGTATTGCGATGGCACCTACGTGCAGACAGGTCTTCCAGACGATGGTGCCGCTTACGACGCGTGGCTTGCCGAGCATGACCGTATCGTCGCTTTAAACGCCCTTCAAGGGCTTTCCGGCAAAATCGAGACCAACCATACCCGTAAGGACATCATCAACCTTCTAAAAGCCGATATCAGCGCATTGGAGACGGGAAGCAAAAAATGAGATTCACACTGCATCCAACCGACAAGGGAACCAGCCGTTGCGTCCGCTGCGGCGTCAGGAAAACCCCATACGACGGGGAGACCATGTGCCAGCACTGTCTGGGCGTGCATGAGTCCGGCAGCCACCGTCCGTTCGGAGAATCGTCATGGTTCGGAGGAGCGTCATGGTTCGTCAAACCGTAGCGGTGAAACGCGGCGGATACCGTCTGACCATCACCATCCCCGTCGAATGGTGGAGCGGCACCGACACGATACAGACCGAAAAGACCCGCGCCCTACGCCGTGCGAGAATCCGCCGGTACGCGAAGGACAAGTGGCGGAACCTGAAAACCATGAGACAGGCGTGGAAGGTCGAACGGTTCCTAGCCGTCGTCACCGTATCCTCGCCCCATGGCGGCAGCGTGTTCCCCGCCCGCGCTGCGGAGACAGTGAAACCGATAATCGACGCGGGTTCCGACGTGCGCCTGTGGGATGATGACGACAGTCTGCACCGGCATTCGACCATCTACCTGCAATCGCCCATCGAAGCGCCGTCCGGCTGCTATCTGCTGGACATCCTCATCATTCCGATTTCCGACGAGAACCCGCAGTATCAGATTACGGGCGGATTGGCGGCAAGCGTGGTCGGCATGTGGCGGAACGTGCCCGTGGATGAGCGTCCCGCATGGTACGACGGGTATGAGATGAGATTCAGCATCCCCGACCGAATCTGGATTACCAGCAACTATACGGATTCTGACTTGCAGGCCCGCCAGCAGGGACGACGCAAGGCGGCCACATGGGGGAGGGGCGACGCGTTCGGCGTGAGGGAGAAGGTCGTATCGCAGCTCGTCTCCTACGCGGAGGAGTGCTGGCAACGCCAACCCTACTGCGGATACGCCAAATACGTCGTCATAGCCAGCGTCGCCTACCCGTATGGCGTGGCTCAAGCAGACCCGGACAATGCCGCCGAAACCGTGAACGCGATTCTGAAGGCGGGAACGAACGTCGGCGCATGGCATGGGGTCACGTCGGACTGTTGCAAGGGCGTGGCTTTCGTCCGGTCGAAGAATCTGAACCATGGCGGACGGCATCTGGTCAGGCTGCTCGTGTTCCCTGTGCCCGACGGGTTCCAAATGCTGGACGCGATAGCGGATTCGGCGGACGCGAGCTGGGTTGAACACGACCGGAGGCTGAATTGAGTTGGAAAAGCGTATTGGGCAAGACCCTGCTTGGCGTGGGCATTCTGTTCGCGACCGTCATCTACATGTCGTTCGACGTTCCCGCAGACGGCAGACTGGACGTCCGTGAATCCATCCTGTCGCTTTTCGGCCTAGTCGTGGGCTTCTGGATATTGGGGGAGACGTGGGGACGGTTGTCATGGCGGCTCCTGCGTGTCCTCGCCAAGGACGTCGGCGTATTCGCCGAAACCGTGTTCGTCCATGTTTCCGACCGACTGTCCAAGAAACGGAAGCGTAAGAAAAACCGGTAGATTACCTCCTCCCGCCGGTTATCAACCTTTAGGATTGTAGACTGGAATCTGATGTTGGAAAAGCCTCCCGTTCGCGGAGGATTCAAGCCTAGGAAGGATATGACATGGCCTACAATCCAGCACAGCCACGAAACCCCATCGGACAATGGGCCAAATGGGGTCTGACCGTCGGCTGGCACGAATACGTTGACCGTCGCGGCAGAGTACGCAAATACTACAAGAACAACCTCTCCCAAATGCCCAGCGGCTACGAGATGATGCACGTCGGCGCAAGCGGACGCAACTTCAGCAAACTCGACGACCATGACGTGCATGAGCGCGTGCATATCACCGGCACCGAGGATGGCGAACAGCTCGCCATCGCATCCACCGGCAACACCTGCTTCGGTGTCATCAACCACGACCGCGAGGCTCCGGAACACACGTTGAGCGTATGTCGCGGCAACAAGTTCCAGCCGGTAAGCGAGAACCTGCCGCTGAACGAAACCAGTTTCGGCGGAAGAGCAGCCCAATTGGAGGGACGCAAGGACGGGAAGGTCTACGACACCCTGAACGCGCAGACCAACGAGCGAATCAACCGCGCCGCGTTCGAAGGCGAGAACGCGAAGGTGTACCACATCGACCCGAAGGACTTCGCCGAAGGGGAGGTCAAGGTACGCCACTACTACGAACGTGAACTGCACATGAGCAACGCGGACGCGCGTTCCGCGCCCGTCTACGTGTACATGGACAAGGACGGCAAACCGCAGGTGAAGGCCGCTCTGACCGTCAAAAAGGACGGGACAATCGGACGCGCCCACAGTCCGAAGAACACGGGCGGCTCCCCGACCGCGAAGGTCAACGGCGACGATTTGACCCGCATGACCCGAGCCATGCAGGCCGAAGGCTTGGACGACGTGCCATGCGCCATCAGCGCCGGAACCGGCACGCAGCGCAACGGACGCCCCCAGAACGCCCTGCATTTCCGCAAGGAGTTCTACAAGAACAATGTCAGCGGCGACCATGTGACCTCTTGGGGCACCATCGAAATGGACAACAAGGGCACCGAAATCGAAAAGGCCCGCGGCGAGTTCAGCAACGACGCGGAATATGCGGCGTACAAGCAGAAAGTGGACGCACGACGCTCCAACGCGGCGGCGAACTACTTCCATCCCGTTGACAGCGAGGACGCCGCGAAGCTCATGCGCCGCAAGACCGGCAACATGAACATTCCGCAGGACAGCATCGAGATGCGCCATCAGGACAAGACGGTGTCGTTCGCGGTTCGTGGAGAGCACACCAACACCCTCTACGACGGTTACGGCTCCCGTGTCGGATACGAGGCGAACGACGCCGACGGATTCCGCACCATGTTCAACTATTCGCACCAGAACAATCCGGTGCCCGCCCAAGCCGTGCATGTCGGAACCGGCAAGCGTGAGGGACAGTACGGCATCACCCTGCGCGACAAGGCCAGCGGCATGACCATCGTGTCTTGGTACAACAAGCGTGGACACCATACCGACACCGAACCGTTGCTCAAAGCGAACCTTCCCCAACGGGCATGATGTTTTCCAAAACGATTTGCCGGATTGTCCACCGTTGTAGATGACTTTGTTTTAGCTTGTCGCTAGAGCGAAGTCATCTGCATGGCCTCGTTGCCAAGGCCAGCTCCAAGCCTCACACGGCTCGCGACGCCGCTTGGTTCGCGTTTCACAGGGGTCAGCATTGTCCGACTGCTGCCGGTCTGTCTTACATCCCCTCCACGCGCGTTTAACGTCTCCGGGGCACTCCCGGCGACTTGGATGTTGATGGCCGCGTTCAGGTCGCGGTCCATGTCAAGTCCACACTTGCCGCAATGGTAGACGCGTTCGGACAGGGACAGCTTGGCTTTCACCGTCCCGCAGTTCGAGCAGGTCTTCGAGCTTGGATACCACCGGTCGATGACATGGAGCCTCGTGCCGGTGCGTGCGGTCTTGTAGGTCAGTTGACGGCGGAACTCGTGGAAGTCCGCGTCCAGTATGTGTTTGGCAAGCCTCCTGTTATGGCTCATGCCTTGCACGTTGAGGTCTTCGATGCTGATGTCGGAATAATTGTCGGCAAGCCACGTGGTGAGCTTGCTGATGTTGTCGGCTCGTTGGGCGGCTATGCGAGCATGGATTCGGCGCACACGCCCCAACGCCCTATTATACCGTTTCGACCCGCATCCATGGTTCATGCCCCTATCGCGGCGGCTCAACGACTGTTGGGCGTGGCGGAGTTTCCGCTGCGTGCGGACGTAGTTGCGTGGATTAGGGAACGTGGTGCCATCCGATAGGGTGGCGAGGGTCTTGACGCCCAAATCCACGCCGACCTGACGATTACGGTTCTTCTGTTTTCTGTTTTTCGCGGGAACGCTTTCGGTGGGACGTTCGACGGTGATGGCCGCATACCAGAAGCCCGCATGGCGACTGACGGTCATGCGCACGATTCGTCTGCCGTGGACGCGTTCGATGGCGTTCTCCATGCAGTGTACGCGTCCGATGCGTGGCAGTTTCAACGCCTTCGGGTCGTCCTCGATAAGACCGAAGCTGCCGGTCGTGTATGCGAAACGCGGGACACTGGAGCGTTTCGACTTGTATTTCGGCCAACCCACCCTACGGCCCGCACGCCTGCCCTTCCTGCTGTCCGACCAGTTCCTCAACGCTTGGGACAGCCATTCAAACGCGCTGCTGTACGCCTCCTTGCTGTTCTCTCGCCACCACGGGGCGATTTCGTCCTTCCACTCGTTCCACCAGCGGCGCATCGCGTACAACGTCCAGTCTGGTTTCTCACCCAAGGAGATTTGGCGCTGGACGTGCGCGAGCATCAGATTGTACGCGAAACGCGCACCACCCGCATGGGACTCCAACAGCCGTGTCTGCCGTGGGGTTGGGTCGAGCCGAATTCTAACGGCCTCATACGCGCTCATCGCGCATCGCCTCCAACGCCTTCTCCGCACGGTGTTTGGCTGCGCGGCGTCCGTACAGTCTCGCGCAGAACGAGGTCAGCACCTCGGTCATGTCATGCACCAAATCTTCATCCAGCTCCGTGTCATCCACCACGATGATTCGGCGTCCCTGCGCCTTCAACGCGCTCTCCACGAGTCCCATGTTCATGCGGGCGAGCCGGTCGCGATGCTCCACGATTATCGTGCCGACGGTCGGGTCGGACAATAGCCGGTTGAGCTTGCGTCGCTTGTCGTTCATGCCGGAACCCGTCTCCGTGACCACCTCGGGCTTCTCGACGCCCATGCTAAGAGCGAACGCTTTCAACCGGTCGGCCTGACGTTGCAGGTCGTTCTTTTGGTCGCCGCTGGACACTCGCGCATAGCAGACGGTGCGGGGTTCCATGCTTTTCGATTGCGGCATGGTCTCGTATTTCGGGTCGTGGATGAGCCACATGCCTGTGGGTGTCTGCTCCACAGGAACGGGCATGGTGCCCTGACGGCACCATTTCCACACGGTCTGCGGATGCAATCCTTCCAGTCTGGCCCATTCCTTTACCAACATGAGATTTATTATAACATAGGATTACTTAAGAAAACAAAACAGTTCAGTAACAGGCAGCAGCCTCGAATTTTTTTCGAGGTTTTTTTCCACCTACACGAGGTTGATAGTCAACATATCCGCTAAGGTGGTAGACGAAAACCCCAAAAGAAAAAGTCACATTTTCGGATAGGACGTCACTTGAGTTATTCGAATCATCTGAATTCCACCGCCGTCAAGAAAATCGGCGGAGCGGGCCTCGCCGCCGTCATGGCCGTAGGCTCCATGGGAACGGGAGCCGTGACGGCGTTGGCCGTTGACGACGCCAATCCCACGACCCCGCCATCCACTTCCGGCGACGAAACCACCACGACAAGCCGCAAACTCCAAACCACCTACGGCAAGCAGACCGTCACCTATGAGAAAAACAGCGACGGAAACTATGAGGCCACCATCAGCAAATATGACGGCGACCCATTGAAAGCGGCCACCGCCACACTCGACGGCGAGGACACGCCCATCGCGTTGACGGCGGAAACGCCATCCCTCAACATCGACCACGGCAAGGTCGGAGTCAGCCACCTGACCGGCACCGTCACCTACAAGGGCACGTTCGACGAATCCGCCACCACAAGCCGCAAAGTCACCTTGACCGTGAACGTGGACGAAACCTACGGTAAGGAAATCACCCTGAAGGACGGAACCCCGTTTACGGTGCAGGGCGACACCGACACGGCGAACGCCACCCTGAACGGCGTGACCTTGGACAAGGACGGCACTCCGTCCGAAACCACCGTCAGCCTGTCGAACGGCACCACCGCCGCAATCGACTGGTCGAAACCCTCATACGATTACAGGAACGGCTACACCGTCACCAAAACCGGAACCGCGACCGCCAGAGTCGAAATCATGGACTTCAACTGGGACAACGGAACCCGAACCGACACCTACGGTTGGAACACGCGCACGAGCGTGACCGCATCCAACACCGCCAGCTGGTCAACCAACTATGAGGGCAACAGCATCCCATTCGCCACATCCGACGAGGACGGGAAACAGCTCGCTTCCATGAACGGCAACACCATTCCAAAGCAACTGGAAGTTACCGGCAGCAACGGCAGCAACGTGACCCTCACCAATCCGACCCTCACGCCGGGAGCCACCACCGGCGCGGGCAAACTTGGCATGATTCACGAGACCGGCACCGCCGGATACTCCAAGAAAGCCGAAGGAATCCTCCCCGAATTCGCCGCGACCGTGAACTATACGAAGGATTACGGCAAAGAAGTCACCTTGAAGGACGGAACCCCGTTCACTATCCAACAGGACGGCAAGACCGCCGTGTTGGATTACTCGAACAAGGACTACACCGTCAGCAAGGCGGGCAAGGTCGTCGGCAAGGACGGCAGGGAAATCACCAGTCTGAAACTGTCCGACGACACCGAACTGCCAATCACATGGTCCAAAACCACCGACGCGAAAACCCATGCGACCACCGTCACGGGAACCGTCAGCCAAAAATACAAGACCATCGACCCGGAAACCCGCGCCTCATACGAGTGGACTGTGCAGGTCAACCAATCCTACACGCGCACCGACACGTGGAGCGGCGAGGTCGGAGGCAAAACGTTCAACTTCACGAACAATCCGGAGACCGGCGACCAATCCTACACGGCCAGCGAACCGTCCGACAAGGTTCCGGGACGCATCACCGTGCATACGAACGACTCCGATGACACGTTCACGTTGAACCGCGGCGACCTGAAGGACGTGCGCCTCACAGCCAACGGCACGTTCGCCAAAGTGGACGTGACCGGCACAGCCGTCTACCATGCCGGAGCGAAAAACGGCAATCCAGCGTTCGACGTGTCCATCCCGTTCCGATACACGGCGGGCGAGAACGTCACATTGGAGGACGGCACCCCGTTCGCCGTGTCCGGCGAGAACGCCGACGGCACCGTGGAGGCCGCAGCCAACACGACAGGCTCCTACCATGTGACCAAAGACCGCAAGGTCGTGGACGCGGACGGCAACGAAGTCAAGACCATCAAACTGTCCAACGGCAGGAAACTGAACGTCTCTTGGACGGTCAACGTGGACAATTCCACGCACGTGACCACCGCGACCGGCGTCGCGACCGGCAACTACGCGTACACGGACACGCAGACCGGACAGACCAAAGTGTGGCATATGACCGTCAACTTGGGTGACTATTCGCGCACCAACACTTGGTACGCGCAGGTCGGAGACGACAAGCTCCCGTTCGTGAACCTTCCCAACATGGGCGGCAGCCAGTCGCTCACCGCCCCGACCGTGAACGTCCGCCCCACCGCCGTGACCATCGGATCCCTGAACAAGGATGACAACACCCAGTTCAAAGTGGAACCGAAGTTCACCGAACAGCACATCACGTCCGGCGACAAGCTCGGCACCGCCATCGTGTCCGGCACAGCCGTCTACCATGCCGACGCGAACCCATCCTTGGGCTTGCCCCAATTCGACGTGACCGTACCGTTCGAATATTCGATTGGCGAGGAAATCACACTGGACAACGGCACCGACAAAGGCACCCCGTTCAGCAAGTACGAAGACGGCTCCTACCATGCTGGCTACTCCGCCACCGGCCTGTCCGACAAGGACAACAGCCCCTCCTACCATGAGGTCACACTGTCCAACAAGGACAAGGCCACCGTCCAATGGGAGTCCGCCCCCAAGACCATGGTGGGCGCGGACAACAAGAACAACATCATCGTATTGTCCGGAACCGCGACCGGCGTCGTGACCGTCAAGGACGAGCACGGCAACAAGCTGGAGCAATCCTACACGGTGGGCACGCGCGACATCCGTGCCGAGGACAAGAGCTTCACGAAGATGACGCTCACCCAGACCTCCGCAGACGGCAAGTCCAAAAGCTACGAAATCAAGAAGGAAGACTTCGACGAGAACCATCAGAAAACCGTCGAACTTCCCGCATCCGACGCCAAGGACTCGTTCTCCCTTTCCGCCGAACACGGCCTCGACGCTGAAGTGTCCCGCCCGAAACTGGGTGTTGACGGCACCAGCCGACTCATCACCGTGACCGTAAACGGCGTGGACTACACGGTACGCGTCAACTTCAAGACCTCCGACCTCCAGCCGGACAGTCCCGCCAGACTCGACGGCATCTACGTGAACCTCACCGGCAAAGCCGAAAAAGGCACGCTCATCGACAATTGGAATCCGAACCGTCTCGACTACGTGGTCGCGTTGAAGGACGCGAACACCAGCGCCTACCTGCTGCCGGAAGCCCCGAAGGGAGTTACCGTCAAGGCCGGAAACGTGACCCAAAGCGCCCAATCCAACCGTCAGGAATGGACAGTCACCGACACTGCCACGGGCGCGACCCGCACGTACAGCGTGACCGTGACCCGTCCCGTCAAAACCGCCGTCACCGAATTCCAGCCGAAGGAGCCGGTGGAACAGTCTCCGGTCAAGACGCCGGACTCTCAGACTGACACGAGCCTCGCATCCGTCGGCTACGTCGGCAAGGACGGCAAGTATGTGCCCGTCACATCCGACAAATTCGAAATCCCGGAAGGCGGAGTCTTCTCCTACGAGACGAAAGTCGGACAAAGCGCCGTCGCATCCAGTTCGCACAAGGGCATGACCTACACGTACACGGTCAGCGTCCTCTCTCCGGACGGTGTGACGTTCACCCAGCACGACTACACCGTCACCTACATCACCGCCGCCACCCACAAGGCGGAACTCACCGGCATCTCCGTGGACGGCAAGCTCATTAACGGATTCGACCCGGACAAAACCTCCTACGAAGTGGCTGTGGACAATCCCGACAAGTGGACGGTCGTGGGTCAATACGACAAGGATTCGGGCATGAGCATCACCATCAACAAGAATGGTGCCGATGCGACGCTCACCGTCACGTCCGGTGATGGACTCGTGTCCAAGGATTACAAGATTCACGCCACCAAGAAACCGTTCGGAGGCGCTGGCACCGCCGGTGTAAGCGACCTCGCACAGACCGGCGTGAACACCGGAATCATCGGAATCGTCATCGTCGCACTCCTTGCGGTCGGAGGAATTTTGACCGTGGCCGTAAAGAGGCTTGGCAAACGTAATGCCGTCAAGCGGGTTGAGGCCACGCCGGACAGTAAGACGGAATCCAATCCCGAGCCGGAAAACGACTCCGATAAGAACAATCCGGTCAGCAAAGCCGAATAATCCAACAAGCTTCGCCTTCCATGGCACACCGGCATTCCGGTCGGAAACGATTGGGACGGTGTGCCATGGAGGGTGAAAACCGGGGAGACTGGTCTTGGGAACTCTCCTGCAAACCGTACTTAAGGCCAGCCTTCCCACCTTTATAACCGTACAATCCTAAAAAACTCGGGGGGGGCTTCCTTTTAGGGCCTTCCCCCTGTTTTCATAACATATTTAAGAAGGGAAGCCAAACGTTATGAAACCCGGGTTAAGAAAAATCGCCGCGCTCATATTGGCGTCCACGACACTGTTCAGCGGAGGCGCGTTGTCGGCGTCCACCGCATATGCGGACGATACGACCGTGGACACATCCACTCAACTCCAAGCCGAACCCGATACGCAAACAACCATGGGCGGCGACGTGTCCGAAACGAAACCCGACACCGGCTCCGACAATGACGCCGGAGCCGATACGCAAAACCAGTCCGACGATACCAGCCCGCAGACGGACACGAGTCAGGCCGCGCCTGACGTGACCATCCACGACATGCTCGACACGGATACGGCGAGCGTGAGCAAACTGAAGCTCACCGGCTGGACGACCGGCACCGCCCCGTTCGACAAGGACAACGAACGCGGCGACGACAAGGACGACAACAATGCGATTGTCCGCTCCTACGATACGGTGACCTACGATTATGATTACACGCTTACGCCGGACAATGCGATGGCCTACTATCGTAAGGCTCGGGTCGGCTTCCGGTTCGAACTGCCTTATCCGAAGGACAAGGTCACGTTCGCAACCGACCAGATGAACTGGGTGGACCAGACGCCGGGCTATACGGCGAAGGTCACTCAGGAGGGTGACAGGCAGGTGCTCACCGCATACCGTCTGCTCACCCCTACGTCGAACAGTCCGACCGTCTGCCCCGGCACGTCCAGCATCATCCTCGCGGTCAAAGTGTTGGGAGCGCCCAACGGGTACAGGTTTCATCCGACCGTGAAGGCGTGGACGGTGCCGAACGACACGTCGAACCGTATCGTTTCGGACGCGCCGAAGGATGTGACGGTCAGTGCGAAACTGAGTCTGAACGTTCGCATGGTCAACTATGGCATCGTGGACAGGGGCGTGTTCGACTTCTCTTCGGGTGCTGCGAACGCGCCCAACAAGACGGAGGGCAAGGTGTCCGGCTTAGGTTTGGGCATCGCATTGGTTACGGAGATGCGTTGGCCTGACCGGACGAAGGGTTTGAAGGGCTTGGAGGCTCCGTCCGGCAGAATCACCTATAAGCTTCACTTGTCCAACCAGTATTCGGATGATACGAAGGCTGGGACGAAGCATGCGATGGAACGTCGTTGGCAGCCGTTGTTCTACGATTACGGGCATATCGGCAGCTCTTCGGAGTACTTTTCGGGGTATGGGCGAACGTTCGCGTGGATGGGCGACCCAAATTATCAGGCTCCGGGAGTCGCCGACCATGCCAACGGATATGACAGCGTGGCGCGTGGCAATACGACGGTCACATCCACGACCGGTGAGCAGGGTACGGATGTGACCGTCTCGTTCGACGGCTACGATACGTCCGTCTTCCCCATCTACGAAGGCTTTCCGCAAGGAATGTATAAATGCGGCACGCATTACATGTCGTCGGACTGTTCCACTCAGCAGGTCGGGGCCATCCACTCGGACGTATTGCAGTTCATCACGCCCACCAGTCGCGACGGCAAGACCGTGGCGCAATATTACGGGAACGTTGACCAGACTGCTCACATCAACGTGGACGATATGGGATTGACGGCTACTGGAGTCAGCGGAGACCGTCTCGTATCGGCGGAAGACAATGGGAATCAGGCCGCCACCGATGACGACCATTCGGGAACGGCGACAACCGTCCGCATCCCGGGCATGTACTCTACACTCATCCGATATACGTATTGGGCTAACGACCGCTCCACGAATGATGCGGGTACGAGCGGCAGTTGGCGAAACCCCGACATGAGCATCGGGTCCGACAGTCTCGTACAAGGGTCGAAACTACGTCTCCAAATAGGCCATAACATCAAAGTCAACTCCGAAGGCGACGCCGAAGTGATGGGCATGGGCTTGGTCAAATTCGACCCGAACACCATCGAACCGGTGGACGATACGCCCGACACGCAGCCGACCATCCCCATGAACGTTTTTACTTGGGGTACGAGGGTAGGTAAACGGAGGGACGCAATCCCCTACTGGTATGCCGTCAAAAAGGACGGTGCCAACTGGAAGGACTACAAGGAGCAGCGCGACACGAAAATCAGCGGACTCGACTACTATCCGACCCTCAACGAGGCGAAAACCCATGGCACGGTAGTCGGCATGCTGTTCGAAGACCACAACACGGTGGACCCGACCGGCACGAGCTTCAACCGAAGATTCACGCCCATCGTCTCCCTGCCCGCCCACATCCTCGACACCGCGAGAATCGGCACGGTCGCACCCATCGTCGCCGAAACCGCCTACTGGACGCGCAACAGCCTCGCCCGGACCGCGAACCTGAACGCGGACGCGCCGGACACGCAATGGCAGCAATGGTCCGACAGTCTCACCACCCGACTGCCCGAATACGCGAACAGCGTGAAACCCGACCTGACCTACAGCGGCGACACGTACCGTCCCGCCACGTTCGACGAAAACGGCGTCTATCAGGGCGGCGACACCGCCGACTTCTTGAAAGGCGACAGCCTGTACGTGGCCGGTGAAACACCGCACATCGCCAAACAGGTCGCGCAAACCAACGAGGCCGGCAACGTCAAAACCGTCTACGATTTGGACAAGGAACAGCGTACGGTGGACTGGAAGCTCACCGCCACCGCAGACACGTCCACGACCACGGACGGCGGACAGTACACGACCGACTACATCATCACCGACACGCTTCCCAAAGGATTAGCCTACGTGGACGGTTCCATGACGGTCGGCGGCCAATACTCGCAGCATACGCCAGACAAGGGCACGGTCACGGGCGGCACTCCCATCACGCCGACAATCGTCGCAAACAAGGACGGCACCACCACCATGACCATCAGGGTGAACGGGGCGCGCGCCGATTCGGGCACACGAACCGTCATCACCTATTCCACCACCATCGGAGACGCGTCAGACCCCGACCATGACGTGAAGAACAATGATTCGTTCACGAACCATGCGACCATCCGATCGAAACGCAACATGGCTTCCCCATTGGCTCAAAAGGCGCAGATAGCCGACGCGACGGTACGGGTCAGCCGCACCCATTCGACCGCGTTGGCGACCCGCGCGAACCCGCTGCTCAACAACATCCACAGCAGGCTTGGATTCACGAACATGCTGGGCAACTTCTCCAAAGACGAGAAAGCCAATCCGTACGTGGTGGACATCATGCCTCACATGCAATCCGGTACGGCCAGCAAATACCATGGCTCCTACACGTTGAACACGCTCGCCGTCTCCGGCAAGAACGGCGCATCGTTAGACAACGCGTCCGTCTGGTTCACCACCGACGTGAGATATCGGAGCATGGACGCGTTGAAGATAACGCCCGTCATGTTCACAACGTGGACGCGTGCAGCCCTCGACACGAAGACCGGCAAGGTCACCATTCCGGACGGTATGGGACAGCCGGTCGCATGGGCGTTCACTTCGGACAGGTTGCCCGCGAACGCACGCTACGATTTCACGCTCACGTTCACCCCGTCCGACAATAAGGCGGCCGATGTGTACGTGAACCGTTGGACGGACGGCGACAACAAGGTGGACGCGGTCACGCAGGTCGTGGAACGCAAGGTCAGCGGCGTCGCATGGTTCGACGCCAATCATGACGGCATCCGACAGGATTCTGACCGGCTTCTCGCGGACGTGACCGTCACCCTCGTGGATGGCAACGGCAGGACCGTCACCAGTGTGAACGGCAAACCCTGCACCACCGTCACCGACCGGAACGGCCACTACGAAATCGGTTCCATTCCGGCGGGTTCCGGGTTCAAGCTCAGGTTCACGCCGAAAACCGGTATTACGTGGCACGGGCAGCATACGACCGTCAAAAACGCGAAGGACGCGTCCGAGGCGACCGACTCCGACAGTGACGAGGAGAATGATGCGGGCGGCAACATGATTGCCGGTGTAATCCGATTGAAGGATTTCCCCGCATTGGATAAGATGACCGCCGCCATCTACGATGACCCGAACGAAGACCATGGCATGAGCGGCACGCTCATGCCCGCCGTTCCGGCCACGTTCAAAGCGGTCAAAGTGTTGAACGGTCGTCCGAACGGCGCTTGGACTGACAAGGACAAGTATGTTGCGGACATCACCCCGTTGGACAATGCTCCGAAGAGCGCGATGCCAGCCACAATCACATTCAGCGACAACAGGACGAAGACCGTCAAAATCAACTCCGGAGCGTTCCCCACGGATGGTGTCTACCGGTATCAGGTCAAGGAACGCAAGGGAGACAATGCGGGAGTCGCCTACGACAGCCGCACTTGGATTCTGACCGTCACCGTCACCGATGATTTGGACACGTTCAAACGTCACGTCACCGTCAACGCGGCATGTGACGGAGTGCAATCCGACACCATCCAGTTCACGAACACGTATGCTCCGAAGGACGCTCAGGCCGTCATCGAAGCGGGCAAACTGTTCACGAACGCCGACAGGTCGGCCACCAAGATTACCGACTTCCAATTCGACCTGTACGCGAACAACAAGGCGACCGGCACGCCAATCCAAACCGTGAACACCACGGCGGACGGCAGAGTGGACTTTTCCCCGCTCCTGTTCACCAAGGCGAAGCTGAACGGCAAGGACAAGGCCACGTTCAACTATTCCGTGCGTGAACGCAATACGGGCGCTGCGGGAGTCAAATACGACGGACATTACGCAGCGTGGACGGTGACGGTCACGGACGACAACAGTGGACAGTTGAAGGCGAACGTCACCAACCCGTCCGAAACCGAAGGACGGTTCGTCAACTCGTATTCCAGCCAGCCCGCGTCCATTACGCCGAAAGCCCGCAAGACGCTCGCCAATCCGTCCGGAACCCTCCGCCTGTTGAACGCCGACGAGTTCACGTTCGAATTGCAGGATGCGAACGGGAAAACCCTCCAATCCAAGGCGAACAAGGCCGACGGCACGGTAACGTTCGACAAAATCACCTACGACACCGTAGGCGAACACGATTATCGAATCATTGAACAGTCGGGCAAACTGGCGGGCATCACCTACGACCAGACCGTGCATATGATGCACGTGACGGTCACCGATAACGGTTACGGACAGTTGAAGGCCACCGTCACCTATGATGGCGGCAAGGATACGCCCGTGTTCACCAACACGTACAATCCGAAGGACGCGACCGTCACCCTCACCGCCCACAAGACGTTCGGCAACGCCAACAACAGTCACGCGAAGCTCACCGACTTCCAATTCCAACTGTTCGACAACGAACAGGCGGTAGGCGTGCCCGTGCAGACCGTCAACGCCGCCGAGGATGGTACCATCCGCTTCCAGCCGTTGACGTTCACCGCCAGCCAGCTGAAAGGCAACAAGTCCAAGACGTTCACCTATACGGTGCGTGAAATCCGCCAGTCGGCGGGCGGCGTCAACTACGATTCCCACATGGGAATGTGGCAAATCACCGTCACCGACGATTTGACCGGACAGTTGAAAGCCCAAACCAGAACGAACGCGGCCTATCCGACCACGTTCACGAACACGTATCAGGCGAAGCCGGTCAGCGTGCAATTCCATGCGCACAAGACCCTCAACGACCCCGACCATACAGGCATCCAACTGCAAGCCGGACAATACGAGTTCAAATGCGTCGAGGACAAGACAGGCGGTCAGGCTGGAACGGTGAAAACCAACGACCAGCAAGGCAACATCCTGTTCGACACCATCTCCTACAAGAAGACGGGAGTGTACGACTACACGCTCAGCGAAGTCCACGGCGACAGGGGCGGCATCACCTATGATGCTACGAAACATCATGTGAAAGTCACCGTCACCGACAATGGCGAAGGCCAACTGTTGGCCGACGTGAAGTATGATAACGGAACCAACATTCCGGAATTCACCAACACGTACCATGCCCAACCCGCCACGGACAATCCGACCGCAGTGAAGAAGATGACCTCCTCCAAGGGCAACAAGTATACGCTCAAGGGCGAAGACTTCGCATTCACGCTCCAACAACAGTCCGCGCCCGCCAACGTGGCGAACGCCGACCAGACGAAACGGAACGACCAGCAGGGCAACATCCGATTCGACCAACTGTCGTTCCCGCTCGTCGGCACCTACGTGTTCACCATGTCGGAGCAGGATACGACCGTTCCGGGCGTCACGAAGGACGGGACGGTTGCGACCATCACCTACGTGGTCAAGGATGTTGACCATACGGGCAAGCTGACCGTCGTATCCAAGACCGTCACCCCGACCACCGGCGCTAACGGCAAGAACATCACGTTCACCAACCATTACAGTCCGAAGAACGTCGGATACTCTATCAGCGGCGTGAAAAACATCGTCAACACGGATACGGCAACCAGCCGCGTTCCACAAGACGGTGAATTCAAGTTCCAGTTGAACGCGGCATCCGCACATGATTCGGACGGCAACGCCATCAGCATGAACGACATGCCAATGCCAGCCGGAAGCCAAGACGGAACGCAAACCGTGTCCAACAAGGGAAGCGGTTTCACATTCGGTCAAATGGTCTACACCATGCCCGGCGTATACACGTATCACGTGAAGGAACTCGCCGGAACGGACAAGACCATCGGCTACTCCACTCAGGAATACGATGTGACCGTCACCGTCACCGACCAAGACGGCATGCTCGCGGCAACCGCCGACCGTCAGACCAATGACATCCGATTCGACAACACGTACACGCCAACACCCGTCAGCGTGCGACTCGAAGCGGACAAACATCTGACCGGACGTGGTTTGAACGACAACGAATTCTCCGCCGAATTGAAGGATTCCGACGGCAACCTGCTCCAAACGAAACAGTTCACCCACAGTCCGCGCAACACGCAATCCGGCAAGGTCGCGGCACGTGAAGGCGACGGAACGCTCGATTTCGACAAGCTCACCTTCGACAAGACCGGCGTGTACACGTACACGGTTGACGAACAGGACGGAACCTTGGGTGGCGTCACCTACGACACCACCAGCCACACCGTCACCGTCACCGTCACCGAGGGCACGAAGAGCCACAAGCTCGTCGCCAGCGTCGCCTACTCCAACGGCAAAGCCAGCGAAAAGAGCATCCTCTTCCAGAACACGTACCAGCCGGAAGACGTGTTGGTTGAACTGTCGGCCAAGAAGAATCTGACCGGACGTGAACTGCAAGCGTCCGAATTCGAGTTCGAGCTTGTGGACGACAAGGGCAATGTCATCGACAGTGAGAAGAACGACAAGCAGGGCAACATCCAGTTCAAGCCGCTCACCTACGGTCGAGACAATGATGGAGTGGATGATTGCGGCGAATACCGGTATGTGATTCGCGAGAAGAACACCGGCGAGAAGAACGTCACCTACGACAAGACGGAACACCATGTGACCGTCACCGTAAGCGACAACCTGCAAGGCAATCTGACCGCCAAAGTCGAATACGACCCGACGGACGATACGGCGAAGGATTCCAGCACCATGCTCGTCACGCCGACCGATAAGGCCGACAAGGCCGACGAGAATGCTGGTGAGGATGAGAACAATCCGACCACAACCCCCAGCATGGTCACGACCACCGGAACCCAACCCGAGTTCAACAACTCGTACATTCCTCCGGTGACACCGGCCATCGTGAAGACGATTCGCCAACTCGCCCAAACCGGTGTGAACACGCCTATCATGGCGGTCATCCTGTTCACACTCGTAGGAATGGGATTGACGGTCGCGTATTCCGTCCGTAAGCGTCATGCCGTGACGCCGCGACATGGACGCTGACACGACCGTGAGCTAGGGGAGGGTCGGACTGGCGGTGGAACCAGTCTGGCTCTCCCTTTTTTGTATCGCCTTCAGGTTGATGCGAACGCCACCACCTGTGATATACTGGAATTGTTCACACAAATAAAAGGTTTGACAACCCCACCAAAAACAAGGAGAAAAAATGCACTTCCTAGGCGCAGTCATCGGCGGCAACGACACCAGCGAAGCCGAAACCATCATCGACCCCTACAGCGAATACGAGGAGGTCGAGGAATATGTCCTCTACACGCGGGATGAATTCCTGAAGACCAGTCGAGAGAGCGACAGGAGTCTAATTGGAAGCAAGAGCGAAAACCAACACGACAGAGTGAGCGAAGCTTTCGAGAAAGCGGAACGCCGACTGGCATTGAATGATGAAGAAGCGCTCGAAGCCTATGCTGAATACTATGGGTACAGTCTGAACGAAGACGACGATGTGGTATCTACTTTCAACGACGATTCGTTCTACGACTGGTATGAGTTCGGCGGACGCTGGGAGGAAATGGTAGGCGGGCTTCAGGGAATCACCTGCGGCGAACTCAAAGAACGTTACGGCAACGGAGATTCCAAGGTCAGAGAGCCGTTGGACTGCAATGTGAGCGTCGTCTGTGACAATGACGGTTACGAAGGTGATGTGTGGTTCCCCGTGTCAAGGGATGCTCTGTTTGAGAGGCTGGGAGCTGATTCTTCCGCTCGTGTCTGGTTTGTTGATTTCCACGATTGATTGAGTGGCTTTTTAGGGCGACTGGTCTTTGGGGACTGGTCGCCTTTTGTTTTTCGTCTAATCATGTGGTATACTGGAATTGTCCACACAAACAGGGTTGAAAACCCGACACACCTAAAAAGGAGAAACCAAAATGCTCAGCCTCGAAGTCCAAATCAACAATCGCACAAACCGCTGGACGAACGTCACCAACGACTTCCTCAACATCACCAGCCGCAACCACTCCAACGGACGCAAATACTGGCGAACCCTGCAAGGCGTCGAAAACTACATCGCCAAAGCCATGAAAACCTACCCTTGGCTCACCCGTGAGAACTTCCGCATCAACGGCACCGAAGAGGAACGCCGCAAGCCCCAAAACCCCATCGCCGCCGACATGGAAGTGCATGTGGGAGACATATTCGTCAGCTCTTGGGGCTACAGCATGACCCTTGTGGACTTCTACCAAGTAACCAAGGTCAGCAAGACGGGCAAGAGCGTCAACGTCCGCAAACTCGCCCACAAGGTCGTGGACGGAGCAATCTCCTCTCCGCAAGGCGGGCGCGTGGCTCCCGTCAAGGACTGTTTCGTGGGGGAGGAGCTGAGGAACAAGCGCGTCAGGGGCGATTATGGCGCGAACCCCCGTCCTATGTTCTCGGTGAATGATTGCGCCACCGCCCATTTGGTTGAGGAAATCAACCCGAACGGATATTTCATGTGTAATTGGGACTGAGGTTTTCCGACAAGGGATTTAGTCGTTTCCGAGGCGGCTTGACCACTTGTTTTTTGCCGGTTGACTTTCGAGCCAATATATAATATACTGGAATTGTTCACACAAACAAAATCCTTAAGATTAAAAGGAACCGACATGACCATCAACCTGCACGACATCACCGGACAGGAATCGGGAATCATCCTCGTGGAAATGGATGACGGACGACACATGAACGTGGTCGCCAACTGGGGCGACAAGAACGGACTGCCGTATCTTTTCGAACCAATACTCGAACCACTCTCGTTCCTCTTCCTCCCATTCCCGGAGGATATTCACGTCGAAACCGAACGCATCCACAGTGGGGCGCTCAACGACGAAATCGCCCACGACGGTCTCGAAGACTGGAACCCGTTGGACGACGATTTGGACTCAAACGAACCCTGCGACGTATACCCGCTGTCAAACGGCTGGATTGTCGTCGCGCCGAAGGAATGGAACTGACGAAATGAAAACACGCGACATCCTCATCACCGTCACCCGCACACTGCCGGACTGGCATGTGTACAACGACCGCCAATTCGGATGCATCACCGCGTTCGACCCTCAAGCGGGATACGAGATTACCGTCAACATTCCCGACAGCGACACCATCCGCATCGTCCGCATGCAGTACGAGCTTGTCGAAGATGAAACCGTCCTCAATACGGCCGACATGGGTGAGGAACAGGCGTTGGACGAGCTGGCCAGACTGCTGGCCGCGCCCATGCCGCGCACCGACCGTCTCATGCGGCTGAAGGAACGGTTCGACAAGATCGCCGAATGGAGTCGGAGCACGTTTGGCGACGAACAGAAGGCGAAGCATGTGGAAGACATGGCCGAACGCTACATGCGAGTATGCGAGTCCTGCAACAAATATCCCGAACACGACCCGGTGCCCGTGTTCGAAGGGTGGCTGCTGGGCGAGGAGCTTGGCACACCGTATGAGACGCGCCGTCATGCCGCGTTGCACATGCTGTTCGCCGTGCGCCGACTGGACGAGGAGTGAACCATGTTGAACATCGAGAAAGCGCTACAGGATATCCAAGGGCTACAAAAGGAACTCGCCGCCATCGGCGTGGGCATCGAATTGGGTGAGCCTATCGAGAACGATGAGGTGATGACTATATCTGCCCCATGCTTTTTCGATGATGATGGCGATATGGAGCTTCACTACATCCGACCGGATGGCAACATCTGCGATGGTGGATGCCGTGGCGAGACGGTCGAGTTCAGGGAATACCGCGTGCGTCTTATAGACCGTCTCGCCCGATACTACGAAGACGAAGCCGAGAGCATCCCGGGCAAGTGGGCAGAACTGTGCGGCAGGAAGGACGTTCCATTGCCTCAAGTAATCAGGACACGCAAGGAGGGAATGGAGGATGTCGTCAAGCGACTGCGCGGCTTCATCAAGGACGAATCGCCCGAGTTGAGCGAGGCTGAATACAAACTGCTCGAAAACGTCAGGCAGGGTCGAGATGCGCGTTTGTTCATGGATAGCTGGGACTGCTTCGGATTGGTCAGAAGGGGACTGATTAGGCAGGACTACTGGTCGCTCGCTGACCCCGGGTATAGCGGTCTGACCGAACTGGGGGAAAGAGCTATGAAAGGTTATGAGAATCACGTCAAGAGTGGGGACTGAAACCATGTTGAACATCGAGAAAGCGCTACAGGATATTCGCGGACTACAGGACGAGTTGGCCGCCATCGGCGTACACATCGAATTGGAGGAATCGAAAGACGGCGCTGTGGCTTATATAACTGCACCATGCCTCCATAGGGAAGACGAACAGTATATTTGCCCGGATGGTAACTTCCATGATGGGCTGGGCTGGTATCAGATAGTCCCGTTTTACGAATACCGCCGACGTCTTTGTGTATATCTCGCCCGATACTACGAAGGCGAAGCCGAGGTCATTGCCGACAAATGGTCGGAGTTATGCGGCGGAAAGCCTTTACCACTGCCGGACAATCTGAAAGCCCGTAAGGAATCATTGGCCGATACCGCCGTTAAACTGCGAGACCTCATAAAAGATGTTCCACCCAAACTGACCGCACAGGAATATAAAACCCTCGCACACCATCTTCTCTGCGAACATCTTTGCGAAATGCGCGATATGTCAGGGCCGTTGATGCAAGACAAAAACGAGTTCGAGGTTCTGTCAAACCTAGGTCTCGTACGCTATTCCGGGGTCGGACTCTCTGTTGAGGTCACCAGATTAGGCAAGAAGGCCGTGAGGCAATATGAAAATGAAAAACGGGACTGAAACCATGTTGAAAATCGAGAAGAACCTGCAATCCGTCCGTGGCCTATTGGACCGGCTGGGCAAGGAAGGCGTGGAGTTCGCTCTAACCGAATCGGAATACTCCGACTGTGTAGCGGACATCCGCGACCCTAACAAGGTGTACGTGTTCCTCGAATGCTCGATTCGTCCGAACGGCACCTTCGTCTGGCAGGATTACGACCATCATAAAGGAGTCTGCGACTTCGACGAATTCCGCGTGCGGATAATCACCCTCACAGCGGACGAATACCTCGACAAGGCAAAAGACAAGCGCAAACAGTGGGCCGACCTGTGCGACGGTACGGATACGCCCATGCCCGATTCGCTGGCCGCAGTCGTATCCGACATGGAGAACAAGGCCAACCGTCTGAAAGCGTTGCTGGAACCCGACGACCCGCCCCTGTTAAACAAGCGGGACATCGCAATCCTGACAGACCTTAAACCGTATGGCGTGGTCGAACCGGCGGAGGAATCGCAACGGCTACGTGAGCTGGGCGTGCTGGAACGCAGATACTACATCGACCAAGTGTTCGACGCGCTGACCGACAAGGGTGAGAAGGCGTTGGAATTCGCGTCGCACGTACAACAACTGTCTTGATGGACGCACCGGTGGGCGGGAGAATAACGCCACTGCCGTCAAACGAGTTCTACCAAAGCCCGTTCGACGGCAGATGGGTCGATGTGGACGAGGCCGAGGTTTTCCGCCTCATCGACATGCAACGAGAAAGAATCTTCGGAACTCATGGAAAGGCGGTGCCCGTGGATGGCAAATGCGGGAAACTGAAAATGCACGAAACCAAGCTGATTGAATTCAATCCCACGAAAATCGTTTGCGCGTGCGGCATGGCATTCCCCTCATGGGAAGCATACGGCACGCATGTGGACGACGCCATCGCCGCACCCGCTGAAACATCCACGCAGACGGTATGTGATGTTCTGGCCGACCATTTGGGCGACTTGGACATGGAATTCGGATTCCACGTCTCCTACACCGATAGAGGACGGGTCAGATGCGACTGCGGCGGCGAATACAACGACCTGCACGCATGGCGCGTCCACGTGGCGGAAACGCTACTCAAAGGCTTGAACGTTCCCGATTCACCTTCTCTGCCGTTCTGCCTCACCTACGACGACTGGGATGACAGCAGTGAGGACAACCAACCGCAGGTCGGCGACTACGGTGTGGCCATCCGTGAGAACGCTCACGGTCAGGAGGAAATACCTTTTCACATTGAGCGGGAGGAGCATACCGGACTGCCGGTCGCATGCCTTAACATGCGACTGTATGCGAAGCCGGAAGACGACATCGAAGACGGTCAGTATGTGAGCCTGTTCCAACTGTATCTGGACGGGTTCCTACTCAGTAGAACAGGCCGGAAGTGGAACGAAAATGAATGAGACTGTTCGATTAGGCTCGAATCTAATCCAATTGGTAGCGGCACTGACTCTTATCGGTCTGATATTCACACCTCAACTATCGAACGGAATAAGCTACTTGGATACGACCATCCATGGCCGTCAAATCACCTTGGAAGGCACTGTCACAGACCGGTACGGCAATCGTATTCCCCATGCGACGGTCACAATCGTGCGCAACAATGGCGTCCCTTACAAGGATGAAGACGGCAAACCTGTACAAAGCCTTACGGACACGAAAGGCGTGTACAAGCTTCACGCAACCGTCAACGGGGACTACAGGCTAGAAATAGTCCTTCCACGACAGCAAATCAGATAGAAAGACAATTAAACCAAAGAAAAGCGTTTTAACGGGGTCTTTTTCGCAAAAACAACGATTTTTGCCCCGTTAAAACAGAAAGGCAACTCACATGGCAGTGAACGTCACGCAGAAGGACAAGACCCTGAACGACGTAATCGACTGGTGCGAAAAGCATGTAGCCCGAATCGATGAAAAGATTCCCAACGCGTCAGATGAAGGCTTTCTGACGGGAGAACGGTTCGCCCTGCAAGCCGTCGCCGCTCATTGCGAGGAGCTGTTGGGATATTCGGGGTCCATGCCTTTGGAGGTGCCGAATCAAAGCGAGAAAGAATGACCTCGACATGGACGACAATGAATACATTCGGCAACTCGAACAGGCGGCGGCACTGCCGGATTGGATTGCACGCAAGAAAGCGTATCTGCGCATCAACCTCCGCCGACTCGACACAATGGTGCAGGAGCGAGCCGCCGTCGTATTGGCGTCGAAAACGAACGTAGCAAACGCCAGTCTTGACGGATTGAAGGCCGCAGCCGAAAAACTGGCCGCAGACGCGGCGGAATACGAGGCGTTGAAAAGCCGCCGAGACAGTACCGCACGTTCCATACACATTCTGGACAATGAAGACGAGCAGCGGTACCGCGAGCAGAACAAGGATATCGACGGCACCTGCCAGTGGAACTACAGTGCGTCCGGCTGCGGCAAGCCGACCGTGGAAGGCACCCGCTGGTGCGCCGACCATATCGACGAATGGACGATGCTGCGCCACAGCACCGGAGACAACGACTAATGAAAATGGATTATCGAATGCTGTGGCGAGCATGTCCGCTACAGCGGGATGGCTGGCGGTTCCAGCTTCTTCTGCAACGGCGGGCGGCTGACGGCGAATGGGAGACGGTGGACGAGTCGGTACGCGATTCGCCTACGGGTGCGATGCTGGCGATGGTCGAACCGTTCCTATCCGGTGAGCGTCAGATGCGCGTCCGGCATGGCTTATCGGATGTGCCGGTCGTATACCGACCCACGTTCATGAGCAAATCAATTGCTTGAGGTTTATTTTGGGGAGGTCAAGGAAAATCCTCGACTTTTTCGCCAAGAGGAAGGAGGAGAAATGCAAAACCGACAAGCAGCAGAATGGTATGTCGTCTGCTGGTACTGCAAAAACACCGTCAATGCCGAAAACAGAATCAAATGCCCCTACTGCGGAGCTTGCCTCTTTCTCACCCCGCAAGACTGCAAGGAACTGGAAGAAGAAGGAATCAGACCATGAGCCGGTTGAATCTGGTCGCACGAATAGACTCGTCCTTCCCCGACAAGACCGCATACAAGCGGGTCTTGGACACTGGGGAAATCATATGGGAGAACAGCAAAGGACGTGAGAAATGGCGTTGGATTCCTGTGATTGTGGAAGAACCTTGCAAAAGCGGACGTTTCCTCGAAACGGAGACCGCACGCAAGCTTCGCCGGTACAAGTTGGACTCGCGCAATCCACTCCGACTGTTCGAGTCGATTCTGTCGTCCGAAAAAGTCAAGGTCATTGAACGATAGCCTAGGAAAAGGCTATTCTGCTATACTGGAAACATTCACACCTATATAGGAAGGAAGTACAACCATTGAGTCGAAAATACTCATACGCCTCCACCAAGCCGCTATACGACCACCAGTATCCCGACGAAAAACTCATCTCAATCCACGAACGCCCACTAGCCGACCCGACCGGCAAACTCACCGCAATCATCGACTATGAGAAGCCGTTAAGCCGACACGACATGGACAAATACGATTTGTCGGAATTCCCATTCTGGCTCGCTCAGGAACGCTATCTGCCCCTGTTCAGTGGGGAATGCCCCATGGGACGTGAGACCCTTGAGACAATCAGGGACGAGGTGTCCCGCGCCATCATCGTACTCGCGGACTATCATCCGCTGGGAGACTCACCCCATGGCGTTCACGTCGGCGGCATTGTAGGCAAGGACGTGAAGAGACTCGACCTCTACCGCGTGTACGACACCATCCCCTCATGGGCTTTGGATATGGTGCAGGAGCTTATCACCGGCACCAATCCCGAAGAATTCACGTCAGCACATTCGACCACGGAAGTGCGCGACACCGCCAAACGACTGCGCGAGAACGGTTCGGCCGTCCTTTTCTCAGACGAGGAGCAGTGAATTGAAGAAACGAATTCAATCCGAAACCAAGGAAACGGTGGACTGGGAGCATAAGCCCATCAACGCGTTGGGCGGCTTGAGGGCGATGGCGGTCACGACGGGTGGGACGACCATCGACGGGTTGCTTGAATACCATGTTGAGGGAACCGTGGACGGCGTCTATGTGGAGAGCCTGAATTTCAGGAATCTGCCCCAATATGTGATTGTTTCCGTCAAGGGCGGTTCCAACATGCTGTCGAAGACGTTGTTCAAGTCCGTCACCGTCTTCGCTTCCTGAAGAAAATTCTGCTATACTGGGACAGTCCGCACATCAAGTGAGTTTCAGGAGGAACCATGGGGAAAAAGGCCACGCCGTCCACGAGCGGTCAGACCACACTCAGACAAATCGGCTGGGCAGATGATGAACTGGCTATGATACAAGACCAATACTCATCCCTATTGGACTCGATTCATTTTCCCATCTACATGCCTGTAGCGCATGACATCAACGATTACCAAGTGGTCGTCAACGGGAAAGACTACGGGTTCGTTCGGGAAAACACCACCGAAAACGGCAAGGAATACCGTGCCATGGCCGACAATGGCAAATACATCGAACCTATTTCAGGCGTCTTCCACAATTCCCCGATGGGCGCGGTCTGCGAACTCGCCCGACACCATCACGACATAGAACTGGCCTCCCGTTTGGACGACTACATCATCGCCGTATGCAATGTCCAACAGCTCGCCGCCGCCCAGTTGAAAAAGAACGTCAAAGACCTTCTGGGAATGGGACGATGATTTTCGCAGGCAGAAGACGCAGAGCTACGGAACCCCAAATCCGTCTGATACTCGAACTCACTTCGCAGTCGGACATCCGCGACGTGAAAAACCTTGAAAACTGTCCTCCAGTGGAACGCTATAGGGACTACTTGAAGAACGAGTGCTTGGACAATCGAACCGCCGCGAAACTCATCGATGGTCTGATTCAATGGAAGGAAATCTATGGTTGAGAAAGCCACGCCCATCATTGCCGATAGGAAAAACAATCCGTTCGTCAGAATCGGTCAAAGATTCCTTGGCATAATCCGCTTCGTCAAACAGGTTGTGGCCGAAATCCGCAAGGTAGTCACGCCCACCGTCCGCGAATGGGCGGGCTGGTGCGTCGCGTCCGGAATCTTCGTCCTGCTGCTCATGGCGCTTGTCTCAGGAATGGATTTTGGACTGGGCAAGCTGACATTGTGGGTGTTCGGCTGATGGGCGGCGAAGGCATCGTCTACAATCCCGTGGACTGGCGGCACGCCACAACAGCCGAACTTGAAGGACAACGCGTCATCGCCCGATTCGACAACGGCACCGTCGTGGACGGAACCATCATCATAGCTCCCGGTGGGGCGATAGGCGTCTACATGGGAGTTATGGTGCCCATCATTGAAAAATCCCCGTCCGGCCTTTTCCGACAGGCCGACCATGTGAGCGCATTGCAGGTGTTGGATTGCAGTAGGGAAGGAAAATTCTATGCCGGATAGGAAACCGTACAGCGTCATCACGAACTTCGGCTGCCATTGGAAATGCCCGTACTGCATCGTCCGCAACACCGGCATCCTCGTCCCCGAAACCGATTTCGCCCTGACCGAACGCACGGTGATGGACTTGGCGGACGGCGGCGGCATGGGGTTCCTCAGCTTCTCGGGCGGCGGCGACCCATTGTGGATGCTCGACGCCCGCCGCGCCGAATGGTATTCGACGCTCACGAGACGATTGCATGCCCTTGGAATCGAAACCGAAATGCACACGAGCATGTCGCCCATGACGGAACGCCTGTACCGTCTGGCATCTGAAACGGAGTTCACGCGCATCGTCTACCACCTGCGGAACGTCAATATGATTCGTCGTCTGTCCAAGCGGAGAAACGAGCTGGTGCGCGTCGTGTTCGTCGTCACACCGGACTTCACCGAAGACCTCATCGACCGTATCGTGGAAGAGATGAAAGCGAATCCGCAGGTGGACGAATTGAGCTTCCGTCAAATGGTCAAACCCGACTACACCATCGACCACACCTGCGAGACGTACCTGCGGGCCGGACACCGCAAGGACTGGTGGTACATCGAACAAGGCGACTACAACCAGTACATCGTCAATGACCGTATCAGCGGAAGATACGAGGATTTCACGAAAGGACATGGGCTTGGACGCTGACCGTATCGAAAAGGCCGCCGTCGCCATCTTCGCCGCGCAAACCAACTGGGCCGACCTCAATCCGAGTGAAGAACAGATACGAGACTTGTGGGATGGGCAGATGGAAGCGGTACGCGACTCGTTCCGCCGTCTCGCTAAAGCCGCCTTGGACTCGCAGGAAGACCAGCCCGCCGACCTCGACTGGGAGAACGCCGACCTGAAGGTTTTGGACAGTCTCACGGTCAAGGCCGTCACCAAGGACGGCACCATCGTGCAAGGACGGACGGTCGCCAACCACGGGCCAATAGACCAGCTCACCGTCGAAGGCATCCTGCAACCGCTGCTCATGCGACTGCCGGGCGAACATTGGCGGCTTGCGAGCGGATGGAAAAGTCTGGTTTTTTACAACAAAACAAAGGAGCAATAATGATGAAGCATATCCTTCTTGGATTCATCGCCGTGTTGAGTCTCATGCTCGTTCCCCTCATTCTCATGCACAAAGGAAAGGGCGGAGGCTTCTCGAATTTCGCTGAATCGTTGACCGGTTCGGCGGGAAGTTCGGGCGTGGCGGAAAAGAACCTGAACCGTTGGACGGTCGTGGCTGCTGTCAGCTGGTGCGCTCTCATCATCGCCTACGGGATTCTCATGAAACTCTCCTGAACCGAACATAGAAAGGTCGCCCGATGGGCAAAAACAAAGCCTACTACAAGCTGCTGCACGAGCATGGAGGACTGGCAAGCGACACCATTCGAGTGTCCAGTGACCGTATCGACGGAACACCGTATCTGACCATCGACTTTTCCGACTGCACCGAACATAAACAGTTCACCGTAGACCGAAACGAGTTGAAAAAATGGATTGGAATGCTCGATGCGGAATGAGATTCTGACACCGAGAGACCTGTTCGACAACGTGGACTATTACCGCAACATGCGAATGAGCTTCGACCGAAACGGTGGGGGCAACGTGTGGCGGTACAAGCATGCTGAAAACAGCATCCACGTCCAGTCGAATATGGTTGCCCAAAAATACAAGAAAGGAACCGCCGTCGGCCCGCAGTTCCGACTCTCAGGCACCAAAATGGACATCGTCCGACGGTTGGACTTCGAGCTGACGGTACTTAACTTAGAGGATTAAACGATAAAATGGCTGGCCTACTCGTCCGACTGGTCTTGAGCATCGGTTGCATAGCCGGAACGCTCATGTCACACACGATGGCGGTATTGTTCAACCGTTCCGTCACCCTATTGGAACAAGCCGTGTTGAAACACTCCTACACGTCGGGACAGCGACGTTGGTTGGAAGTGAGAATCTACGCTTGGCGGTTCCTCTATCATCTGTCCGTCGCTTTAATGGTGGCGTTCGTCATGGCGGCGACAATCCTTCTCCTCATGTTCCTCTGGTCACTTTTTCAAAGGATAGGTGCGATTTGAGTTACGATATTGCGATAGTCCGTTCCGATATTCCGGATGATATAGCGTTCATGGTCTCCTGCGATTGGCAAGACCGTGGATTGGAATATTTGGATATGGTCGGCACATCCTGCAATCCGACCTACAATTACGCACGCTTCTTCCAAGCGTTCCATGTGCGCCCCACCACCGACCTGCATGGTAAGTCCGTCATCGTGGTCAAGGACATGTTGGACGATGCCCTGAAGGAAATCGGAAAACATTCCATTGACGAGTTGGAGCGGAAATATTTTCTCGACAACAATGGGAAGGTCATCAGTTGGGGAAGCATCCCCAATGCTATCCAATGGTTGCGTGACGTGCGCGACTATTGCGAACAGAATCCGGGCTACAAGTTCATCGGACGGTGCGCGGAAATACCCGGACACGGGTCGGCCAGTCTCGGCACCGTCAGAACATTCGCCCCGGAATACGAGCAGCCGTCCGACCGGCAATGGCGGAAACTGTTGGAGGAGACGGCGGAACTCGCCGCCGTCGGCATGGATTGGGTCGCAGACGGCACTTCCGACAGTCGAATCTACGACCGGCTGGTCGAAGAATACTGCGACGTGGTGGAAGCGTTGGGCACGTTCGCCATCGCCTACGGCATCACCGACGAGGACGTACGCAAAGGCATGGGCGAATGCGAGCGACGATTCCGGACTGGGAAAGCCGGTGGGAAGAAAACCGTGGAGGAGGACAAGATTATCGACGGGTTGGCGGAACTGTCCACCCGTTTGAAAGAGGCTCAGTCTCGCAAGCATAAGAAAGCGCCGACCAAGCTCAGCGAACTGGAAAAATAGTCCGCGCAAGCCGGTCGGCGCGTGGCTTTTCGAACACCATTGTGGCTAGTCGATGAACCAATCATCTCCGTCGCCATCGGTGGCGGGAGCCGGTTTCGGCTTGCTTTTCCTTTTGGGTTTCGATTGGGAAGGTGTTTGAAAGGCCACGTCCCCATCATTCGGCTCCACGTCCATCTCGTCCAAATCGGCTTGTCTGCGGTTGGATTCTTTGGTGGTCGTATTGCGGTCTGTTCCGGACACTGACGTTCGGGCACCAATGAACGAGAAGATTTGCAATACAATCAACAGTAGGATGAAAATAATGCCAAGAATCACAATGATTCCAACGATTCTTCCCACCATCTCGCCGGTCATCCAATCAAATAGGGAGCCAGCCGTCTCCTCCGAAGCAAGCTCCGGATTATCCGTCGCCAACTCCTGCCTGTCCTTGGCGATGTTCAAAGCGTGCATTCCGTAACCCAACAGGGGAATGAGCGTGGTAGGTAACATTCCACTCAGCCACATGAGCCAACGGGCTTTGCGATATAAGCTTGTGATTTTGTATAGGAGTCTCATATTCCCAGTATTTCGCACCGGTCGTAGGATTCCTCCCTAAAACCGGAACTATAAGAAAACTATGAGGATATAACATATAAGCATACTGTGCGAGCCTTACTCGCATAACGGTTTCCTCAAGGTCGAGGTGTCCGTTAGTCCACGGAAAGGTGATGGAAACCCCAGAAAAAGGTGCCTGAAAGCCCATGGTGAAGGTGTTTGATAGTCCATGCCTGTAGGTTCGGACGGTACGCATGGTGTCCGATAGTCCACGTCTGATTGGACAGTTCGCTTGTGGAAAAGTGTATAACTTGTCGAAAAGGTTGGAATATAAACGAAATCACAGTGGATAACTGTGGAATACGATAAGTGTGTGGCATAAGTCCCAGACTGCGATTTGCCACATGTTCCACGCTCGGGAAAATATGTTGACGGCGTAAGGTGCTTGAAAAGCCACGGCCAAGGTGCCTGATAGTCCATGCCGAACGTGGCTTTTCGAACACCTCGACCGGGAAGGTGCTTGAAAAGCCACGATTCCCGCTCAATCGGTGATGGCTTTTCGAACACCATTCCGTTGAACCGAAGTCAACGAGCGCATCGCCACATCGAAAACACCGTCAGACGCCGCAACCTCCGCATCATGGACGGCACGCGTGGGAACGGAAGTCGGACTCGGATGCAGAATAATATAATCCTCATAAGTCGGACACTCCACATTCAAACCCGGATACACCTTCTTAACCTTCTCCAACGATTGACGGAACATACGCCGGAAAGACTTCTTGACGGCAATCTGGTCTCCGAACCGTTCATACAGCCAATCCCAACTCACCGGAAGGTCATGCCGGAGATTCTTCATACTGCCTGTCAGCCAAATGTAAATATCGTAAGGCATGACCGACCTGCCCTTCAACAGGTAAGTGGACACCCTCGTATCGAACGGTGCCGACTCGCGACTCAACCGTTCATACACCTCATCGGTCAGACGGAACGTGGCACCGGAATAGCCCACGTTCTTCTCATCGTTGATGATGCGCACGGCCTGAACGATGGGCAGGTACGCCGTATCCCTCACGTTCAACCCCTTGCCCGTGCCGGAGGCGCGAATGCTGATACGACAGGCCAGCAACAGTTCCAACTGCTCCTGAACGCTTTTCGCGGTACGCCCGCCATGAGGCAAACCCATCTCCTCACACAACTGGTAGATGCTCGGAATGGTGATGGTCTTCGTCTCAGGGTCAACATTCCTCGTCCTATGCCCCTTGGCCGCGCGAATCTGCTTCGCCATCCAAGCCATCAGCAGTCTCGGATACTTACCGAACGGGAACCGACGTTTCCTATCATCCCCATCCCCGGTCACGCCCGCTTCAAGCATGTATTCCAACCGTCCGTTGGTCTTGCTGACGAAATCCACGTCGTCGGACGGTTGCGCGGGCGGAAACAGTGTGGCGGTGAGGATTGAATGACCATACCAGATTTCCATACTGTTCGGGTCGCGGGCTTCAATGTCATCCAACAGGTTGACCCGTCGAACATCCAATTCCATGCCGGTCGAACCAAGGTCGAGAACATCCTGCTCGACTCGCATGTCACTCATTCGGATTCTGCTCCTTGCGGCGCACCGACACCGTGTATCCCATAGCGTCCAATATTCGGCACATGGTCTGGAAGGACGGGTTCCCGTTCGGACACAGGCTCCGGTAGAGGGACGGTCTCGCCAACCCCGTCAACTGGGAGAGCGTGGTCATGCCGTACAGTCTGGCGAGGTTTCCGGCGGCGGACTGTATGAGCATGGGGTCTTCCGACTTGAACTGGTCTTCTATGTATGCGACGGTGGCCGCTTCTTGTATCTGCTTGGACTGCATGTAGGGGAGTGTAACCTGTGGGCGACAGTATTGTCCAAGTATTCAATGCTGTTGGTGAAGGTTGGTAATGGGCGACACGCCTTTGAAAACATTGTTTTTGTTCTGGGATTTGACATGTTTCCTAAGACTGCTATACTGGCAGTGTTCACACAAAACGAGGTTCAAAAAACATCCTGTGCGAACAGATTGTAGAAGCAGAAAAAGGCTTCCGCTAGTCCACGACTAGAACAGTCACCAAGGCAACCGAGGTAAAGACCTTACCCAGTAAGGAACACTCCCCGAATGTTGCCGCCCGTTTGAAAAATGAAAAGAGATAAGGAAAACATGATTCGATAGGACTCTAAAGCCCATCGAACCATGTTTGATATGAAGACTTGCCCATCATGGCCAAGTTCAAGAACTATCATGCCTATCCCAAACCAGTTACCAACAATGGGGAAGGGAAAGCATGAAAACGCTTGAAACCAAACCATGACAGGCAAAACCGCTGTCAACCTTCCGGCTGGAAACCCCAGCCAACCATCCTATTGGTTCTGAAACCACGCTCATGGGAAGCTCGGGTGGAAAACCGGAAGGAAGACGGCATTTTGGGGCCGACAGGTTTCGATTTGAAAATCGAGATAATGCAAGCATGTCGGGAGCTGACTTGGACAACCGTTATCAATCCATGTCACCAAACAAACGCCAAGACTGATTCTTCGCGCAACTTCCAGCTCGCCGCCTGAAAAACGGTTTGCCGGGAAGCGGATTCGCTGGATTGCTGTAACGCGATTCCGGAAAAAGGACAGCAAAAAACTCGATGAACGGCAACTGTTCACCGTTTCAGAATTAGTTGCAGAACTGTTCCAACGCGCCCTATCGACAGGAACTTTTACATGAAAATAGGGATAAACATGTAGAAAACATCATCAACGTTTTCAAAGACGAGGGTTCAATTCCCTCCGGCTCCACGATTTTGAATGCATACCGTATTCAAAACAATGTTTGGATAATTGCCTTACGGGCTTTTATCCAAGCCCCAAATAGAGGAAACTGATGTGCGTGCTAAGCGACTCCTGCAAAACAGACTCTCCAAACTTGAAGGAAAAACTTTGTAAACAAAAAAATCGGTTTCCTCCAATCCCTGACTTTTGTTGATTTGCAAGCTGGGAGGGTGGTACGAAAATCAATGGGTCGTTCTGTAAGAACGAAAACGCACGTCCCTCAATCGTGCTACTGCCCCGATGGCGAAATCGGTAGACGCGACGCATTCAAAATGCGTTGTCTTACGACGTGAGGGTTCAACTCCCTCTTGGGGCACGAACCATATGGTTCTTCCTTTATAACTCACGGGAGGTGGATTTTTCGTTCCTTCGCCTCCCGTATTCCGCCCCTCTAGCTCAATGGTTAGAGCAAGGGTCTTTTAAACCTTGGGTTGTGGGTTCGAATCCCACGGGGGGCACGGTCGCAGCGCCGAACTGCGAGAAATCGTGGAGTCGAATCCCGTGGCCCGTCAGCCGACGGGCAATCAAGCGGACGCGTGGAACGCGCGATAAACACCATCATCCCAGTAGGTGAAAGCCGTGGCAATCGCAACGCCATGACAATTAGCGAAAAGCTGATGTGAATGCCGTCGAATCGGAAGACGAGTTGCGACGTCCCCGCGACGAGACGGCATACGCCCTTGTAGCTCAGCGGATAGAGCGCCGGTTTCCTAAACCGGGCGTCGTTGGTTCGATTCCAACCTTGGGTACTAGGTTTCACGGAGGTAGCTGTCCGTGAAACCGATGGCATTGCTCGAATAGGCATACATGGAACTTGTGGATGCCAAGAGGCTCCCTGCCCTAGTCAGGCGGTTGACGACCGAAGGGGAGGCACGGCCAAACGGGGCGCTTTAACAACCACGTTCCTTGCCGTTGGCGGTAAAATCCAACCCGCCATGCCGCGTCTTTCCGACTTGGACGTTAACTAAGTCGGTATATGGCATTGGTGCAACTGGTAGCATGGCGGTCTCCAAAACCGTCGATGTTGGTTCGAGTCCAACATGCTGTGCTCAGCCTACCCACGAGTTGTGGGAAAGGTCTTCGGAGACGTCTCGTGGATTGGGATTGGAAGACTGCCGTATTACTACTTCCTTCTACTTAACAAAGCGCAAGGGTGCGGCGTTCGAAGATTGGAAGACTGCCGTATTACTACTTCCTTCTACTACAGGAAACCAAAAGGAGCAAAAATGAGGATTAGAAGACTATCGGATTACTACTTCCTTCTACTGCGCGAACCATGAATGGTTCTTCCTTTACAGGGACGATTCCCCATAGGTTTCGTCCCCCATCGCCTTGATAGCTCAGTGG